ATCTTCTTTAGAAATATACTTAGTACTAAACACATATCCTGTACCAATACGACTCCACAGTGGTATATTCCAGACCCAACCGTGACCAATAGCTGTGCAGTTTGTATAACCTTCTAGTTCATTAACTTTGTCTGTAAACGGAACACGAGTGGCCCATGCACCGTTGTTAGGCAATATATCTTCATAACTTTCAAAAGGAACATCTAATGATTTCATCAGCAAGCTCTTCCAACCTGTACAGTCTATATATAAATCCGCAATAATCTTCTCGCCTGTAGATAATTCTAAATAGGAAACTCCGTTTGCGTCTGTAGCAATGTCTTCATTTATAGTACCAACTATGTGTTTTACACCTCTTGGAATACAAAACTTATCTCTTAACCATGCGCCAAATTTTGTAGCATCAAAATGATAAGCAACATCACTCAAGTATCTGAATCCAGGTAATCGGCCGTCTTCATTTTTTATCACTTTATTTTGATAGATTAGCGGCATTGCAGGATAAAAACAATCTACAAAATCAGAGTTAGGAATATCTGGATACATTGTTTTTTTAATAAACCAATCGTTTAATCCAAAATTAGACCCTACCATCCACGGATCCCCAAATGGATAGTGGAATGCACCTGTGCCTTTTCCACCCCAGTCTGTAAATTTAATACTAAGTTTTAAACTAGCATCACAATCTTTCATAAAATCGTCTTCGTTGATACCTAATGTATACAACCATTCATTAATCTGGCCTAACGTACTTTCGCCAACTCCAACGATGGGTACATCTTTACTTTCAATAACAGAAATGTCCTTATTAGGAAAGTTTTTAATAAGGGTAGCTGCTGTCATCCACCCAGCACTTCCGCCTCCTACAATAATAATTTTATCAGTATTCATTTAATATAGTCCTACAAAATTCATGCTAACACAAACACGCTCGTCGTTAGATTGACTTACTTGGGTACGATGCTTTAACCAACTTGGAAATAATACTAGGTCAAACTGTTCTGCTTCTACTTCTTTATACATATGAGAAATACCAACAGGCGTATATTCACTGTATTCGTGTATAGGTGTCATTTTATGTATGTATTCTAACGGATCTACAAACTCAATATTTCCGGATAGAGCAGGTTTTTTAAAATAGTATGCAGCTGAAATATGTGCTCTAACTGCGCCACCGCAATGACTATGCTCGCCTGTTATTTGTCCAAACTTGTGAGAATTTGCCCATGCACTTGTACATTCTAATTTTGCACCGGTTCTGTACTGTAATGCATTCCAGTAATGCAATACGCATTTAAATGTTTGTTGCATTAACCACTGTGCTTCGGGTCTGGTGTGTAAAAATAAATCGTGCTGACCAGTAGATTTACCAGTCTCAAGTGCCCAAATATTTTCCATTGAGTTATTAAAAACTGTTGATAAAAGAGTATCAAACATCTCGTACTCTTCTTTATTTGGTTCTATTTTATATTTTTGAACTAGTATAGGAAATAAATGGACGTTATTCACTTTGTAACTCCTTGAGTTTTTTCATATGTTCTTGATATTTTATATCGAACATTTCCAAAATTCTTTTATGAGATACGTGTGTTAATTCTCTTTCTAATCTTTTATTCTCATCGATAATTTCCTGGCATCGAAGTTTAACGTAAGAAGATAACATCGAAACTTCTCGCTGGACATTTTCTTGCTTTATTAATTGCATACCATGAAGGGTAACAATCCAATTAGATGCAACAAATAAACTATATTGTTTGTTAAAATCTACAACCATGGGCAACCTCTTTTCCCACTTGGCTAAGTTTCTTTTCAATGTCTCAGGCATCCAACTGTCGCGGTTATCTTTTAGATCCTTCCAAAATGGTGTATCTTCTCTAGGACTTATATAATGTACTGCAATGAAATCTAGTATGTTCTCGCATAAGTGATCAACTTTATCGTTATAAATTGATGCTATTTCGTCATTACTATTAATCCAAGATTGCAACAAGTTGGTGATTAAAAACCCTTGTAAAATAGTTTGACTAATTGCCGAACTTTCTAAAGGTTCAACAAAACTAGAACAAAGTCCAATACTGGCGCAATTTTTAATCCATGCTCTGTCTAATTTGCCTGCTTCAAATTTAATTTTTTTAGCAATATTAACTTTTCTTCCCAGCACTTTTTCTACTTCTTCTTGTGCTTGCTCAAAATTGATGTATTTGTCACAGAAAACATAACCATTTCCCCAGCGACCTCTAACAGGCGTGTTCCACATCCACCCATAATCTAATGCTGTGGCTTGTGTACATACAGGATATTCTTCTGTATCTTCTGTGGGAAATGCTATTGCGCTGTTTAGCCAAAGATTATCTTTATAACTGATCCACTTTGCGCCTAATTTACTAATCAATAACTTTGCAAACCCTGAACAATCTATAAAAAAATCTGCTGAATAAGAATCGTTTCCATGCAATGTCTTTATGTAACCGTTTTCATCTAACTCCACATCGTGAATTTTATCATCGATTATTGGAATGTTTCTGTTTCGACAAATTTTATGCAGATAATCATTGGTACTAAATGTATTAAAATGAAATTGGTTAACCGGACAAGAAGCAGTACCTTCTAACCATCCAGTGGGTATTTCATTATTAACACACCTTCGGTCAAATATTATATCAATAGGACTTGCACCTTGACTTATCATAGTAGCATAAACGGCAAGGTAGTCTCCTGCTGCTTGAGAGTAAGGCTCACAAGTTGCGTGATAATAATCTGGAACACCCCAATTGCTAAATTTAATTCCTGCTTTTAATGTTGCTCCACATTCTGCTAGTGTCTCTTCCAAAGGAATGCCAACAAAGTCACAAAAACTACGCCAATGTTCTGTTGCACCTTCCCCAACACCAATAATGCCAATTGAAGAGCTCTCGATGACCTTAATTTCTTTTTCAGGAAATTGGGTTTTCATCATTATTGCGGTAATTAATCCGCTTGTGCCGCCACCGAGCACTAGTATACTATCAACTTTTTCCATACATTAACTCTTTCCATTGTTCTGTAGTATAACATATTTCATTAATTTGAGCAATCTCTTTTGATAAGACAGTGTAATGCCTATTAAAGTCATCAAAAATACTAGCTCGTTTTGACAATAAATTATTTTTTAATTTTTCTTTATTAATGAGATCTAACCCTTGGAGGACAATAATATAGTTTTCTATAGCATACCCTTTGGTGTCGTCTATTCCTAATACACCTTGCTGAGCACCATCAAGTCTTGCTCGAAGATTATCCGACATACGTGCTGGGTTTGTGTTGTGGTCTCTCCAGAATTCTGTATCGTTTCTGTGCCCTCTATAATGTAGGCACAGAAAATCACATATATCAGTCATAACTTCCCAGTTGTATTTGTTATAGCAATCTCTAGCCCACCCGCCTTCACTAGACGGATTCCAAAAATATTCAACAGCTTTCAATTGTTCTGCAATACTACTAAGGCCATTTGATTCTAAAGGCTCCAAAAATCCTGTACTTAACCCTATGGCTACTACATTATTTCGCCATCCTTCTTTTAGTAACGACGGAGTAAACTTAAGATTTGCTACAGGTTTTATTTTTTTACCGTACGTTTTTTCAATTTCTTCAAATGCTTGATCTTTAGAGATGTGTGAATCATCGTAGATGTAACCATTGCCTGCTCTATGCTGCAAATTAATATTCCAACACCAGCCGTACTTCATGGCATTTAATCCGGTGTAATTTTTAATTTCTGGCTCATCATCCCACCATGCTATAACTGAACTAGCCGGGAAATAATTACTAAGGTCAACTTCTTCTACTTTCATTTCTTTCTTCAAAAGAAGCCTTGCAAATCCTGAACAATCAAAAAACCAATCAGCATTTAATTGTCTTTGATCTTCCAGTACGATTGCATCGATATTTTCGTTAGTGTTTCGTATGCTTCTCTGATACTTGCCTTCGATTAGTTTAATACCTTTCTCAAGACCCTTTTCTTTCATAAAAGCAGCATTTGCTCTGCTATCAAAGTGCCACATTGGCATAGATAATACATTAAATTTTTGTCTTGGATCTTGTGAAAACGGTGTTATTGGTAGTTTATTGTTATGCTGTAAACTTGCAGCATAGAATATGTTTTCTACCGGTATATCAAGTGCCACTGCACTTGACATAAAATCAATAGATGTTAAACCAAAAGAAGGAAACTCGGCGTTATATCTAGTGCTATACCAAGAAGGTATCAGACCGTGAATAAAAGAAGTACCAACTCCGTTCCAATTGGTTAATTTACCACCTAACTTAGGCATAGCATTTACTCTAACTACCCAGTCATCAAAATTAATTCCAAGAAAATTTAACAATTTATTAAACTGAGCAGAACCGCTTTCGCCTGCAACAATTGGAGGAGTTGACGGATCTTCAACAACTGTTATTTCGTTATTAGGAAACATTTCCTTAAGAAATAATGCAGTTATCCAACCTGCCGAACCACCACCAAGTATAATAATTTTTTTATTCATTAAAATTTTTTGACATTATAAAATTTAATGCTTCTCTATGATGAAAAAATTGATCTCTTGTTTGATACTTTGCTACGTCTAATACCTTATTACGAGCTTCTAAGATAAGGCCCTCGTCTTGGTTCATCCAAATTTTAGAAATAGAATCTATATCAAACAACCCTAAACCATACATAACTTGTATCCAGTTGGCTTCTGAAAATAATATAAAAGGTTGCGAGAATTGAGACTTTAACGGAATTGTGTGTTTAAAGTATTCTAAAGTTTCTTTGTTAAAATCAGTTAAAGTAATTTCATTTTTGCAGGCTTGCCAGAAAGGAGAATCATTTCTTTTTGTAAAATAGTGTAACTGAACAAAATCAATTATGTTTTCAGATACTTTTCTAAAATGTAAATTATAAGTTTCTGAGGTTTTGTCCTTCCCTTTTGACCAATTAAGTATAGCAGCACCAAAGCCAAATGCCTGTTGAATAGATGTGCCAATGCTACTTGCTTCTAACGGCTCAACAAAGGATGCAGAAAGCCCTATACTAACACAATTTTTAGTCCACGGGTTTTCTAAATAACCTGCAGAAAATTTAAAACTTTTACCTACATGAATCTCAGAGGGGTAATATTTTTGTATTTCGTCCAGTGCTTGATCGTCATTAATAAAATTATCTGAAAACACATAGCCGTTTCCATAACGATCTTGCGTTGGAATTCTCCACATCCAGCCGCTTGATAGTGCTCTGCTTAAAGTATGAGACGGAATCTCTTCCGTGCGCTCAGTTGGAAAAGCAAACGCTCTATTCATAGGAAGATAATCTTTACAATCTTTCCATTTTAATCCTAACTTAGAAGAGATAATCTTTTTAAAACCGCTAGAGTCAACAAAAAAGTCTGCTGAATATTTGTTAGTTGTTGAAACCAATTCTTTAACATATCCGTCTTGATCTAACGTAACATCAACAATGTCGTCGTTTACAAAATTAATACCTCTTTCCGTACATATCTTATGAAAAAAGTTATTAAGTTTAAATGTGTCAAAATGATACTGATATACTGTAGTTGACAGCGGAAAATAATGAGTTGAGTTTAACACACTAGATGGAGTTAAATGTTCTGCGCCATCAATCATCATTTGAATCATGATGCCAGGAACACCCGACGGCACTGGCTCAGTAAAATTTGCGTGTAGAGAGTGCATATAAAATTTGCCGTCCCCGTTCCAATTCTCAAATTTAATACCTGTTTTAAATGTTGCGCCAGCTTCTGTAATTAAATCTTGAAGTTTTATGTCAACTGCCTTCATAAAAGTTGACCAGTGTTCAGTACTGCCTTCCCCAACTCCAACTATTCCTATATTAGAGCTTTCGATAACAGTGATCTCCATTGCCGGATACCACTTTTTTAAAATTAAAGCAGTAATAAGACCAGCAGTTCCGCCTCCAAGTATAGTCAGTGATTTTATCATTTTCTTAAAATAAATCTAAAAAATCTACAAATCCAAGGTTCTGTCTTTACCAACTTTTTACCTTTTCTTTGATTGTTAGGAACATTTCCGCTAACAACATGCCAACTTAAATTTGGTTGGTATGCTTTGATCGTCACACAAGAATTTGCTAAATGTTCTAACTCCGCAGTTCTTTCTTGTTTAATAAGTTTAAACATATCTTGTGGATTTCTACTTCTAAATTTAATGTAAGCAAGAGGCTGGCCTCGCTTTAAGGTAACTTCGTCGGCTAACATTTCAAATGTAGGAACCACAGGTCTTTGCCAGTTTTTAATGTTAAAACTTCCTGGCATTAATCTCCATTTAGGATCAATATCATTAAATGGAGGTAAGAAGTCTATCCACACATCATCATCGGCTACAAACAAATAAGAGCTGTTGACAGCAACTATTGGTCGTTCTGTTTCGATGTTGAAATCTCCCCAATGTGTTCTTAGCATGGCATTGTGTGCTAGTTCAGGAAGATTGCTGTGTAAAACTTTGTTAGTACTGTCCCACCGTATATCTATATCTATACTGGATTTAATAACCCAGGTTTGATCAACATATTTCACAAATGCAGGACACTTCATAAATCCTTTAGTTGAATCCTTCCACGTGTCAACTTTTTCTAAATCAAATTGTACTACCTCGCTCCAGCCGTAATAGTTAAGGGATCCTTGATTGGTAAAAGGGGATTTTTCAAACCACGGTACATATCCAATCTTTATTATTGACATAAATTAATCCCACTTAGATGACCAATAACCCTTTGGACATTGCATGCCTTTGAGGCGAGTAGTTTTGGGTAAAAAATTATTTGAAATTTTACATGCCCAGTCATTAAAGGACTCGCATGCCTTGCATATACGCATACGTTCTTCACCAGTTGATGCATCAACTAGCAAAATTCTTTCGTTAAGTGGCTTTACTGGCGCTTTTTTCAAAGGCCTGATTGTGCGGGGAACTTTTGCACCGTCAACCGCAGGCAACTCATCTTTTTTTACTATCTGATTGCTAAAAGGAACTAAGGTTATTTTAGTCATTGTTGTCTAATTTTTTTATTTCTGAGAAATTAACAGTATTAACACCCCATGCCTTATCTACTTGTAGTTTTAAAGTAACAAATTTTCTTAAGACAGGACAGTTGCTAGTTGGAGCCAAACCGCGATGTGGAATATTACTGTCAAATACAACGGCAGTATTTGGCATAGGATGATATGCGGCAACAATTTCGCCTTTTTCGTTAAAGAATTGAATTTCACCACCCCACTCGGCATCCCACTCTTTGTGTGGAAAATAGCAGAATGTCATGTATCCGTAACCTTCTTCAGTAAATTGAAAGTCGTGATCTACATGTATGCTTCCGTCCAACCCGTGTGTTCTACCACCGCCTTGACAGTTAATCAACTTAAAAACATAATTCTTAACATTTGGGTCAATTGCTTCTAAACGATCAACTATGTCAGTCATTAATGTTTCGTGCCACCTATTTTTAATTAAGTCGCACCACCATTTTGGCTTAGGATCTTCAATATCCCAAGCATACGTTTGTTCAGCAACCCCGTATCTCCAAATATCTTTATCTAAATCTGACCCTAGATTTGAAAAAACATCTTGCGACGCGGCGTTTTCTATGTGATAAATTTCTAATTTTCTGTCCATTGCTTGCTCCGTTTAAGGTAGTATTTAACTTGTTTTTTCGCAGTTTAAATTATAACTGGCACAAAACCAATATTATCCATTATCCTATCTGTACATTCTAAATCAAATCCAAATGTTATTCTTTCGCCTTCAAAAGGTTCTACAATTTCTACATGATGGAATCTATGTCCTGGTCCAATGTATATATTTCCCGGCTCGTTTTTGACTCTGTACAATTCTTTGCCGTTGGGTTTGTCGGTGAATACAGTATATGTATTTTTTGGGTCAATACTGATATATCCATGCCACGGCCAGTCGTGATTGTGAGATTTTAATACTTGTTTAGGAGTATGGCTGTTAATCCACGATTGTAACCATAATTGTCGAGGAACAGGTGTATTTGTTAGTTGAAAATATTCTTTAATAGTTTTAATCTGCTCAACATACAAATCGTAAAACCACTCATTACATGAACATAAACCGTAAACATTGTAATTCATAAACTGCCAAGTAATATTGTCGTTTTTTACATGATGATTAGTTTGTGTAAATTTTCTTTTAAATTTATCAACACCAATCTGTGTAATTCTTTTAATATTCTCTAAATTTTTAGCTACAGATGGCACATTAACCACCAAATATTTAAATTCTTCATTGTAATACATTTCTTTTCCTTTTTAATTCATCGAGAGATTCTTGTGTTGACGCAAAGTTGTGTCGTTTGTCGTATTTGTGATTGGTATAAGGTCCAGTTTTATCAACATAATGAAAAAATGCTTGGTACTGAAAATTACTTTTTAATGGTAATCTCCAATGTGAGTCAATCATACCTTTATAAATTAGTATATCTCCTATATCGAGAGATACTTCGTGTGCATCACCGTTTGATTCTATATAAAATGGCCAAATTTCTCTATCATATTTTAATGTTAATGTAAAACTAATTTCACAAGACTCTCTATCTGTGTGCGGTAATAAAATTTCTCCGTACTGGTAAATCCTAGAATATGTATATGTAGGAAAAAGTTCTTTACAAATTAAATTTTCAATTTTAGGCAAAAATGTCAAAGACTCGTCGTTAAACACTCCGTAGAATGCTGGACTACGTATGCACTGATTATCTGGTGGTAAAGACAAACCTTGTTTATGTAAAGAGTCCAACTTGTCTGCCATTGAAAGACAAGTATCTTTATTTAAAAAATTTCTAACAATTAAAAAATTCTTCATGTTAATACCAATAATAACTCATTGGTTCGATAGGTTGTTTAAAATCGTCTTCAACTAATTTTAAGACTCGCTCTTTACCAAGATTATTTAAAATTCTTTCATACACAACTAGATTGTTTTCTTTAGTTAAATGACATTTACGTTTTTCATTATTACCAGCATGTGTTAGTCCGTAACCATACATTTCTAAATCCGCTAAGTGACATAGAGAAATTGATTTTATTCCTGGCATACTTTCATTAAATGCAGGAACCAATAACGTATCATTGTATTTTAAGATATCTTCCAGCATGAAATTATGAAATGCATTTTCTCTTTCTTCGGAATAAAAATGTTTAAACCATAACTCTCCAAAATTTATACCAAACCACCTTGGCCAAGTTGTTGGATTAAAATTTAAATGTCTGTCTAAAGATTCAACATGAATTCTACCAGGTATAGTTACAACAAAAATGCAATAGTCGTAATTATTGTGTTGTTCTCTCCATTGTTTATAGGACCACCACATGCCTGTACCACTTAAAGAAAAGTTTGTAACAGAAAAATCATTTTCTAAAAGTTCAGGCCACGCAAGATACTTGTCATTGTTAGCCCATGTAGGGTCTGAAAAACTATCTCCAAATAACGCTATTTTTTTCATTGCTTATACTGTATATTACAAAAAAATGGTTGAATTAGTCTTCCGGTTTCTTTATCATTGCCAAAATATTTGTTTGACTTGTGCCACACAGACGGCGAGTATAATACTGCGCGGTTATACTTGTTTTCAACAGATAAATTCAAAGACCACCATTTGTTAAACTGTTCACTATCTTGATCTCTATTAAGTTTTCTCCACACATGATTATGTTTTTCTGAGTAATCCTTAAATTCTTCTTCGTACTCTTTGTTAAAGTCGTATATCAATGTTCCGGAATTGGGCGGAGGATTAGGGTTCAAATATACAACACCAACGTGTGTTATTTCCCAACCTTTAGGGTTGAAGTCATAATGTATCCATGAGTCTCCGTGGGACTCGTAACAAAGTTGAAAATTTGTTTCAAAATAACAACTGTATTCGGTATTAACGCCTTCTAACAAACTAGACATAAGACTGTCTCTAAACTCTTCACAAAGTCTTGGATTAATATCGTTAATAAATTTAGTTCTAAGCCCAGGCCAATTGCCGTCCCGTTTTGAATGAGATTCTGGTAAAAACTCTTGCCTTAGAGCAAGATTCCTGATCATATCAGGATCTTTATAAAAGTTTTCTACAATAATAACTTTATCAGTTAAGTACATTCTCGGTCCAATGTTATATCAAAACTCATAGAGATTCTATCTTCGTTGTTCTTATTAGGTAAAACAAAATGTTCTAAATACGACGGAAACATAATTACTAAGTTATCAAACGGTATAAAATACTCGCTATCTCCGTAATTAAAAATCCTATCAGGTGCGTGTATAGCACCAGGTCGAGGATCTCTAAATACAATATCACCGGACTCTTTAGGTACTTGGAGGTAAAAAACACCAGACAAGTTAAATGCGTTACTGTGTGAGTGTATTAAATTTTGATCATGTTTTTTATTAATACATGCCCACATTTGATGAAACTTTACACCTTTAACATCAAATACTCTACAGCAAACATCTTTGACATGCTCACATAACGGAGAAAATACAGGGTTGTTGTACAAATCGACATCGCTTTGCCACCCACCGTAATTTGATTTTTTAATAGTATTAGGCGCAGCAGCTAATTTGTAAATTTCATTAATCATTGGCGTAGTATCAATGAACGGAGTGGTCATCATGATGTGCGTCGGCCACAAAGTACTAAATCTTATATCACTTAAATTGCGGTCCATGGCACCATCCAACTAATGTATATCTTGTTCCGTGTGTGACTGGGGTTACTTCGTGTATAGTCCAACTTGGAAATATCGTAATCAATCCCTTTTCTTTCTTAACTTCAAACGGATTGTCTAATTTAAATCGATATATCAATAACTCTCCGCCTTCGTAATCGCTAGGATCAGATAATTGCAGAGTAAAACTTATTTTTCTTCTAAATTCTTCAAAACCGTCATCTGTATGATTTCTATACATGCCTTGATAACTTGCATCGTACTCACTAAACTGAATATCTTCCATTGCAGTTAATTCATAATTATAAAAATCTTTATTAATTTTTTGAACAGCATGAGATATTCTTTGAAATATAAATTCTGTGTTAACTTCTGGCCTAATCCAAGATATCTTGCTTCTTCTAGTTTCTAACTTTGCAACACCAGTGTTGTTCACTCCGCCGTCTTCGATGGGCAAACTTTTACCAATATCTATGATAAGGCGTATTTCGTCTTCTGAAAAAATGTTAGTTGCCCATGCGTACGGCTCATTAGGTGACTGTTCAGGTATCATTGGATACATTAAATTAACTCCATGATGTCAAAAATTGTTTGAAGTTTAGTCCTAATAACTTTGTTAGAAAAACTATTTCTTAGTCCTTGATGTAAGGGCTTTGGTGCGTAATCAATATTAGCCCATGCCCATGCAGAATGTTCACTGCTTAGTTGGGGTAAAAATTCTTCGGCTACTACGCACAAATATGTGTGAAAATTAAAAACTTTGTCGTTTGAAACAAATGTTTCTAAAGGAATAGTTTTGATTATGTTTGGAGCAGAACCAATTTCTTCTAAGACTTCACGTTGAAGACCTTGCCACGGGTTTTCGTTTTGTAGATTTGTACCGCCAACTAAACCCCAAGTTCCTTGATGCTTTCCGTGAGCTTTTTGTAACAATAAAATCCTTCGTGTAGATTTAGCGTAGAACAATGCTCCGCTACACACAATTTTATCTGTTACAGTTCTAGTCTCCATTCACCCGCTCTATACTCGCCTTCAAACGATTTAGCCCAATAAACACCATTCCAGACGTACTGGACTCCAGTGTATATATTAGTTTGATAGATGAGGGTGTCTGATTCTTGAGCGGAATCAAATATAACATACCAATCAGTTCCGTCAAATTCTATGATATCATTAGCAACTGCAACCAAGTTGCCCCACGTTGCTGCAGGTTGTGTATTATTTGCACTTCCAATATCTTCGATAATAAGATACCTGGTGCCTGAAGTGGGTGATGCTGGATTGTAAGTTAGTGGATTAATAATGGCGTCAAATGTACCAGGACTCGATACTCTTAAATTATTTGTTCCATAATCTGGATCGGTGTCTAAATTGCCGTCACTGTCTATGCCTGTATTTGTGTTTAATGTGTCTGCATCCCACGAAACTTGCAGGATAGTAGGGTCTAACGGGCTAATTGCTACAGTACCAATAACTTCAGTTCCGTTTGTTTGTGTTAGGTACATGCTGCTTGAACCAGCAACATACTTGCCAGGATACTTGTCAAATAATGTTTGCCATTCAATTGGAGTTCCTTGTCTAACAGGAATATCTAGTGTTGGTTCTCTAGGTATACTACTTTCACTCTTGTTGAGAAGAATTGCTTGGTTGTTGTAGATTTGAATATTATAATCTTTAATGGTAATTGCTTCTCTAGTTAGCAGTTGACCCATTACTATTTCTGGTCCGGCTAACGGTTGTCCAAGTCCTTCTATGTACGAATTAGAATTAACTGTTGCACCTTCGTACAAGCTGGTAATAATTTTAGTGATAACTCCAAGATGTTTAACCTTGGCAGGCGGACTGATCCATATAGGAGTCTCAAAAGTCAAAGTTGCAATATCTATAGGACTGTCTGTACCAACTGGTACTGTTCTACTAGACCAAGAAGTTTGTGTTAAATTTAAAACTGAAAGGCTAGTCCAATCAATATAGTTGTCTGTTGTTTGCAATTCTAAACTTGGATTGAATAATACTAGAATTTGTTCTAATAATTGTAATTTTTGTTCAGTGTTTGCAGTCCATATGTCACACTTCATTGTCAACTTAAATGGAGTTGGCATTAATCGTTCAACGGTATAGTTGCGTCCTTGGCCAGTAGTGTATACTGGATTATTAGGATCGGAGTCGTTTATTTCTCGCTCTCTTACATGTACTTTGCCTACAAATGTTGAATCGCTTAATCTGTTTGTATCTAAGTCTAAACCAGAGATGTGAACGGCAATACGAGGCACGCTACTAATTTTATTTTCACTGTTTTGACGAACAATACTTGCTGCTTGTCTGTCAGCATCTCCATACATAACAGGAACACGCACTAGTGTTCCGTCTCCGTATCTAACAGTAAAGTTACTCAATACACGAATAGTTTGTGTCAAGTAACGTCTAATTTGTCCGTCATAAAAAAATTGCATTATAAATCTGCCTTTGGTCTAAGAGCTTTACTTAGGCTCTGTCGTTGTGCTTCTCTAGCATTGCATAGGCTCAACTTCCAAGTTCCTGAATACGGAATAACTTGTTGTTCAGCGTCAATAGTTGGTAATGTGACATGTACTTTGCCGCCAACATTGGTAATAATTCCAGTATGGTCTGCTATTGTAAATGCAACTTCTGTTGCTTCTAATTTTAATACAAGATATAACGCAGTTGTTGGATAATCAATGTTTGTGTCAAACGAATAAACATCAGCATCTAAATTAATCCAATCAATCGCAACAGCTTGATTATAGATATAGGTAGAATTATTAATAAATCCAGTCTTGAGTGTTTGACGACTATCGTTATTAGTCATGTTCATGCGAACTGCATCTTCAACTTTGATCCAGCGTGAACCGTCAAAACGGAATAATCTGTTAGGCATGAAGTCTGTACGTAAGAAAAAGTCATCTTGTCCCGGGTTACTAGGAAACTGAATACCGTGTCCAAAATCATAACCGTTTTGAGGGAATCCGTCGCCTACTAGGTAACCTGTGTAGCCTGTTCTTACAGGACGGGCATTGCTTTCAAGAGCAGTAATACTAGAAACGCTTGCATCTAACGTTGAAGTATCAGCAGTATTAAGAACCGTCTTGCCAGTTTGATCAACAGCTAAAGTATAAAACTGCCTTGTTTCATAACCACTAGACGGAGCATCTGCTTCTGCCTGCTGAACTACAGCATCATTAATTTCTAACTCTTTAGAACGCATACTCAACAAATCTCTAAGTGTTGAGTCGCTTGGATTGCCGTACGCATCGGTTGCTGGTTTATCTAATATATCTGCAAACTGTTGAGCATCCATTAATTTCTTACAACGTAATCTATACAAATGTGGGTACCAAGTAGCACTAAATCCTTCGCTGGCACGGCCCACATCTTCAATAACATAATATCTTGGCAGGGCGATTTCTGCGCCGTCATCTAACGCAAACTGATCACGCAAGTGTGGTAACTCAAGTACATCTCCGCTTAACGGTTTGCGCCCTACGTATTTGATAAAATCATTAATATGCACAGTCATAAAAACTATGTCATTATCAATAAACAAACCAAATTGACTTAGGTTAAAGTCAATGTTTTGTACATTATAAATACCTCGAATTTTATAAATTTCTTCGCTGTATTTTCTATCTCTATTTTCTAAGAACAACAAATCCTGAATGTTAGTTTCTTTTACATCGCTGTAAACAGGCTGATCTGCTGTACCTTCGTCCTTTAGTTTAGGACCTAAATATTTGTGCAGATAGACATCTGTACCGCCAACCTGAAACATCTCAGAAATCTGGCGATCCATAAATTTATAGTCTTGTCCGCGTTCGGGCTTGTATAAGGATAATCGTGGCATAATGATATTTATCGCTAGATAAATATACTAGGAGAACTTAAAATGGCAGATATTTACCCACAAGATCCTGGGCTTTCCGACAGCACAATAGAGCGAAATAAGGTGTTTGATTACGTTCGTAATATGCTGGGTGACGGCATGGTAGAAGTAGAATTAGACCCTAAGCACTATGAAACTGCATTAGATCGTGCATTAACAAAGTTTCGTCAGCGTAGTAGTAATGCTGTTGAAGAAAGCTATATGTTTCTTGAACTAATGCAAGATGTTAATGAATATCGACTGCCAGACGAAGTTATTGAAGTACAAAGTATTTTTAGACGTGCAGTAGGATCACGTAGCGGTTTGGGTGCAGGCGGAACATTGTTCGAGCCGTTCAACTTGGCGTACACAAACAGCTACTTGTTAAGCGGAAGTATGATGGGCGGACTAGCAACATATGAATTATTTGCTGGTTATCAAAAATTAGTAGGTCGTATGTTTGGTGCATACATCGAATTTAAATGGCGCCAAACTAACCATATATTAACAATTTTGCAACGTCCTTTTGCAGCAGGAGAACAGGTGTTGTTACGCACACACAACTATCGTCCTGACTTTGTGTTACTACAAGATATCTATGCCAAACAATGGCTATACGATTATACTCTTGCAGTTTGCAAATTAATGTTAGGCGAAGCTCGTAGCAAATTTGCCAGTATTGCGGGTCCAGGAGGTAGCGGTATTCAACTAAACGGTACCGCACTGACAACCGCAGGTACAACAGAAATTGAAAAATTAGAAAAAGAAATTAATGACATGGTTCCTGGCGGAACTCCATTAACGTTTGTAATAGGATAAAATATGTCAATTAGAGTATCTGAATTACCTACGTTAACAGTTGTTGATGGAACAACATTATTAGCAGTTGTAGACACCAGTAGCGGGTCAACAAGTAAACAGACTACAATAGCAGCAGTGACTACTCACGTGCTGGCAGGCAACGCAGCCACAGCAACTAAACTTCAAACAGCAAGAACAATTAACGGCAATTCGTTTGATGGCACAGGCAATATTACTATAACTCCAAGTCAGATTGGATTAGGTAACGTAACTAACGAAAGTAAGTCTACAATGTTTACCAGTCCTACGTTTACAGGAACTGTAACTATTCCAAGCGGTGCTAGTATTTCAGGTTTTGCACCATTAGCAAGTCCTGCATTTACAGGAACAGTGACGGGCATAACCAAAGGCATGGTTGGGTTAAGTTTGGTTGAGAATACTGCACTTAGCACATGGGCTGGAAGCGCAAATATTACCACATTAGGTACTGTTACGTCAGGTAGTGCACCAGCAGGCGACGTTTATGCCTGGGCCAAACAACCAACTAAACCTACATATAGTGCATCAGAAGTTGGATTAGGTAACGTAACTAACGAAAGCAAGGCTACTATGTTTAGTAGTCCAATATTTACTGGTGTAGTAGGTGTTCCAACACCTGCGGCAGCAAGTAATACAACTGTTGCTGCCAGTACAGCTTATGTTACTGCGGCTATAACGACTGCGGTTAACGGATTAATTAACGGCGCTGGCGCAGCATTAGATACGCTCGACGAACTAGCAGCGGCTCTAGGCGACGATGCAAACTTTGCATCAACTGTGACATCTAATTTAGCATTAAAAGCACCTCTAGCTAGTCCAACGTTTACTGGAACAGTTACTATTCCTGCTGGCGCTAGTATAGACGGATATGCACTTTTAAACAGTCCGAGTTTTACAACACCAACACTTGGTGTTGCAACAGCAACTACCATTAACAAAGTAACTATAACTGCTCCAGCAACTTCAGCCACATTAACTATTGCTAACGGAAAAACATTTACAGTTAATAATTCAATTACACTGAGTGGTACCGATGGAACATCGACAACGTTACCTGCTACTGCTGGTACATTAGCACTAAACAATCAATCGTTCTATATTGGTACTACACAGGTAGCAATTAATAGAACCAGCGGAAATTTAGCATTGACTGGTATTACCAGTATTGATGGAAATGCTGCTACAGCTACAAGTGCAGGTAAAAGCACTAATCTAACAGGCGGTAATAGCACAACATTGTTGGGAACTATACACTATCAAAGTGATGTTGATGTAAGTTCAGTGTTATCTCCAAACACAAGTACTACCAGACAATTTTTACGCCAAGTCGGCGATGGCACAAACGGCGCCGCCCCTGCATGGGATACTGTTACAGCAACCGATGTAGGACTAGGTAATGTAACCAACGAAAGCAAAGCTACTATGTTTACCAGTCCAACATTTACTGGTACAGTAAGTGGTGTGACAGCTACCATGGTTGGATTAGGTAATGTAGATAATGAAAGCAAGGCTACTATGTTTAGTAGCCCAACATTCACAGGAACCGTAAGCGGAATCACTGCTACTATGGTTGGGTTAGGTAATGTGACTAACGAAAGTAAAGCTACTATGTTTAGTAGCCCAACATTTACGGGAACAGCTATATTTGCCGGACAAAATGAAACAATGGTCATAGGAACAACTGGCTCAACTATGAACTTTGATACTTCGGCAGCAAGTGTATTTTATTTCACGCCTACTCAAACCTTTACAGCTAATTTTACTAATATTCCTTCAACACCAAATACTAAGGCTGTTACCTGCACACTGGTATTAGATCAGGGTGCGTCAGCATTTATGATGTCGGCAGTACAAGTTGCGGGGGCTGCGCAAACCATACGGTGGATTGGCGGCAGTGCTCCTTCAGCTTCGGCTAGTAAAACTGATGTGGTCACAGTATCAATATTGTATAACGCAGGAACGATTGCAAGAGTGCTGGCCAGCGTAGCAACATACGGATAATCATATGGCAAGAATGGGTAGCATATCAAAACCAGGCGTCAAACATAACCCATATGCAACTATAACATTAGGCAGAACTGTTGTTGCAGAAAACGGTGGCTTATTCCCAGCAAGTCAAGGGTTTCAAAACTTATTTGATGCAAACAATGAATCTGGTTACTACAGTGATAAAATTCCTATCACTGTATTTGCAAGGACTAACGGCGAAGAAATTTATTGGCAAATCACAGGCTCTGGCGCTGAACAAGCTAGGTTTTATCAATCGGGAAGATCTAACGCTGCAAATGCTTGGTATACTAATCCAGATGGAAGCACCAGTACAACAGATAGTCTTACTGGCAGAATAGGTAGACAAGGTGCAACATTTACCAAGGCAGTCTATGCAAATACAACAACATCAAATACTAGCGATACAGCAACCAACACAACGTTTAGCATAAACATACGAACAAGAAATGCTACAACAGGCAATATTATAGCTACAAGTTCAACTGTTACCTGCTATAAATTTAGATTTGTTATTGACATTTTCAATGAAACAGCAGGCGTTTATCAAAATGCTTCTTGGACTATTCCCACAGAAACGAACCCAAGCAATCCTAGTGCCGGTCGAAATTATTATTGCAGAGTACTGTTGCCATTGAATACTGTTTACAGTACTGCTAACTTATTTTATAATTTTCAAAACTGGGGAACAATGGAACTAGCAACCCCCTCAACAGGTACTGCAATAACACCTGGTACGGACCTTACTTATTATATGACCTTTAATGGTTTCTGGGACAGTTACGGCGGGTTATACATGTGGTTTGCTGCTGGCGTTGGGAGAGACGGTACCACTGAAGGCATTGAATATTTTAGATTCAAAATGAATTGGAATTCAAACGCTTATAATATATCAGGAGTGTGGTCATACAGCCAAAACCACGCAATCGCAGCCAACACAACCTAACATTTGGCTAAAAAAATTTTGCTCTTGTAATAAAAGTGTTATATACTAGCATCAATTGCGGAGGGCTCTATGATTATTGGTGTATGCGGTTTTATTGGTTCAGGCAAAGATACAGTTGCTGACTATCTAGTTAATTTCCACGGTTTTAGGCGAGAAAGTTTTGCTAACAGTTTGAAAGATGCTGTTGCCAACGTGTTTGGTTGGGACAGAACATTACTAGAAGGACGCACAAAACAAGCCCGAGAATGGCGCGAACAAGTAGATCCTTGGTGGGCCGAACGCTTAAACATGCCTACTCTTACTCCGCGTTTAATGTTACAGTTATGGGGCACCGAAGTATGCCGTAGAGGCTTTCATGATGATATTTGGATTGCTAGTTTAGAAAATAAACTTAGAAACAGCAAAGACGACATTGTTATCAGCGACTGTCGTTTCCCTAACGAAATCAAATCAATCAAAGATGCCGGAGGCAGCATTGTTTGGGTAAAACGCGGAGAATTACCCGAGTGGTACGATGCGGCACTTAGCGCAAACAAAGGTGAAGTACAGAATTTTACTTGGTCAACTAGCAAAGCCAGACTTGAGAAGTTAGGGATCCATGCCAGTGAAACTGCTTGGGTAGGGACTAAATTCGATGCTGAGTTAGAAAACGACGGCAGTATTGATGACTTATATGCAAAGATTAGAGATCTGGTGTCAGATCCCCTTGACGCCAGCGAACGCCCTCTTTATGCAGGACTCGTTGGCAATTAGAACATACAGTTTTTAAATTATTATGACGGCAGTTGTTTAAATCTCCGTCAACGTGAAATACATTAAACACTTCGCGATGGATGCTTTTAAACCCGCATTTATCGCAAGTGTTTTTCATTTTGTAGCCAGCACTTTGCCATCTAGGTGCGGTTATACCCCGTAGGCAATACCCACAGCGTTTTCTATAAAACGCCTTGCCTTCTTTGTAGTAATTGATTGCTACAGGATGTCTTCCACACGAACATAACGGTCTCATGTGTATATTTAAGCCTTTTTAGAACCTTTTTCTAGGCGGTTAACCCTGATAAAAAACCAAAATACACTAAATACAATTAGGAATAGTATTCACGGAGATCACAAGATGGCCCAACTTAATTCACCAGGCGTAAGCGTAACAGTTATTGACGAGAGTTTTTATACATCTGCCGCACCTGGCACAACACCATTAATTATTGTAGCAACTGAGCAAGACAAAGCAAACGGTTCTTCAACAGGTACAGCTGCAGGTACTACTGCTGCTAACGCTGGTAAAGTATACCTAATGACTAGTCAGAAAGACTTGTCAGACACCTTTGGCACACCAGCATTTAAAACTGATGCTAACAATAATCCAATTCACGCTGGAGAGCAAAACGAATATGGTCTCCAAGCAGCATACAGCTACTTAGGCGTAAGCAATCGTGCGTATGTTGTTCGAGCAGATATTGACTTAGGTCAACTAAATGCCAGTGCAGAAGCGCCAGCAGGTTCACCAGCAGACGGCACATTGTGGTTTGACACAAGTAGCACTAATTTTGGTATTTTCCAATGGAACAGCTCAGAAGCAACAGTCACTGGCGGACAAACATTTAGCAATAAAATCCCGTTAGTAATTACTGAAGCCGCTGATATCGATGCAGGCGCACCTAAAGCAAGCATTGGTGCAGTTGGAGATTATGCACTGGTGCTTAACGACGCAACTTACACCTTGTTCTTTAAAAAGGGAAATACAGGTACAGCAGGCCCAGCAACAGGTGCGTGGGTAGCAGTAGGTAGTTCAAACTGGATCAAGAGCTGGCCAGCAGCACAAAGTTTAGCAACACCGTCAACTTTATTAAGTGGAGACACACTATCAATTACAGTTGATGGCAATACTAGCAGTTATACTGGACACACAACAGTAGCATCTTTAGTAAGCGACATTAATACAACTCCTGCAGATGGAATTACAGCAGCAGTTATTAACGGAAGATTAGAGTTATACACAGCAGGCGAGAACTTTAGTGTTAGCGGTACTTCTGTAGAAAAATTAAGACTAGTACCAGATGGCAACGGTTCATGGGCTAGTTCAGGAAACTTTGTTGCTCCAACACTAAAAACAAGCCCTCACTATACAGTTCCAACATTTAAGCGTTCAGAGAATAGCTCAACTGTTCAAGGATATCCAACAGGTTCTGTATGGGTCAAAACTACTGATCCAAACCTTGGCGCTCGTTGGAGAATCAAAGTATACAATGAAGTGACTGGTAGCTGGACAGAAAAGACAGCTCCGTTATACGCATCAAATGCAGATGCTCTAAAAGGTTTAGATTCAGCAGGCGGCGGAATCAATTTAACTCAAAGTGCTTTATATGTAAAAACAAACGTAAACGAAGCACTTAACGCACAAGATAACGTGGCTAATGCTAACTTTAAAGTATATGCACGTAAGGCATCAGGTGCAACAGAAATTGCTTCTAGTTCTTCATTTACAGGTTTTACAGCAGGTAATAACGAATTCACTATTAGAGAATCAGTTAAAGGAAAAGCAACATTATCTGATGCACTAACTGTTTCATTTACAGCACTAGGTGGTTCTATTAATGCATCTGCTGATATTGACACATTTATTGCAGCACTTACAGCTAAATTAGCTGATGCAACATGGGGTAGCAGTCCAATTACTTCAAAGATCCTTGCATCAAAAACAACTACTGGTACAGCACTGATCCGCCACAACGAAGGCGGCGATATTGTGTTTGTTGAAACTGATGAAACACCTATAACAGACCTATTTACACCATACACAGTTGACGGAAATGGTGTTGGCCAAGGAACTGTTAACTTCTATGACAACAGTACTGGAACTGGTTATGTTGCATCTTTATGGAGCCCATACCCAGCAATTTCTACAAGTGCAGATGCTCCAACTACCGAAGCAGAAGACGGAAGATTATGGTACAATTCTATGGTTGACGAAGTTGATGTTCTAGTACACAACGGCGAAGCATGGGTTGGATTTAAATACGATGGCACAGGAATTTCTGCCGTTGCATCACCATATTATTCAGGTGTAGAAGACGATTTAACAGATCCAAAAGGACCAATTGTCAGTGCTACTAAACCAAAGACACAATCTGACGGAACTTCACTTGTGTCTGGTGACTTATGGGTTGACACTAGCGATTTAGAAAATTATCCTTCATTGTACAAATACAACAAGGATTTAGGTAAGTGGGTTGCTGTTGATACAAGCGACCAAACAACACAAGACGGTATTATTTTTGCTGATGCACGTTGGGCAACAACAGGCGCATCTAGTGATGCATCAACAATCGTTGAATTACTAGAAAGTGATTTCTTAGACTTTGACGCACCAGATCCTGCATTATATCCACGTGGTATGTTGCTATGGAACTTACGTCGTTCAGGGTTCAACGTTAAGAAGTTTGTTCACAATTACGTTGATGTAACAGCTGACAACCCAAGACAAGATGATGCTAGTATGAGCAGCTACTATGCTAATCGTTGGGTAACTGAGTCAGGCAACCAAGACAACGGTGCTGGTACATTTGGACGCAAAGCACAACGTAAAGTTGTTGTACAATCTTTACAAGCATTGATTAATAGTAACCAACAAATCCGTGACGAAGAATCACGTATTTTCAACTTAATTGCTTGCCCAGGTTACCCAGAACTTATTGGTGAAATGCTAACATTAAACTACGATAGAGGTTTAACTGCATTTGTAGTTGGCGACACACCAGCCCGCTTGACACCAGATGCTACAACACTTAACAATTGGGGTAAGAACGTAGCAGGTGCAGTTGAAGACAACGACCAAGGTTTAGTCAGCAGTGACGAATATCTTGGAGTATTTTATCCATGGGGATACACAAGCGATAACGTTGGAAACAACATTGTTGTTCCGCCAAGCCACATGATTTTACGCACTATTGCGTTAAACGATCAAGTTAGCTATCCATGGTTTGCACCAGCAGGTACACGTCGTGGTGGAATTACTAATGCAACAGCAGTTGGTTATATTACCAGCGAAGGTGAGTTCCAATCAGTATCATTGAATACTGGACAGCGTGATACACTTGCTGAAAGCAAGATTAACCCAATAACATTCATTACAGGAACAGGTCTTGTTAACTACGGACAGTATACTCGTGCTAGAAATGCCAGCGCACTAGATCGTATTAACGTGGCACGTTTAGTAGTTTATCTACGTCGTCAATTCTCACTATTGGCTAAACCATATGTGTTTGAACCAAACGACAAAGTAACACGAGACGAATTGAAAGGTGCTGTTGAAAGTCTACTATTAGAATTAGTTGGACAACGTGCTCTATACGACTACATTGTAGTTTGCGATACAAGCAATAATACACCAGCAAGAATTGATCGTAATGAACTTTACCTAGACGTTGCGATTGAACCAGTTAAAGCAGTTGAATTTATCTACATTCCACTACGCTTGAAGAACACTGGCGAAATCAAGGGCCTAGCATAATAACAACGGAGCATAGAAAATGGCAATCGCAAGTTTATCAAAATTTACAGTACCTTTAGCAACTGATCAATCAGCAACTGCTCAAGGTATGTTGATGCCAAAGCTAAAATATCGCTTTAGAGTGATGTTTGAAAACTTTGGAGTATCAACACCAACAACAGAACTAACAAAGCAAGTTCAAGATGCTGCAAGACCAAACGTTACATTTGATAACCAAATGATCCAGGTCTACAACTCGACAATTAACTATGCAGGACGTCCTAAATGGAACGAACTTACTATTAAGTTACGCGATGATGTAACTGGTCAAGTAAGCAAACTAGTCGGCGAGCAAATGCAAAAGCAGTTTGACTTCTTTGAACAATCAAGTGCGGCATCAGGCGGTGACTACAAGTTCCTAATGCGTATTGAAATGTTAGACGGTGGTAACGGCGCACAAACACCAAACATTCTTGAAACATGGGAATGCTATGGTTGCTATGTACGTCAAGCAAACTACAACACAATTGGTTACGGTAACCAAGAAATGTTGACCATTGACTTGACTATTCAACCAGATAACTGTATTCAAACAACAGGCGGAGCATCAGCACCAACATCAAGACGTGCTGGAACAGCGGCAACAGCAGCTGGAGCAAGGTAAAAAGAATAACCCACGTAAGTGGGTTATTTTATGGTTAATCATTAACTACTCAGTTAATTATACCGGATAAATAATTTTATGGCCTTTACACCTAATAGTTTTCTATATTCACCTAGCAATGTTACCTTAAAAGATTGGCAACATGCTGCTCGCATCTTTACTGATGATCAGTTTAGACTTGCTCCTAAACATAAATTTTTATTCCATGTTGCATTCAGTATCAATCCTGCTGCATTAAGGAATATTGACTTAGTTGAACGTTATAGAAATGAAATAAATGTATTAGTTAAAGCCGTTGACCTTCCTCAGTTTAAAGTTAGCGCAGAAACTTTAAATCAGTATAACAGAAAAAAAGTTATACAAACTACACACAAATACGAAAATCTTAGTATTACTTTCCATGACGATAACATGGGACTTATTAATCAGTTATGGCAAAACTATTACAGTTACTACTATGCTGATACTAATAGTGCATCAACACCAGGTGCATATAGAAGAAACGCCACACGTAATTCAAATTTTATAACTACTCCTTACGGTCTAGACAACGGTTCTACAAATCCGTTTTTTAACTACATCACAATTTATCAAATGGCCAGACATGAGTATGTTAGTTATACACTGGTCAATCCGTTAATTACGTCATTTAATCATAATAAATTAGATTCATCGCAACCAGGAATCCACGACTTTACTATGGGCCTTGCATTTGAATCAGTAGCTTATGCATATGGAGAAGTAACCACTGGAGATCCAGAAGGGTTTGGATTCCAGCAGTATGACCAAACACCAAGCTCACTACAAAGTGGAGACGGCTCGGGTAAACAATCTCCTACATTTACACAAAGTCCAACATTAGACGGAACACAAGTTTTAAACACAGTGACAACACAAATTAACACTTATCAGAATACAAAAGAAAATCAAAACTCTGGAAACTTAAAATCTTTAACAACAGCACAGGCAACTACTAGTACTAGCGGCCTTCAAGGATTTAGTTTTCCAACAGTCTCAACTAATAATCAAACAGTAATAGCAACACAAACAAAGGTAGGCGGATAACATGTCAGGAAATTTACCAACACAAGAATCGGCAGTAGTAGATGTAAGACAGTTCTTTGATAAGTTTTATGTAAATCAAATAACATTTCCTAGTAATCAAATTGATGCAGTAGTTAGTTTCTTTGAAAAACACGGCTTTGATCAGGAAAGTGCTCGTAGCACCAGTATCGTACTGTTGAACCAAGCAAAAGAAGACAATGTTAATGTTTTTCAAATGATCGACACACTAAAGACATTATCAGATGTTCAATTGAGTCAAGTTGTAGCACAAGTGTTAAATGCTTATAGAGAAAACATTAGTGCGTTGGGCTATCGTATTGCATCAGTCGAAGACGAATACGAAAGTAGAAATATCTTATTGTAATGGCTACTAAGTTTGCAAAAGGCAAGTTCACAATGAAAAACCCAGGAAAGTATGTAGGAACAAAGAGTCCTACATATCGTAGCAGCTGGGAGTATAGTTTTATGACCTTTTGCGATACAAATGAAAGTGTGCAGAAGTGGGCCAGCGAAGCAATTCAAATTCCGTACAGAGATCCGTTGACTGGAAAGCAAACAGTTTATGTACCCGACTTTTTCATTCAATATGTTGATAAATTTAGTAAAACTCACGTTGAACTAATAGAAATTAAACCAGCAAGTCAGACAATCTTAGAGCGTGTGGGCAAAAACAAGTACAATCAAGCCCAGTATGTAAAAAATCAAGCTAAGTGGGCAGCGGCTAATATATGGTGCAGACAGCAGGGTATAAAATTCCGCATCATTAACGAAAATGATATGTTCCATAATGCATAAGTAAAATATGACTAAAAAACTTGAAGAACTACTAAATCTTCCTGAGAGCAAAAAACTCATAAAGGATGAAGAAAAGAAAGCAGCAAAAGCAGAAATTGCTAAGGCTCAACCGTTCTTGCGCGATATGTCAGAATTTGATAAAATTAGCGCAGCTTTACCACAAGTTAAGGGCTTAGGTGATGTAAGCGATGCAGAATTTGATGCACTTGCTCAACGTGCTACAGATGCCTATGACGATTTAATTGATTTAGGTATGAACGTAGAAGCACGATATTCAGCACGTATTTTTGAAGTTGCTGGCACTATGCTAAAGAACGCCATTGATGCAAAAGCGGCTAAAGTTGATAAAAAGCTCAAAATGATTGAGCTTCAACTAAAGAAACAAAAACTAGATCAAGACGCTTCAGGCGGTGAGGATCACGGAATAAACCTTAATGGCGACGGCGTTATTATTACAGACCGCAATAGCCTTATTGAAAAACTTAAAAATATGAATAAATAATGTATCAGGATAAAACTATGAGATCATTTACCGAATACTTAATGGAAAGCAAGAAAGTTTACGAATTTAAAGTTAAACTTGCTGGCGATTACAAAAATGCCGCAGAAGCTATCAAACTAGCATTAGCACCTTACAAAGTTGAAAGTTGTTCAGCAGGCAAGCGTTTGCCTATTGCAGAAACACACGCAGACTTTCCTAATCACAAAAACACTAATGTTACTATTTTTGATGTATGTACTGCTTACCCTACAAATAGCGCAACTGTTCGTGCAGCTATTGCAGAAAAATGCCGTTGCACATTAGAAAGTGTTAAAGTTCGCACACCAATGGAAGAAGCAGAGATTGCATTAAATCATGCAAACGATGAAAAGAGCGGAGAAGCACTTTTAGGTAAAGATTACGATAGCAGTTCAGAAGGTCAAAAATTAGTAGGCGAAAAGCAAAAGATGAGTCTACTAAAACAATTAACAAAAGATTCCAAGACACTTGAACAATACACAGGTGTTAACGATGCTATCCTAGCAAAAAGTATGCCAAAGGAAGAAAGTAAATCTTCAGATGCGGCAAAGATCAATTCAAAGAGCCCCGTTGGCAGCGTTAAGACTAAAAAGCCAACAGCTAAAACTGTTGGAGTAAAATAATGAATTTCCAAGACTTATTAACAAAAATAAAACAATTAGACGAAACACAAGCCGACGAGTGTGGCGGACAGATGGATGTTGAACCAAACAAAATGCCAAACGACGGTGATATGTTAACCGGCGAGTGTGGCGGAATGATGAGCATGGGCGCACCTAAGCAAAGCGATTCAGTTACTATGAATGTAAGTATGAATGGCAGTGGCGCAGGCGGCATTAGAGATTTAATTGGAATTTTGAGAAACATCGAACAAGCTGGTGATAGTAAAGATTCTGACGACATACTAGTCGGTATCGGTGCAGACGAAACTTTCGACAATGAGCCAAATCCGCAAGTAGCAGATGTTAGCGCAATGACCCCAACAGGCGATGATATTCACTCTAAAGGTTTGATGGGAAAACGTGGTGTTGGTATAAGCGGCAGTAATGCTATGGAATCGTTAGTGGCTAAGTTATCTGAGAAGTATCAAGCAATTAAAGGTAGCTAACATGAGCACATTATCGGATCAAATCCGTGAATTACAAAAACGTTTAGAACAAATATCTGAAGTAACGGACGCCCCTGTAGCAGATGCTCCAGCCGTTCAGACTCAACCAGCAGCACCTGCAGGAAGTCCTGTCATTGATGCGCCAACATTTAGTCAAGCATACGCAATAGCTAAAAAACAAGGTCTAAAGAAATTTAAATGGTGCGGGGAATATGTAGTCAAAGATGCTGTTAAATCTCAACCAGGTAAAGTTTCAGCACCTGCCGCACTAGCTAAACCTAACCGACAATTTAATCCTAATGTTGGCGGTGGCGCAAGTACAGGATCCTTAGAACCAGTACCAGGTAGCGATTTGCCAATTGCTCCTTAATTCAAAAACCAGTCAAAAAAGGCTCTTAGGAGCCTTTTTTTTATGTAAATAAAGTTATGGCAAAATCATTAGACGGCGTCTTAGTAAAAAAGGCGCATAAACAAGAAAAGTTTACTGAATCACAAGTCCAAGACTTGCTGATGTGTGCAGACCCCATGGAGGGGTATTTGTACTTTGCTAAAAACTTTTTTCATATACAACATCCTACTAAAGGTAAGATGAAGTTTGAGCCATTTGAATATCAGTTAAGGCTCCTTCACAGTTATCACGATTATCGTTTTAACATTAACATGATGCCGCGACAAAGCGGTAAAACAACATGTGCTGCGGGGTATTTGTTGTGGTATGCAATGTTTCATCCGGATCAAACAATTCTAGTTGCTGCGCACAAATATACAGGTGCTCAGGAAATTATGCAACGTATTCGTTACGGATATGAGTTATGCCCTGATTATATAAGATGCGGTGTTGTTAGTTACAACAAAGGTAGTATAGAGTTTGATAACGGTTCACGTATTGTAAGTCAAACCACAACAGGCACAACGGGTCGTGGTATGTCTATATCACTACTATATTGTGACGAGTTTGCGTTCGTACAACCTAATATTGCTAACGAGTTCTGGACCTCCATATCACCAACACTGGCAACCGGTGGTAAAGCAATTATTACGTCAACACCAAACAGCGATGAAGATACATTTGCTGAAATTTGGAAGGAAAGCCAGGATTTATTTGACGAATACGGCAATGCTAAAGAAGATAGTTTAGGAAGAAACGGCTTTCACGGATTCAAAGCTGAATGGTGGGAACATCCGGATAGAAACGAAGACTGGAAAAGAGAAGAACTTGGGCGTATTGGTGAAGAACGATTCCGTCGCGAATACGGTTGCGAATTCTTGGTCTTTGATGAAACATTAGTTAGCTCTCTTAAATTAATTGACATGACAGGAAAAGACCCGTTATTTAAAATGGGCCAAGTTAGGTGGTACAAAAAGCCAGTACCGGGAATGTTATATCTTGCTGCACTAGATCCTAGTTTAGGTACGGGCGGCGACTACGCAGGTATACAGGTATTTGAGTTGCCTAGTTTCATACAAGTGGCTGAGTGGCAACACAACTTAACTCAAGTGCAAGGGCAAGTTAAAATATTTAGAGATGTGCTAAAATATGTTCAAGACGAAATAGGTACAGATAACAACAATAGCATCTACTGGAGTGTTGAAAATAACACCGTTGGAGAAGCCGCATTAGTCGTAATTGCGGACCTAGGCGAAGAAACGTTTCCAGGAATGTTTGTTAGTGAACCGCAACGTAAAGGGCATGTTCGTAAATTCCGCAAAGGATTTAATACTACCCACGGTACAAAGATTGCAGCCTGCGCCCGACTAAAATATTTGATTGAAGAAGACAAAATGAAGATTAACAGTAAAACGTTAATCAGTGAGCTCAAAACGTATATTGCACAAGGAATTACCTATAAAGCTAAAGAAGGCCAGCACGATGACTTAGTGGCGGCGCTACTATTGCTGATCAGAATGAGCGTAGTGTTAGCAGACTGGGATCCTAAAGTGTTTGAGCTTATGAGCGTAGATGACGAATTTGGGGATGATTGGGAGCCGCCGCTACCAATATTCGTTTCGGGATTGTGATAAATATAACATGGACTCAAATTTAAACAAAATTGCTAAAGATCTGTATGGAAAGATACAGACCCGCTTTAAGAACATTAACATCGGTGATGAAAACGCCGAAGTTTTAAGCAAAAAAGAAGACATTCCTAGAGCCCGTTTCTTTGAGTTTGAATACGAAGAAGACGGCGAATCTTTAGGCACTATTGCAATCACGTTAGATGCAGAAGATGGGATTGTTATGCAAGTCAGCGGTGATTTAGTAGACGACGAAAGTAAGACTACTAGACACAGAGCCTTTAAATTTATTAGAGGTTTTAGACAGTTTGCCAAAGACAGACTTTTAAACTTTGATGTTCAAAACATTGGAAAAAGCAATTTAGATAAACGAGACTACGAGTTTCAGGCAAAACGTAAGGAAATGCCAATTATGCCCGCAATTATGGAAAACAAACTTTACGGTAACAACAGAATGAGTTACCAAGACTTAGGCGAAACACGTCTAGTGATTAAGCACAGCCAGCCAATTAACATTGAACTACCTGCTGGTAGAACTATGCACATTGAAAGTATCTACATTGAAAATAGTCAAGGAGAGAGATTTAAATATCCTTTCAAACATATCAATGGAGCTCGTGCTTTAGCAGAACATATTGGCCACGGTGGCAATCCTTATGATAACATTGGTCAATACATTTGTGGATTAAGTGAAGAACTTGCTGGCCTGAGAAAGTTCAAAGGTTACGTAAGTCGTCAAGAGCAACTAAGCGAAGCAATGTCTAGTGTAACTGGTCGTGTTATCGAACGCATTGAAGAAATTAAAGACACTATTGGTAAATTACAAAAGACATCATACTACGAATCGTTTGTAGAATCGTTTGAAGATCGAGAAGAAGTTTCTATACCAGAGGACATACAAAATGATTTAATTGACCGTTTGACTATTCGTACATTTAATGAAGAATTAAAATCTGTATTTCCTTACATTTACAAATTTATTGACGAGTCAGAGTTACCAGTAGTTGAATTATCAGCAGACGACATATTGGGTGAAAAGACAGAAGAATATTGCGATTCATGTGACAGACTTGAAAAAGATTGTGTATGTGACGATCATGAACACACCTCAGAGGGCACAGTAAATGAGCGTATGACGCCTGATAAGACAGCATTGAGCGCAAAGGCATATCAAATGTGTAAGCAAGGAATGTCGCCTCAACAAATTGCTCAACAATTAGGAATTAAAGTTACTGGCGGCTCCGGACAGCCGTTGTCTTGGTCAACCGACCCGTATGACGTTGTACTAGATGCATGTAAACGTGCCAAGTCTGGTAAGCTCGAGTCATTCAACATTGAAGATCAATACGAATCTTTTTTAGAAACTTTAGTTAACGAAAACAAAAACGAAATTCTTAGTCCAAACGAAGGCGCTAAATCTGCAGCCATTGAAAAACTAAATGATATTCTTTCACAAAATTTGCAAGTAGGTCCTAATGGCGACAACGCTGTTATGACCTTAAAAGGTTTAATTGATGAACCATCGTTTGTTGATGCGGTTAAATCTGTTCCTGCCGAAACAGACTTAAATGATATCGTAAGAGGATGGATTGAAACAGAACATCAAGAATTGTTAGATCAACTAACATTTCCAGCAGATGAAAATGCTGCCAAAGAACCAGTAGAGCCGGCACCTGCACCAGAACCTGCGGCAGCTGCTCCTGCACCAGAGGCAACACCTCCAGCAGAACCAACAGCGGCAGCTCCAGGAGAAATGCCTACAGCAGAACCGGCTGCTCAGCCAGCACCTGTCGCTGAAGCAAAGAAAGATGATCCTCCGTTTGATGGTCCTTATAAGAAAGCTAAAGGTGATGTTACAGACAAGAGCGGTGCCAAACATACAGCACACAGTCAAGCAAGACACCTTGCACGTCAAGGATTAGCTGGAGCAATTGATAAAGCTAAAAAAGCCGGTGCAACACTAGAAACAATGATAGGCAATAAAACACTGGCTGAGCTAATCGATGAATGTGGAATGAAACCTGCAGATTTTGGTTTCAGCACTCCGGTTGAAGGCGGCTTAGAAGGTATGCTAAAATTTGTCAGTGGTTTTTACAATAAAGAAACTGGAAACTTTCCTTTAGGTGGAATGCGTATCAAAATTAAATTGAAGAAAGCATTTGAAGACGGAATGTTTGAAGGCGCAACAGAAGAAGATTTAATTAAGGTGTTAAAATTCATTGATATGAAAGATCCTAGCGGATCAAGCACACCAGACGTTACTACTAGACATGCTGGACCATCGCACGATATTGGCGCTTTAGAAACTCAAGTTCAATCTATGGCTCCAGCGTTCCACGAATCAACAGGCTATGACGAAGTACAACGTTTGGTTAGTTTAGTACATCACAGATAACTTATGGATCTACTTACAATAACTTGTAGTCACGACAAGTTACAAATGTTATTGCAGGCAGAAAGCATACAAAAATTTCTTAGTCCTTGTACGCATTGGGTTGTTGTTGATGACACGGCTGTTTCTGTGGACGAGTGGTATTCTTTGTTATCTCCTTACTATTCGAATCATACTTTGAAAGTTGTAAACGGAGCTGACATTATACCATCAGTTTATAATAGCAAAGGTGGTTGGTCAAGACAACAATACTACAAATTAGATGCTTTTAGGTATATAAAAGACGATTATTTAACTTTAGATTCTAAGAACTTTTTTATCAAAAAAACTGATATAAATGAATGGGATCTTGTAGTAGGAAACGGAACAAGTGCCAATTTCACTGACGACAATAACTGGCGCAATACCATCGTAGAGTATGCAAAATACTTCGATATACCCGTAACATTCCAACATTTATCAATTTTAACACCCTTTGTTTTTCATAAAAGTGTGTTAGAAACAATCACAGATTATCAAAAGTTTTTGGAAGACTTTGCCGATCAAACAGTGATTGAAAGCGAGTTCCTTCTTTATTCCATGCTATTACATAAGCTGGATAAATTTCCAACTCAATTTGAAAAAAAATCAAAATTCTACATGCTGTCTAAAGATTTTAATATGAAGGCAGATCAGCTACTGCCGCACTTCTTTGATAAAGAGCATGTAAAAGTAGCCGGCTTACACCGTTCATTGATATACAACTATGATTATGAAAACCAATTATTTGTATCTAGTTGGCTGAATAAAAAAGGACTTTCTACAAATCTTTTTGGTGAAAAATTCCACATTTAGAGCAAGAAAACTCTTGCTTTGCTAAATAAAAACGCATACAATAATATGTATGCGTTTTTTGTTTGGTAAAGTTATCAAACAATATAAGGCAAAAACAAAGGCATATTAAAGGAGAAATATTATGGCAACTTTGGCTGAAATTAGAGCAAAACTTAAGGCATCTGAACAAAAAGGTTCAGGAGAACGTACAGGCGGTGATAATTCAATTTACCCGTTCTGGAACCTAAAAGAAGGCGGTGAATCCGTACTTCGTTTCTTACCCGACGGTAATCAAGACAACACTTTTTTCTGGGTTGAACGTGCAATGATTAAATTGCCATTCGCCGGAATCAAAGGTGAAGCAGAATCCAAACAAACAATCGTACAAGTACCATGCATGGAAATGTATGGGGAATCTTGCCCCATTCTAACTGAGGTTCGCGGTTGGTTTAAAGATCCAGCACTTGAGGACATGGGTCGTAAGTATTGGAAAAAGCGTTCTTACATTTTCCAAGGTTTTGTTGCTGAAGACGGTTTGAAGGAAGAACAAAAACCTGAAAACCCAATTCGCCGATTTATTATCGGACCTCAAATTTTCCAACTAATTCGTTCTGCTCTTGTAGATCCAGAGTTGGAAGACTTGCCAACTGACTTTGTACACGGACTAGATTTCCGTATGAAGAAAGGTAGCAAGGGAGGCTACGCTGACTACTCAACAAGTTCATGGGCCCGCCGTGAACGCCCACTAGGTGACGACGAGCAAGCTGCTATCAAAGCACATGGCTTGTTCAATCTAACAGATTTCCTACCTAAGAAACCAACTGAAATTGAAGTTAAGGTTATGAAGGAAATGTTTGAAGCGTCTGTTGATGGAGAACCATTTGACATGGAACGTTGGGGTCAGTATTTCAAACCAGCAGGCATGGGCCAAGCAACTGGCGATCCTGTAAAATCAACTCCTAAAGCATCTGCACCAGCAGACGACAACTATGACGACGAGCCTGCTCCAGTAGCAAAGGCAGTACCTGCATCAGCAACTGAAACAAAAACAGAAGCACCTGCAAGTAGCGGCGATTCACGTGCCCAAGACATCTTGGCAATGATTCGTAACCGTCAGAAGTAATAAACACGGCGTGGGCCTCTGCAACTTAGTTGTACGCCCGTGCTCTCACATCTATTAGGAGAATGATTATGAGTAAATTAGCAAAATTAGCTAAGGTAAACGAAAACATCAGCATCAATCGTTATGATAACGGTTGGATGGTTGAAATTGGTGGACGCAATAAAAAAGAAGATTGGACTAACACCAAGACTCTTTGTAATTCAGAAGAAGAAGTAATCGCTCTAATTAAAGAGTGGAATTCATTACCATTGGATCAATAATTATGGCCACTAAAGCATTCGATTTATCAAAATTTAGAAAAACGCTGACTAAGTCTATTGACGGACTAAGTGTTGGCTTTACTGATCCAACAGATTGGGTCAGTACAGGGAATTACGCCCTTAACTATCTCATCAGTGGTGACTTTCATCGCGGAATTCCACTAGGCAAGGTTACTGTGTTTGCTGGTGAGTCTGGCGCAGGCAAGTCTTATATTTGCTCAGGCAATATTGTCAAAAATGCTCAAGCACAAGGCATTTATGTTGTACTAATCGACAGCGAAAATGCTTTGGACGAAGCATGGTTACACGCACTTGGTGTAGATACTAGCGAAGACAAGTTGTTAAAACTTAATATGGCTATGATCGACGACGTTGCTAAAACTATCAACGAATTCATCAAAGAATATAAAGAAATGCCGGAAGAAACTAGACCAAAAGTACTTTTTGTGGTTGATAGTCTGGGCATGTTGCTAACACCAACTGACGTTAATCAGTTTGAAGCAGGTGATTTGAAAGGTGACATGGGCCGTAAGCCTAAAGCACTGACAGCACTTGTTCGTAATTGTGTAAACATGTTTGGGAGTTTAAATATTGGACTTGTTGCAACTAATCATACATACGCATCGCAAGATATGTTCGATCCTGACGATAAAATTTCAGGCGGACAAGGCTTCATTTACGCAAGTTCTATTGTGGTTGCCATGAAGAAGTTAAAACTTAAAGAAGACGAAGACGGCAACAAGGTTTCAGAAGTAAACGGTATTCGTGCTGCTTGTAAAATTATGAAAACACGATATGCTAAACCTTTTGAAGGTGTGCAGGTCAAGATTCCTTATGAAACAGGTATGAATCCCTATAGTGGTGTTGTTGACTTGTTTGAAAAAGAAGGTTTGCTCAAGCAAGAAGGCAACAGACTTAAATGGGTTGACCCAGAAACTGGAGAAGAGTTCAAATTCTACCGAAAAGAATGGAAAGATGATAAATTAGATATGATAATGGAAAAATTCCATATCAGCCCTACTAAAACAACTACTGTTCCCGAGGAGAATGAAGAGCATGTTGAATGAAAGCCAAATTGGTGACATCTGGTTAGTGTTCGCCGACTACATTGATAAAAAACAATTAGAAGTTGCAGCCGAAAGATACATCGATCTGCTTGCAGACTATGGTGTCGGTGATAGAACACTACAAGGTGCAATGGGTGTAGACCATACGCTAGATCAAGCTATTGAATACTACCTAGACGAAGAAGACCAAGAAGACGACGACTACAAAGAATTGGATTTTTAATGGGTTGGTACGCAAAAATTTCAAAAGACATATCGAATATCCCCGATGCTGTGGAATTCTATAAGGCAGAATTGGAAGCCGCAAAAGTTGAATGCCGTATAACGGGAAATATTGAAAGAGCCGCGGCTGGAATGCCAGGCATCGTGGAACAACGATTTAGTCAGCTTCAAGAAATTGAAGCAATTTTGGAATATTTGAATATCGAGCTTAGAAGATTAAAAAGTCAGCACTTTCGTAAGTATTTAGAAAATTACCAACGTGCTCTTAGTAGTCGAGATTGTGAAAAATTTGTGGAAGGGGAAGCAGATGTAGTTGACTTTGAAAAAATCATCAACGAGTTTGCTCTCTTACGCAATAAATGGTTAGGCATCACAAAGGCATTAGACCAAAAACAATGGCAAATAACAAATATTGTTAAATTACGTGTTGCTGGTATGGAAGATGCATCGCTATAACTAATTTGTCCAAAAACCCCTCCATAGGCCTTAAATATTTATAGGCCTATTTTTTTCTGCAGGTATTGACTTTTGTTAACAACTTGTTTATTATAGTAGTATGACACAAATAGATAGAATTTTACTTAAAATTTTAAATTTGCCTCACGAAACGTTGGCAAGTATACCTACACGAGAAATGAAAATTCTTAAAAATTTAGGAAAGCTCGTGGCATCACAAAATTTTATCACAGAAAATCAAGGAAAACTATTATCAAAGATTTTAGGTGAAAATTCCAAAAATTTTGGTGATCTCAATGATGAAGTTTTATCATCGTTATTGTCGCCTTCGTGGTCTAGAGTTTTTAGACCGTTGGACAGAACTAAAAAAATATATTTGTCATCAGCTAATTCTGAAATTATTGTCGAATTTGCATTTTCAACATCATTACGTAAAGTTCTCCAAGGAATTTGGAAAAATCTTGGAAATATTTCGCAAGACTCGGGCGGTAAAATTTACAATATTGAACTAACTGAAAAAAATATTGTCCTATTAGTCGAGACCTTTACCCCATATGAATTTGATATCGAAGAAAAAATCATAGATTTTTACAAAACCATAAAATCATGGTCAGAAAGCGAAATTCGAGGTCAATTTTTACTAGAAAATATCAGCCATGCAAATTTTCAAAAAGCAATAACACAAGATTTAGGTCTTGACACACCGGTGTCAGACGACATCATCGTTGACCGAAGTATGCGTTATCACTACTCATTAAGTGATGACAAAAAAACTGAAAAAAATACCGAAAATTTGACAAAAAAACTGGCCTATAGAAAAAATACAAAAATTTGGGTCAACCGCTCAACCTATTCATTAGAAGAAATTTTCAAATCTTTGAAAGAATTAAATCGACTGCCAACACTAGTAATTTTTGACCACAACGACAATCGTAGATGTTATGAAGATCTGGTAAATCTCAGCAAAAATCTGGAAAAAAATGAAATTTTAGAAAATGTCGGAATCTACTTTAGACTTAACAACGACGAGCACGGTTCAAATTTTAATAAACTGATTGCAGAAAAAAAATATAATTCACAACTAGACGAAACAACGCAAATAGTTGGTGTGCAGAACGGAAAAATACCAAAATTTTTCCTAAAAAACGAATGGAAGCCCATGAGTGTAATTAGTATAGGTTCTCCGCTCAAACAAACTAAAACAGCGGCGTATGCAAATTGCTGTGACTTAATTATTTCTTATACAGAACAAGAACCAATCATTGAGAACAGGGTGTTATGGGAGTAAAATTAGTAATTCGAGATGAAGTAAACATTAAATTTGAGAATCTTTCGTTAGATGCTCGAAAAAAACTTGTCTCAACTTTTAAGTATGAAGATCCAACAGCTCGATATCGCCCTGCTTACAAACTAGGGCGTTGGGACGGTAGTGTAAGTTTGTTTGGGTTAGGCGGCAACGGTTATTTGAACCAGTTAGAAAAGTGTTTTGAAGTACTTGGAAACATGGGTATTGAAATCGACGAGTTAGAAGATTTACGTACTTCGGGAAAAATTGAGTTTCAACCTATCACAAATAATTATTGGGCAGATATGGGAAAAGTGTGGCCGCAAGGTCACCGATTTGAAGGCCAACCTATTACACTACGCGATGATCAAGTCGAAATTGTAAACCGATTCTTTGTTAATACTCAATCATTGCAAGAAGTAGCAACAGGCGCTGGTAAAACAATTATGACTGCTACACTTGCTCATTGTGCTGAGAAATATGGACGCACTGTTACTATTGTTCCTAACAAAGACCTTGTAACACAAACAGAAGAAGACTTTGTTAATGTTGGTTTAGATGTTGGCGTTTACTTTGGTGATCGTAAAATGATCGGCCATACACATACAATTTGTACATGGCAGTCGTTAAACGTTCTAGACAAGAAATCTAAGAACTGGGACTTGGAAGAGGCGCTATCTTTAGCAGAATTTTTACACGGTGTTCAAACAGTTATAGTTGACGAAGTACATATGGCTAAAGCAGATGTTCTTAAGAATTTGCTTACACATAATTTCTCAGGTACACCTATACGATGGGGATTAACTGGGACTGTTCCTAAAGATGACTTTGAATCTGCTCCTATATTTGCAAGTATTGGACCAGTTGTTGGCGGAATTAAAGCACACGAGCTGCAAGAGATGGGAATATTATCTGCCTGCCATGTAAACGTAGTGCAAATGATAGACTTACCAGAATTCAAGTCATACGCAGAAGAATTAAAGTATCTTGTCACTAATAAAGATAGAGTAACATACATTAGTAAATTAATAGAAGGCATATCCGAGTCAGGCAACACACTTGTGTTAGTAAACAGAATTGATACAGGCAAATTTTTAACAGAACTAATACCTGGTGCTGCATTTATATCAGGCGAAGTCAAAGGCAAAGACAGAAAAGAGGAATACAAAGAACATGCGATTTCAGATAACAAGATTACTGTGGCGACTTACGGTGTGGCCGCTGTGGGTATTAATATTCCAAGGATTTTTAATTTGGTTCTTCTTGAACCCGGAAAGAGCTTTGTCCGCGTTATACAAAGTATTGGACGAGGCATTAGGAAAGCCGAAGACAAAGACTTTGTCCAAATATGGGACATTACAAGTACCTGCAAATACGCCAAGCGCCACCTTACCGCAAGGAAGAAATTTTACAAGGAAGCCAAGTATCCGTTTACTTTGGAGAAGACGGACTGGCAAAAATAAGGATTATGCAGATATTAACATTAGATAACCAAACATTTAGTTTAAACAATTTACCGGATGAAGTAGACGACAGCACGAGGTTTGCTGTATTAGATAACAGCACACCAAGTGAGCCAGATTTTTTCTTTATGCCGTTAATATTTTTAGAAAGTTTTAATAGCCCAGCAATGGTACTACGTATCGGAGAAGATGAAGTTACTATGCCGATAGATTGGAGTATTGCAGTTGGTGATAGTAGCAGTAGCAATGATATAGAAATTTTGCCATTAACTAGTTTAAACGACAGAGGATTTGAAGCTATGATTTTCAATCCGCTCAGTAGTTTTAGGTTAGAATTTAAAAAGATTGAGATTGTAAACTTTTATAACGACGTAAAATGGTACTTTCCTAAAATGAAAAACGGGCAACTGTTGGCCGTCCCAACTAGATTTAGAGACAAACCAGATTGTGCTTACTTTGTCAAAGAGATTAGCAGACAAAGCGAAATTATTCAGTTAGATAAGATATTATGATTGATAAAGATTGGTTAGAAAGAATTGTTATAGCATATAGAGCATATCCGTATCCTAGCGTTGAAATTGAAAAATTCATACATTGGATATACAAACAATACGGCATAGTACAGGAGAAAAAAGATGGGAAGTCTTAAACCAGGTGCTACTTATATCTATGAAAAAGCCGACGGTATAACCTATTGCAGAGAACTTGGTTCGGATCCTAGTACTCGTTTTCCAATAGGTTGGGATTATAAAGACGACGCCAATCATTATAATGCTAAATTTTGGGGACAAGTTTTGAGAGAAGCAGAGTCCAATCCTACTTTACAAAAGGCGGTGGATCGTGTTATAATGTTATACAAATTGAGCAAGGAAAGATTAGAATGAGTTTAAAAGTTGCGTATTTTGCTCCAACAATTATGGCTATAGATGAAATTCCGCCAGGTACATTTAGCCAGATTTATAATCTAGCAGAAACATTACACAGCCATCCTGAACTTAATGACTCTGGTAATCCAACAATTAGCATTAGAGGAGGCCAGCAAATTCAAGTTTATCCAAACGAACTTGGATTAGATGTATCTTGGCTAGTAAAATATCTTGAAGAGCTATGTGTGGGCTATATGGAGTTAGTTACTGCACAAAGTGGTGCACCTGAACTTAAACATTGTAAACCTGTAGTTAATAGTATATGGACCATACGTCAAGGGCCGGGGCAGTATCAAGAGATGCACAGTCATCCTGCTGGAAACCTAAGTGGGAATATGTACATTCAAGTTCCTGAGTTAGAAGCAGGCAGTCTTCCTAGTGATGGGCAAGTTTTATTTAGAATGTCGCAGTCAAAGGACATTACAAAGTTTATAATGAACGATACTTGGAAATTTACACCGCAACAAGGTGCTGTGATATTATTCCCAAGTCATCTTCCACATACAGTATATCCGTGGAAAGGTGTTGGACATAGAACTGTGATGGCATTTGATGCTGTACTAAGGCCTAAAGATGAGTGAAAAAGTTGAACTAAAAGAAAAAATTGCAGCGGTCGACGAAAATATTCGTGAATTGTGGGATGCCATGGATACTGACCAGCAAAAATCTTTGAAATCAGAATTTTTTATTTTAAACAGATATATTAGCAATGCTAGGTCAACTAACAAAGAAGTACAACAGCATTTTGTTTTGACTGTTAATGAATACTTTAATAAGAACTGGAACGTACTTCAGAAACATCCAAAGCTATTATGGTTGTTATTGTGTATGTGCAGTTATGACGGCAAAACACAATTCTATCATGAATGGATTGGCAATAAAAAGAAAACTGGCAGTGACAGCAAGAAGGTTAAGTTTTTAACAGACCTGTATCCTAATAAAAAGATTGATGAAATTGAGTTATTGGCAAAACTAGTCACAGACAAAGAAATTAAAGACCTCGCTCGCAAGTACGGAATGGACGAACCAACAATCGCAAAGAAATTTAAATGATGAATCTTGCAAGTCAGCCATATACTTGTCAATATTGCAGTACTAAGTTTTCTAAGGAAAAGACTTTGGCTGTTCACGTGTGTGAACAAAAAAGAAGAGCATTGGCAAAAAGCGAACGTCATGTGGTTCTTGGTTACGACACTTATAATCGTTTTTATAAATTAACACAAAATTCTAAAGCAGATAAAACTTACGAAGAATTTGCTCGGAGCCCTTACTACAACGCATTTATTAAATTTGGTAGTTTTGTTTCAAATGTAAACCCGTTGTACTTTGACAAGTTCATCGACTATGTAATCAAATCTGGCGTCAAGCTAGACCACTGGTGCAGAGACGAATTATATGACAAATATGTTGTCGAATTAATAAAAACAGAACCAGTAGAAGTGGCACTAGAGCGCAGTATTAAACACATGATGGAGTGGGCCGACACACATAAAAGTGTTTGGAATCATTACTTTTTATATGTTAGCCCTAGTAGATTTATGTTTGATGTTAAAGACGGAAAAATTAGTCCTTGGCTAGTATTAAACAGCAATAACGGTAAAAAATTATTAAAAACTCTAAACGATGAACAACTCTCGGCAATAAGTAATATTATCGATCCTCAATTCTGGGTTAGTAAATTTAAAAAACTTCCAGCAGATGCAGAGCTAGTTCGACAAGTCGTTAAGGAATCAAACATATGACAACACCAACAAATCATGTTAGCGGAAATCCAGATGCGCTGCATTTAGACTTAGAAGTTATTGTATCTGAAGAAGATAACTCTGTGTATGTAAAATTTATAGGTTTTGATACTATAGAAGAAGCAGACGACTATGCTACATACTTGACAGAAACTTTACCACTATTGTTGTTTGAATCAGGAACAAAGCATTAATGAATAAAAGAAAATTGCAAGACGGATTAGAAGTTAAAGAACTGGAACTTCCTGTCACTTTAACTGTCTACACACGATGTCCAGAAAAATATAAACTCATTGACATGGAAACAGGTGAAGAGTACATAGGTTATCCAACCATTGGAAATTCAAGCTGGAGGAAAATAAAAAATGCCGGACATTGATATTGATTTTGCAGATAGAGCAAAGGCACTTGAACATTTTAAACATGTTGGTGCGGCTATTAAAGAAGATAGTACTTTTAAAAAGCACAATACAGGAATATATTGTACATCTGTACCGTACAATCCTTTTACTGGGCTAAGTACAATAGATTATAAAGAAGCAGAAGATAGAGGTTATTTCAAGATTGATTTCTTGAACGTTAGTGTATATGAGAAGGTAAAAAGTCGAGAGCATCTCAAACAATTAATGGAGACAGAGCCACTATGGGATCTACTAGAGCAACAGGATTTCGCGGGTTTATTGTTCCACGTAAATGGGCACAGTGGATTAATGAAACAGATGAAGCCACGAAGTATAGAAGAGTTGGCAATGTGTATCGCTTTGATTCGCCCAGCGAAGAGACACTTGATTGGGAAGACATGGACAGAGATTGGGCAGACGATTTGGACGAAACCGGAGAACGGTGAATACTACTTTAAGAAAGCACATGCCATTGCGTATGCTCATGTAATTGTAGTGCAGATGAACTTAATCTGCGAAGAACTTAGTTATGGTTATAGTTAACGGGTTTTTCTTACAAGTTGAACACTTTTGCGTTTAACTCGCTTCATTGTTAGGTTCATAAGGTTTACAACAGGACCTAGTATTATCCTAACATCTTTGCTATTAAATGTTTTTATTGCATAAGCAAAGGGCTTTATTTGATCTCTACATATAATGCTTATTGGAAACTGCCTGTTGCTTTCCCACCACCAAGTTTCTCCTATTTCTAGGAAAACTGCACGTTCCTCCAAGCTCTTTATAGAGTTGAGGTCGTAAAAACTGGTAACAAATTGATCTTGATTTATTATAATGCCAACGTACTCTTCTTCACCGTAGTTTAGCACACTAATAAAGGGCAAATTTTGTTCTATGTTATCTCTTAATTTTGCCATAAATATAAAATAAAGGTTTGTCCAAATGCAAAAAATTTCAAGTTATTTATATCCGAATAGAATTGAACTACTCGCTGATTTGGCAGGCTTTCCTACGGAGTGGACTAACGTGTATCAGAGAACAGTTAAAATTTACAATGGTATAGATAATACCCTAGAGTTTGATATTAAGAACGCAGATCAAAAACGCATTGATCTTAGCACTTTATCTAACATAGAATTAAACGTTATGGATTTGTCTGGACAAGCGTTAGCCAACAGTCCTTATACAGTAACTCCTTTAAATCAAACAACATTAAAAGGGTTAGCATCAGTAACGATACCACAAGAAGATTTAGCTGCGTTAAGCGATCAGTTTTTGAGATATAGTGTTACTGCGGCCAAAGACGGTGACGATGTTATACTGTATGCTGATAGTAGATTTGGTGCTGTTGGTACAATTGAACTAGTAGGCACAGCATTGCCAGTTTTTAAAGAAGACCGTGTATATAAAACATTCACAGCAGAGATAGATTTAAAAGGACATCCGACTTATCATAGCCCAGCAATACCAGCTACATTCTATGAAGCTGAAAAGACTGAAACGTTAGATTTTGATGTAAATCTATCTGGCTTTACTGGAAGTGTTTGGTTAGAAGGAACAACAGAAAGTACCATCAGAACCGAAGCATGGAAGGGAGCCGCTTACCTAAGCTCGTATACATTTGAAGATTTTACCGGCACATGGTCTGTACCTAATCAAACAATCGGTGACTACAAATATTTTAGAATTAGTTATACAACTCCAAGAGCAAATGGTGTTGGTGCTAGTTTTAGTGTAGCATTAGATAGCAATACTTATAATGTAACTTTACGTGCTGGTGGAACCGGATATGCTGTTGGTAGCCAAATTAAAGTATTAGGAAGCGTTTTGGGCGGTGTCGATGGTATAAACGATTTGATTTTGACTGTAACTGGTGTCGACGGTGTTAGTGCAAACTATCCGTCTAGTTATAGCGTTAGTTCGATTTCTTCAGTATCGGTATCTGGTACTGCCGCAAATGGTTCAGCAACCTACATTGTAACCGGAACAAATATCACCGGAACCGTTGACAAAATAACGGTTAGTTAAGTATAATAGTGCTATGAGTCTCATAGCCGATACACTACTAACTTTCTTACCTGCAAAGCGTAAAACAACACCAAGCGGTTGGATAAGTTTCAATGCGCCCTGTTGCGATGACAAACGTCAGCGTGGCGGGTTCATTATGAATGCCGGCGATGCAGTTAGTTACCATTGCTTTAACTGCGGATTCAAAGCAAGTTGGCAACCGGGCAGAACTATAAGTGCCAAGATGAATAAACTCATGCGGGATTTAAACATGCCCGATGATGTTATTAACCAATTAAGATTAGAAGCGTTACGTCTTAATCAAAACGAAAATGCACAAGTAAGACAAGTAGTTCCAACTTTTGACGAACGTGCTTTGCCTATGGATGCAAAGAGTTTAGAAGAGTGGAGCACTTGGATTGAATTGCAAGGTTGGGAAAATACTGATCAAGAACTAATCAATGCATTTTGCTATCTAAGAAATATCAGAGGCATAAATCCCTACAGTTATCCGTTTTACTGGACAAATAAAATTGGTTTTAAAAATCGTATTATTATTCCTTTTTATAAGGATGGTAAAGTCGTAGGATATACTGCCCGTGCTACAAATGATGCTAAACCTAAATTTATTAGTGAGCAACAACCAGGGTATGTGTTTAACTTAGATAGACAAACGTACGAGCGTGAGTTCGTGATTGTTATGGAAGGACCGTTTGATGCACTAAGTATTGATGGATGTGCTTTACTTGGCGCAGAAATAAAAGACAGTCAGAATTGGTTGTTGAAACAACTGGGCAAGGAAATTATCCTAGTACCAGACAAAGATCACGAAGGCCCAAGGACAGTAGAACAAGCAATAGAATACGGTTGGAGTGTCAGTATGCCAGATTGGCCAGAAGGTATTAAAGATGTCAACGATGCTGTGGTCAAACTAGGAAGATTAACCGCTTTTTGGATGATTATTAATGCCAAAGAGTCTAACAGTCTTAAAATTCAACTAAGAGCAAAAAAGTGGTTTAAGAATGATGAAACGAATAATTGAAATATTGAAAATGCCGTTAGAGTGGTACAGGGCGCGACGAGCATTTAAAAAACGCATGGACGAACTTAGGAAACGAGATCCGTTTATATACAAATGATATCATGGGGAATTTCTGCAAATAGTCACGATGCTGCATTGGCTGTGTTCTGTGATGAAAAACTTGTGTTTGCCAGTCATGCTGAACGTTTCAGTAAGATCAAGAATGACAGAGATTTAAATCATAACTTAGTAGAATTTGCAAAAAGACAGTGGGGCGAACCTGATAGGGTTTATTGGTATGAGCGTCCTTTGCTTAAAACTTTTAGGCAATTAAGTGCTGGGCAAGGCTGGAAATGGAGTGATAATAATATTAAAAAGTATCTATCCAAGTACGGGATCAATGCACCAATAAGTTATAGTTCACACCATCACACACATGCTGCCCTTGGATATTACAGTAGTCCGTTTGATAATGCCACGGTGGTAGTTATCGATGCTATTGGTGAATTCGAAACACTGACGATATGGCAAGCCACTGGTACTAAACTTAAAAAATTATTCAATGTAAGTTATCCACATAGCATTGGATTATTTTACAGCGCAATGACTCAGCGTGTTGGATTAAAGCCCAACGAAGATGAATACATACTCATGGGTATGGCTGCATATGGTGATCCAAATAAATTATATGCTAAAATGTTCCAAGACTTTGTTCACATTCCAACCTGGGACATGGGTGGCCTGGTTAGTTTCAAACAAAATTTACATAGAGGATGCCAGCATTGGCGACCTGACCTTACAGTAAAAGATAGTTTTGAAATAGCAGCATCAACTCAAGCAGTCTACGAAGATTTATTTTTAAGAACATTACACTATGCATATAGTTTGAATCCTAGTGATAACCTTGTGCTTATGGGAGGCTGTGCCTTAAATTGTGTAGCTAATAGACTAACGGGTAAGTTTTTTAAAAACACTTGGATATATACTGAACCAGGAGATGCTGGTAGTGCTATAGGTGCAGTACTAGCAAAGAAACCGCATTGGAGAGAATATACCGATTGGACTAATCCTTTCTTAGGTTTAGACTTAGGAAGCAAGACCAGCAACAAAGATATTGTCGATTACCTAGTTGACCACAAGATATGCGGATTAGCTAGAGGTCGTGCAGAGTTTGGCCCACGTGCTCTGGGTAATAGAAGTTTATTAGCTGATCCTAGAGGATCGGATATCAAGGATCGTGTAAATGCAATTAAACAAAGACAAGAATTCAGACCGTTTGCGCCAGCAATTTTGGAGGAATTACTTCCTGACTATTTTGCTATGCCTAGTGGTTGGCGTAACAGCCGGTATATGCAAGTCGTCGCTCGTTGTAGGCGCCCTGACTTATATCCTGCTATCGTTCATAGGGACGGGACTAGTCGTGTACAGTCTGTGCCTAAAGACGGAAGTCCATTCAGACAACTGTTAGAACAATGGTATGAGCGTACTGGTTGTCCAATGCTTCTTAACACTAGTTTAAACATCAAAGGACAACCAATAGTAAATGACTTTGCTGATGCCCGAAACTTTGAAGCTCAATACGGTGTAAAAGTTTTTAATTAAAGTGTATAATCATTAGATGAAACAGAATACTGATTACGGTTACGAAATACAAAAAGTTTATTTAGAAATGATGCTGGCAGATGCGGCAACGTTTAGTCGTTGTCAGGCAATTTTTGACCACACATTGTTTGATAGAAAATTACAAACAGCTGCAGATTTTATCAATAACTATGTTAAAGAACATAGTGTAGTTCCAACAGAAACTATTGTTAATGCAGCCACAGGCGCAGATTTCAAAGTTCCTAGCGACTTGCGTGAAGAACACTTTGACTGGCTAATGAACGACTTCGAAACATTTACTAGACACAAAGGTCTCGAAAGAGCTATTCTTGAATCGGCAGACATGTTGGAAAAAGGTGAGTATGGATCAGTAGAAGAAAAGATTAAAAAGGCTGTGCAAATTGGTCTACAAAAAGACATGGGTACAGATTACTTTCTAGATCCTCGTGCTCGTCTGCTGCGTATTAAAGATAAAAACGGCCAGATCAGTACTGGTTGGAAAGCTATAGATGACAAATTGTTTGGAGGTATGAACCGTGGAGAACTTAACATTTTTGCCGGTGGTTCTGGTGCAGGTAAGTCCCTCTTTCTTGCTAACCTTGGCTTGAACTGGGCACTACAAGGTTTAAATGTTGTATATCTAAGTCTTGAACTTAGCGAAGAGTTGGTTAGTATGCGTATGGATGCCATGTTAACTGGAATGCCAACAAAGGAAGTGTTTAAGAACATCGACGATGTTGAGATGAAAGTTCGTATGATTGGTAAAAAATCAGGGCAGTTTCAAGTCAAGTATATGCCGTCTGGGAAGACCGTAAATGACATACGTTCCTATATGAAAGAGTATGAAATCAAAATGGAACGTAAAGTAGATGTACTATTAGTAGACTACTTGGACTTGTTAATGCCTATTGGCAAAAAGATATCTGCAGAGAACTTGTTCGTTAAAGACAAATATGTCAGTGAAGAATTGCGTAACTTGGCAATGGAAAAACAATGTATTTGTGTAACGGCGGCACAGTTAAATCGAGGTGCGGTAGAAGAAGTTGAATTTGACCACAGTCATATTTCGGGTGGACTTTCTAAGATTCAAACAGCAGACAACGTGTTTGGTATCTTTACAAGCAGAGCGATGCGTGAACGTGGTAGATATCAATTACAGCTGATGAAAACTCGTAGTTCAAGCGGTGTTGGACAAAAGATTGACTTGGAGTTCAACATTGACAGTCTGCGTATTACTGACTTGGCAGAAGAAGATAGTTATGGAAATGGTGCTCCTAGCGCAGGATCTAGTTTGCTTAATCAAATTAAACAAAGGCAAACTGTAGTAGATCCGCAAACAGGTGAAGTAGATCCTAACAGTTTAGGCGGTGCTCCAAAAGTCAAAGCCAATGTTGAAAGCAGCAAACTGAGAGAACTTTTGAACAACTTACCCGGTGACGACTTGGTGTAATCTACTTGTAATGCAGTTTTCTTGGTGTTATAATAAATACGCATATAATACCGCCGGAGAACGCCATGGAGTTGCATCACATCAAGGATCTAAATGATCCATTCGTAAAAGTCATCAAGGACGACCCAGTTCGTCCACACATTCCTCTTGAACAGCGAGTCAATGACCTTGCTGAAATCTTGATTCTTAAAGCAGGAGAGGAAGTCCTGGCGGCTACTTGTATGCAATGGCTGAGAGATATTCCCGAAGATGAAGATGATCTCAAAGAACTGGCGGAAACACACGATGTTGCGGTATTCTACACTATTTGGAGTTATGCACCTGGCGCAGGACAACAGTTGATCAAGGCGGCTGCTGAATGGCTGAAAACTGAGTACAAGGATATTAAAAACATCGTAACCCTCAGTCCACAAACAGAAATGGCCAAACGTTTTCATCTAAAGAACGGTGCAACAATTCGTAGAGAAAACCCTACTAGCGTTAACTACGAATACTATTCAAAAGACTAGCCAAAGTTTGGGTAAATATACTAGTTAAACTAGGAATTTACCATGTCCGTATTACGTAGTCTAAGATTACAAGCCAAAACACAACAAAGTCTAGATGCCATTGGTGGCAGTCTAGGAGAACTGTTCTACGACCGCAATAGAGAAACGCTGAGAATATTCAACGGCGCTGACAAGGGCGGAACTACCTTGGCCAGTAGAGATTGGGTAGCTACTCAACTAGACTGGGCCAACATACAGAACAAACCCACTATTCCAGTATTCAGTCCTGTGGCAGTTTCAGGCAGTTACTTGGATCTAACCAACCGCCCAACTATCTTTTCTGGCAGTTACAACGACCTAACTGACAAGCCTGTTATAGGCACAGCTACTACCAGCACACTGGGATTGGTAAAAGTTGACGGAACAACCATTACTATCACTAACGGAGTTATCAGTAGTGCAGGCGGAACCAGCATCAACAGTTTAGATGATGTGGCTGATGTGGATGCCAGCGGTGCTTATGCACCTACCAATAATCAAGTACTACGTTGGGACACAGCAGCCAGTCGTTGGCGCCCTACTAGTATAACTGCCACTAGTTTAGGGTTAGGCAACGTAACCAACGAAAGCAAAGCCACAATGTTTAACAATCCTACGTTTACAGGAACTGTAAACCTAGGCTCGGGTACTGTTAACTTACCAGCAGGATCTACTATTGGCGGATCAGCTGTGGCTACTACAGGTTTGATTACATTCAGTGGCTCAACTATCAGTACCAGTGTTAGCACAATTACTCTGGGCAAGAGCACCAGCATTTCAGGTAACTTGACTGTGACGGGTGTTATTGGTGCAAGTATTAACGCATTGAGCGACGTAGACACAGCCAGCACACCGCCCACAACAGGGCAGGTGTTAAAATGGGACGGTACAGCTTGGAAACCTGCAGCTGATATTGCGGCGGGCGGTTCTAACGTGGATGCCGACACACTAGACGGTAACGATGGTGTATACTACCTAGACTATACAAACTTTACCAACACACCGCCTTTGAATATCTATGCCACAATAGAAAGCCCTGCATTTACCGGCACAGTTACAGGCATCACTGCCGCCATGGTAGGACTAGATCAAGTGACCAACGAAAGCAAGGCTACCATGTTTACAGATCCAACTTTCACTGGTACTACAGTTACACTATTGTCTAGAGGTATAACAGGATTTACAGGCACAGGCGGAGTATTGGTTGCCAGCGCCAGCCCAACATTTACTGGCACAGTATCGGGCATCACAGCTGCAATGGTTGGCTTGGGTAATGTAACCAATGAAAGCAAAGCCACAATGTTTGAAAACCCAACGTTTACAGGCACAGTAAGCGGCGTATCAAAATCATCAGTAGGTCTGGGCAACGTGGAAAACACAGCCATCAGCACTTGGGCAGGATCAACCAATATTGTCAGCGTGGGCACATTGACTACACAGTTGAGAGTAAACAACACCGGCGGCATGGGTTATGCTACAGGTCAAGGCGGTACAGTAACACAAGGCACCAACAGAACCACAGCAGTTAGTTTGAACAAGTTGTCAGGACGTATTACCTTGTTCAACACCACAGCATCAGCAGGTACATTCAGCTTTACAGTCAACAACACATTGGTTACTACAGACGACCAAATCATAGTAAACAAAGTAACTGGTACCAACGCTGCCAACGTGTACATACCACAAGTAACACAAGTAACCAACGGCAGTTTCCGTATCAGTGTGTATGTTCCAGTAGCTATTACAGTATCAGATGCTCCACAAATCAGCTTCTTTGTGCTTAAAGGTGTAACAGCCTAAGCGAAGCTCCGCGCTTTTTTACAGCGAAGCTCAGCAAAAAATTCGCACCCGCGAAGCGCCGGCTAAAAGCTAACAAGCCGCGAAGCGGTAACGGTACGCACAAGTTGGTGTGTTCTGTTAGCTCAGCCATAAATATTTGTATGCCTACCAGCTACTATTTGCCAGAGTATCATGACTTTGACTACATAGCCACTGCACCCTGGCCTCAACCACAGATCCAAATGGATTGGATACAAGGTTATCTCACCATGGAACAATGGTTAAATCAATATGTGGGCGGCCACTGGACTCGCTGGGCATGGGCTACACAAAGAGATCATAACTCATGGGAAGCCTGCGTAGCCTTCAAATGGGAAAAACACCGTACGCTATTTTTGCTTACTTGGGCCTAGAATCTAGCACACCAACTTTGGGCATGCCAGTAAGTGTATCTAATGATTCATCCACAGTACCACAGCATTCACTAAAACGCAGTAAAAACTCTGTTTGTAACAGACTATCTTTGGGTATCCAAAAGCGTGTACGATTCAAGTGTACTTCGTAGTCCAGTTGATGTGACTCTATCCAGCGAAACACTTCGCCACATCTGGGTTCTAAAGTTAGTACATAGTATTGTTGCATATAAATATTTAACCATGAAAGTCAAAGAAATCATTGAAAACGCAGCTATGGTAAATGCTCTAATGAAGACATTTGCACAAAAGACTGCTGACACAGCCACAAAGGTTGTGCCTAAAATGGGCAATGCAGCAGCAACTGCAGCACCAAAGGTGGCTATATTAGCTGATCAAATAGCATCAAGAGCCAGTCAAGCTGGAGTCAAGCTAGAGCCCATGGCAACTAAAATATGGGACAAGTCAAAGAATACTTTTGTGGAACGTGCGGTACCAGTGGTTAACTATGACGGGCGAGCTATAGTAATAGTGCCAGTGGACGGTGTGCGTGTACCATTTTATTTGAGTACTGGAGATGCAGGTAAAAAAGGTGTAGCAGCTGGCAAGTGGTATCCTATATTTGGCATTGGTCCGGATGGATGGATTAACAAAGGTACAGAAAACGGTATCAGCAAGTACTATGGTATGCCCAACTTAAAACGTACTGCTGAACGCCTGGACGCAACCATAGGCGATATTAGAACACAGCTAAATGATGTTAGAGAAATTGGAGTGGGAAAGTTTGCTATTGCAGACATCAATCAAGGACTGGCTCCAGTGGCACATAGCGCAGGATTTGAAGCATTTAAGAAGAATGCTTATACAATGTTGCGTAGACTGGGCGCGGACGTTTAGTCCAGAATGGGTCCTGTAGCCTAAAAAAATTGGTGCGCGAAAAATTTAAAATAGCTACTATTTCCTCTCAGGGTGGTGATTTTACACCTATATGGGGTGAAAATTTAGGCTTGCGCTGTTGTAAAAAACAACAAAAATATAATATATACCCCGACCCCCCTCACCATTTCGAAATCTTTTTTCGATCATTCAATCAAAAAAATCCCCAGGACACCGGGAGCGAATCGGATATCCTGGGGCACAACTCGACCACATCACCGGGAGCGAATCGGGTCAGTGGCCACCTTGCTGAGGTCTTAGTGCCTCATACAAGTTACTTCAGCAACGGCCTGCCAGTTAGTGGGCATACTCTTACGCAGGTCCGCTACCTTTAGCACCATACGCAGGCTCAGCTCACGCATACGAGCAGCGTTGGCAGCTATAAACTCTACTACTTCTGTCTTAGTACTATCATCAAATGCATAGTCATCCAGCATGCCACAGTCACGTACCACTTGACGTATACGCAGCAGCTTCTCACGTACAGTATCAATAGTCAAGTCCAAGTAGTGGCAACGGCTTTCCAATGCTTCTAAATGGTCACGCAGCTTCTTGCTCTTAACGTGATCGAACTTGATGTTACTGATAAAGATAGCACCGCCCTTGAACTCAAAGCTATTGGGCACACCTTCTTGACGTAACAGTCTGCTGTCAGTGTTCCAGTGAATGGTACGCTTCTTGCTAGAGTCTAGTGCAGCCTTTAGAATGTTAAGGCTCAAGTCGTCCAATAGCACACTGTCACAGTCATCAAACACTAGGATACACTTCTTATCACTAAACTCATACAGCTTCTTGTACAAGCCAATGGCTGACATGGCGCCCTTGACTACTTCGTACTTTTTCAGCTTTGAGTCATTGGCTACATCAGCAAACACATCATGCTTGCCCAGAACCTTTTCAACACCAAAGCTCTTGCCAACGCCTGGAGGACCAGTTACAATCATTGCACGAACGTCGCCTTTCTTTACAGCGCGAGTCATGTCTTCAAGGATTTCAAAACGTTGGCCCAAACGTGCCATAATGCTTTCGTCAGACTCTTTGCTGAGGTCCTTTTCAATCTTGGCCTGCTCTAGGCTCTTAGATTCTACAGCCATGCTCTTAAGGCTTTCCAGAGTCATAACCTTGTTCTTGCTACCAGCGGGTCGTCCCATTTATTGCGCTCCTGTGTGTTTAAAACATTAATTATAGAGCCTTGCGGCTCTTGTGTCAATCTAGTCGGCTACCTGCGTAGGCTTCAAAACCATACTTGGTAAACACTGCCGCTGCTGCTTCTGCACCCGCTTCCAGAGTGTCCACATTCTGCACACCCATGCCACTTGGGTTCCACATCTGCAGGCCGCCTTGATAGCTGGGACGAATGCCTGCAGCTTTCAGAGCCATGCCAACTTTGGTGTTGCCTCGGACTTTGTAAATGTTAACCCAAGCAAAGCCACAAGCATATTGGTCCTTGCCGCCCAACTTATCGTAGAAGAACTCCATTGCGGCCTTGTATGCAGCAGTCTGTGCTTCTTTGACGATTTGCTCGACTTGCTCTTTGGTGTAGTTGAGTGCAGACATGTTTCGCTCCTGTTTGCGTTGTTGAAGTATGTATTATATTACCAAAGCGTGGGGTTGTCAACCGGGCGCTTGGCCTTGTGCAACATCAAAGATCCACAGCCCATGATGGCCAGGCCCAGGACTGCTACAATCAAACAGTCCACCAGTGGACCATCGTTTTCAATACCGCCTACAGCACCAAAGGTAAGTAGGAATCCAACTGCCAACAAAAAGCCTGCTGATTTCATATTAAGCTCCGTAGTAGATTGCGTCAAGGTCTGCGGCAATTTCAGCGTATTCTTGCTGACGTGCCTGCTCTTCAATGCAAAGGTCTGCATAGCTGATGCTGGGCTCTGCGAACACCACACGACCATCGTACTCCATCTGTGACTTCTCAAACCAGCTGAGGTAGTCATCCTCCTCGATGTGTGTGCCAATAACGGTGCTGGTTGAACCGTTGTCACTCCACTGAACTTCCTGGCCCAGCATGAACAGCACATGGTCTACATCGACGTTGCGGGGAATGCCAGTAACCTTGAACTCACTGCCGCCCTTGGCTTTCCAGTACTGTGGGCACTCGCCCTTGCCGTCCCAATCGTGGGCGCCGTAGTTTTCCATGTACTGCGTGTCGATTACTAGCATCATAAGGTTCGCTCCTTTTGTTTAACTTAGCCTACAGTATAGCAAATTGGGCAGAAGTTGTCAACCGTTTAGCCCCAGTCTTTCTTATCGCCAAACTGCTCGTTGTACTGGTAGCCTGCTAGGTAGGCCTGGACTTCTGCGGGTGTTAGGGTCTCTACTCGCTCGCTGGTGCCAGTGCCACCAACATAGTAGTGAGGGTTACGACCACGCCCATAGTAACTGTCAGCTGATCCACGGTCAAAAGGGCCGCCGTGACGGGTATCGTAGTTGTCTCGAGATTCTAGGGTGAATGCCATTGTGTCGCTCCTTTTGTTTAACTTAGCCTATAGTATAGCACCAAACAAGGAGTGTGTCAACCGAAAGTGGCCTGCCCGGAGGGACTCGAACCCCCGACCTACAGCTTAGAAGGCTGTTGCTCTATCCAGTTGAGCTACGGGCAGAATTGGTGGGCCCCCGGAGAGTCGAACTCCGCACCAACGGATTATGAGTCCGCTGCTCTAACCAACATGAGCTAGAGGCCCTAAGTGTTATCTACTTAGCTGTTTGATGGATGAGTAGTCGCCATCTGCGGTTTCTTCAAATACTTCAACAAAGTCGCACCCGTCATTAAAGTGTTTCTCTGCTATCTGAATAGCTTCTTTCTTACTGTGTGTAGTTTCAAGAAGTTCCTGATGGCCGTCTAGTTCAGCCCATACTTCGTATTGAGTCCAGCTCATTTTGGTATTGATGGTTTAAAAGGTCACAAAGATTCTGTGCTATTTGGTTCGCTTCGTGCAGGTTGTCCCTAGCAATGACGCATAGAACGCGGCCTTTGGGTGAACTCTCAAAGTCACGGATGACCACACGGTTAGGTGTGTAATCGTCACTTAGAGAGCACCCGTACCGCATTGCTTAGAATGGAGCGTCTTCGAGGTCTGCGTCAACAGTCTTAGCAGCAGCCTTGGCCTTAGGAGCCTTAGCAGCAGGGACGGTCTTAGCTTTAGGAGCTGCCTTAGCCTTAGGTGCCTTAGGAGCATTGTCCTCAAGGTACTCAGCGATTGCAGACTGTGCTGCGGCATCTTGAAACTCGTCCATGCCCTTGATCTGTGTAACTGCTTCATACTTGGTGACAGCAGTGTCCAGCTCAGCAAGACGAATGTCCTCATGACCTGACTTGGCGAGGTTCTTGATTCGCATGATGTCGGTAGCAAATCGAACCTTATAGCCCAGGTCGGGATGTTTTGAAACGCCGCAAACGGTAAAAAGTTTATCTGTAGCCATGTGTGTATCTCTCTTTCTGTGGTTTAAGTTATATGCCAGTTTCCTTAGCATGTTCGTATTTTAACGCTTTTTTGGTTGCTTGTCAACCGTTTTCTTTACATTTTGGACAACCGTTTTCTTGTTTGCTCGTTCGAACTCCTTTCGGACATAGAAATCAATCAATTGGTTGCGGATCATAATGGTCAAGTCTGAGCCCGAATCCTCAGGGCAAATGAACCTAACCGGGCACTTGCCCCAGCCGCCATATTCAATGAATTGGTAGTACCAGCGCCTATGATCCTTGTTGTTAGGATCAAAGGCAACCAATGGTCTACAGTAGAATTCGAGCTTACTCACGATCCTTAATCCATCGAGCTATGATAGCGTCTAGTTGATCCATTGCTTCTTTACTTGCTGTCATGTTCTTCCTCTTCTTCGTTTTCTGCTTCCCATTCTGCGACTGACTCACTGATGCCAAAGCACTCGTCCAAATCGCTGGGCAGTTCCTCTTTGATCTGCTCGCTGGTCAAGCCACCGTATTCAAAGTAATTATCATCACCGTCCCACCATACACCAGCAAATGCCATGCCAGGCTCATAGTAGTATGCACGAACGCTGAAGCCTTGCTCAACCATAGCCTCATATACACCAACAGGAGGGCTCCATGCACTATCAAAGCCCAAGGTCACATCATTCTGGCCTTCTTTGAGCTCTACAGGATCGCTGTAGGCATTGTCGCCGCCTACATCCCATTTAGTGCCCCATCGTGCAACACAGAAGTCATACCAGTCTTTGGCACCAAAGTATTTTAGGTTCAGTTCCATCTTGAACTGATTCAAGTCCTGAGCATAACCCTCGCCGCAATGTCCTGCTACAGTCTCAGTGAGCTCTTTGGGCACTGGAATGATATGATTACAGAACTTACCTTCGTTAAACGCCTCTACCAAAGCCTTGAGCTTGGATGGGTCCGGATGATATACTTCTACTGTGTTATTGCACCAATTAGGCATATTCGCTCCTTAGAAAAAACCGTTGATGAATACTGCTACCGCAAACACCAAGATACCTACCTGGATGATGCGGAGCAGGATGTAAGTGATAAGTTCAGCCATATTCGTAAAAGGTTACATTAGGATCAATGCTCTTCAACTCCTGGGCACAACGAGTCAGGAACTGGTAGCGTTGCTGAACTTGTGAGCGAGGCAGTTCGCCATCGCAGGTCAAGTTCTCAGGGCTGAGGTCTGCGTCAATGCTGTCTGCAATCTTCTGGCGGTCTGCTGCATCCAGCAGGCTCAGAGGTTTGTTGCCAAACAGGGCGCCCCACTTGTTTTTACCATCCACATACTGCTCAATAGTTGCAATGTTCATCTGTCGCTCCTTTTGTTTAACTTAGCCTATAGTATAGCACCAAATTAGATACCAGTCAACCGGAACTGACCAATAACCTGGCTGGCTTCCAGGGTATCTTCGCACTCGTCCCAAATGGCCAACAGCATCAATTCCAGGACGGTTTGGGCATCACGCTGTTGCTGTCCACGTAGGCTGCTGATGAATGCAGTTACCTGATCCTTGCTGTCCATGCCCCACATGATGTCTGCTAGGGCTCGCTGGGTCTTGTTTAGTCCGTCAATCTGGATAGTTGCCATGTCGCTCTCCTTAGTATGTGTATATTATAGCACCAAAAGAAGTTGTTGTCAACCAAAAGAATGGGGGCCAATGCCCTGGGCCCCCTCAGGGTTGCTAGGAGCGAACTAGCTGTTAATAGTGTTGAACGGGCTGGCTTCTTCTGTACCTTCGTCTAGGCTCTGCGCTTCAAGCCAATCGTATACTATACTCAAAGGACAGTTCAGTTCGCGAGCAATCTTCGTAGGGTGCAGGCCTTCAATGTACAGTTGCTCAATGTCGTAGGCCAGCTCTGCTAGTTTACTCATGCTTCCTCCGGTAGAAATTGTTTCATAGCTTCTTCGTCGCAGTAGACCAACAGTTCTTCGATGGCAGTCAAGTCGCCGTCGTTAACATCTTTGACGATTTGTTCTAGCACTCGTTCACGCAAGTCAATCCATTCTGTGTTGAGCTTGTCAAGGGCCGAAGCCCTTTTGCTTTGAAAGCCTGTCATGCTTCCTCCTGTGCTCGCTGAAATTCAAATGCCTCAGACAGCAAGCCGTCAAAGTCACCGTAAAACTCCACATACCAGTTGCCGTCTTTGCGGAGGATGTAGTTGTATTCCTCAAACTGTGCGTTGGCACGATAGTCCGCATAGTCCTTATAACGCTGGGCACCCGTACCAGTTTCGCCACGGTCGCGTCCGTAGAACGTAGTCACTTCGCGCTTGTCGTCAGTCCACTTAACATACTCAGGAGTACCGTAAGGGAAAGGGCAGTCGAAGTCGTGCTTGTCGCCAATGTTAGGGCCCAGTGAGCTTACGTCACCCAAGTCCATAAGGCGTTGCACTTTGAACGGGTCCTTATAGTTGTCAAACAGGAGTTTGCCGTTGTTATCCAAGTAGCCGTCCCAGTGACAGTAAATCTTGTCCACTGTACCGTCTGCGTATTCCAGGGCAATAGTTGAACGTGTAGCCATTTTAGTTTCGCTCCTAAGTTGCTGTTGATGTGTGTATTATAACTGGATTTGGGTTAGTTGTCAACCAATTAAGACAACTTGTTTGCCGTCAACTTGGTCAGCGTCCTCTTCGTCCCAGTCGGGTTCTACGACTTTGGGCATACGGTGGTAGTCACTGTACTTGACAAGACCCATCTCTACGCTGTCGACAGTAGGAGCAACCTGGGTGCGCCAGTGGTCTCCGTAATTGTATTGGAAGTGGACTTCTGCGTCCTGTGGCATGAGTTGCAGTTCTGCAATAAGGTCTTCTACTCGCATGGTTCGCTCCTTGTTAGTATGTGTATATTATATTACCAAACTGAGTTCCTGTCAACCTCTGCAGAAACCCTACCAGCTCTGTGGGTAACAAACACCTTTGCGCTGTCAGTGCCACCCTCCACTAAGAAGACAGCAAGGTAGCACAGTTGCCCGCCGTTAGTAATGCCCAGGAAGCGGCATGAGCTGAACGCAGGGCCTTTGTACCCGCCCTCCTTGACCAAGCGTGTCAGTTCAGGGGCACGGTAGTTGATGAGGGTTTGAAGTGCTTCAGCAGTAATCACAGGGCTTCCTTAAAAAAGATTACTTGGATGCGGCCTTTAACCTTGTCCTCGACGTAGGCAATGTTGTCCTCCCACTTGCAGTTGGGATTGGCTAGCACCTTCTTAGCGATAATGCGTACAGAGCGTTCGTTGACGCTGTCCTCTACATTGTAGCCCGGGCCGTGGTTAGCAGCTCCGTCTGCGGTGTAGGAATACTTGCCCCGGCACCCGCACATACAACCACCCATTTTGCCTGAGTAGGTTTTGACAATTTTAGAAATGTTTAACATGTTCGCTCCTTGTTAACTTAGCCTATAGTATAGCAGAGCTTGCCCAAACTGTCAACCCCATGCCTTGAATAACCCTGCAAGCCCAATGGTTATTGCAACTGCATTGACAATTAATTGTGGAGTATTCCGCACCCGCACAGTCCAAGCCAAGTAGCAAATGCCTCCAAGTACTCCAGCCGCAATGTTCCAAGGGTGGAGGTGTGGGTAAAAGCTCATTAGGACATACATAGTGAGCAGACATACAGTGCCTGCCCACTGTAGTGTATTGTTAAGCATCCATGTCCTCTGGGTTGTTTGCCTGTATGTAATCCAATATGTCGTCAGCTGCGCACTCAATGGCATTGTGTATACAGTACAACTCTTCGCCTTCTTCCTTGCCCCACCCTTGCTGCATTAATGCATCCGCGCGGTGCAGTAAGTCTACAGCTTCAAGTAACAGTTTGTTTTGTTTGTCGTTAAGCATACATAGCCTCCTTAATGCTGTCTACGCCAAACTTAGCAGCCCAGCTGTCCAAAAAGTCTTTGCCCACGTCCAGCGACACATAGTCATCGCCTTGCATACCTTGCTCGCTGTAGCACAAGTCTACCACAAGCCCATGCTCTTTAATAAACGCCATCAGCTCCTGTTTAAACAGGCCGTCTGTGTAAATTAAGCCGTCTGTATTAACGTCCCAAGTGTCAGTGTTAAAGTACACTCGCAACTCGCCAAAGTCGCCCTCGTCGCTAACATAGCCCAGCTTCATGTCTGTAATCTCTACAGTTTTTTGCACGTTGCTCCAGTAGCCGTCGCCACTAGTGCTAAAAAGTACTTTACTCATCTATCGCTCCTTCAAAAAACAATTATAGCATTAATCCACGTAGTAGTCAATCTCGTCAGCAAGCCTGTTTAGTGTGCTAGTCAGCTCGCCCAGCACATCGTCACCTTCTGCCAGCTGTACACCGTCGCACTCAGCTTCCAACAGCAGGTTTTCCAGCTCTGCAATTTTAGCAAACAGTTGCTCTTTAACAGTCATCTTACGCTCCTTCTAAGTGTTTGTATTATAGCGCACCCTGCCCAAAATGTCAAGTGTGCGCTATAAAGACCCTACAGCTTACACAAGTTCTATGTTTTTGCTGCGTATAACTTGCTGCACGTTTACAAGCACACGCCCTAGCTCGTCAATTTGTATGTCCCCGCTTACATAAGCGCATTGTTTTTGTACAGGGAAAATAAACTTGCCTGTAGCAGGGTTAACTTGCGTTACATTAAACGCGACTTTGAGTTTGTAGAATTGTGTGTTTTGCAGCTTGCGGCTTTTTACAAGCGTTGCACGGGCTAGGCAGTTTGTTTGCATATTGCGCTCCTTGTTAACTTATGCTGCAATTATAGCGCCGTCCGCCCAAAACGTCAACCTTTTGGTGCTAAAGACCTTAGGGTTTACTCGGGTATTGTTCTTTTGGTTGACTGATTGGGCGGGTTTTGTTATACTAACAATGTCGAACAAAGGGGGGTGGACGTGGAGGCTGGGCGTCGAATCTAAACCCTGATCAAATGAAAAACCCGGTTGACAGCCGGGTTTTGTTTTACATGCTCCAGTAGGTTTCAGAACTGGGCGAGCAGTAGTAAGGCGTATCGTAACGCTCGACAAACTCATTACCCGTCATCATGTTCTTTTTCGTTACATAAGTCACATGGATTTCATAACGATAACCCTGCCCAGCTCGCCATGTATGCTTGACAGTATGCTCGAACATATTCAGAGCAGGGCCACTATTGCTAATGTCATGGTCTGCCTTATGTACCAATCGCTCGCCCTTTTTAGTACGAGCATCCTTTTTATATACTTCTAGCGTGAACATCATATGTCGCTCCTTTCACTATGACTACAGTATAACAGGTTTGGGCTAGTCTGTCAATCAAGCAGGGTCATGTAGGCTTCAGGGTTCTTACGGCTAAACCAATCCAAGCCCTTGCGAACACCCGTGTAGTCGCCCATGAGCTCACAGCCTTTGATGTAGTCGTAGACAGCAACCTCTTCAGGGTCCAAGACCGCGCACTCGCCCGAGAATGGGTTTTGTACTTCAACTGGCTCTTTGTCCAGGATCATAATGCCAGGGAAGATTTCTTTGATTGATTTCATACAGCCTCCAACATAGAAAGGGGAACATTGTAAGTGACGTTCTTGCCGGGAATGAACACGTCAGCCTTTTTAATCTTAATCTTACGGATGGTGCCTACTACAGTACCGCCCAGCTTGGCATGGGTAATTTTTACAGTATCACCTGCGTGGAAGGTCACAGAGTTAACACGGGCAGTCTTGGCTCTTGCGAACTTGACAGCGTCCTGAATGCTTTCAAGTTCTTGGGCAGTGAATGTACCCGAAATGATAGCACGGTTGATTTCCTGAATGTTCATAGTCGCTCCTATTTGCATTGTTGAAGTGTATATTATAAGCTCAAACTGCCTGGATGTCAATCACACGGCGCACGAATCCGCTAGTGTCCTTTTTGGCCTTGCCCTTAGCCTTCAAGCCAGCAATCACGCCCTTAGGGTCCAAAAAGCGCAAATCGTGCTCGTCTGCATTAATTACAGTCTTGCCCATGTACTCGCTGGGCAGCTTGTCAAACACCGCAGCCACATTCATGCCCTGCGCCACAGCCTTTGCCACATCAGCGTCGTTGCCATCAGCTGCGCTAAAGGTCAAGTGGTAGTTCTGCAGGTGTGCAACCTTACGGCCCAAGACCTTAGTATAGTCATAGAACTGTACTTGGGGGAACTTTTCAATAATGCCATACTTCTCCCAAGTCAAGTCGCTAGTACCATTCAAACGGAATACAGGAGTAAGGCCCAGCTTCGCAGCCTGCTTAATGCCCAATTTAATGTCTTTCTCCAGCTGGGCCATAAATGCATCGCGCTGCTCAAAGAACATTTTAGTCTTGCGAATGCGAGCCTGCTGGATCACGTTGGTGTTTTCGCCCTTGCGGAACATGCCACCACGCCCTGCGGTGTTAAGACATGCACTAGTACAACCAGCGGTGCGCTTAGGGCAAGTCTCTTTGCCACTGAGTGTAGCAGGTGCGAGGTGCAGGATAAAGCTCAAGTAACCAAGCTTCGTACCCTTTTGGATTTTGGGATTTGCTGTGGAAAGTAATTTCAAAGTTCGCTCCTTTTCGTTTACTGTAGCCTATATTATAACAGGATTGAACAACCCTGTCAACCAATGTACTGATCGTTGAGTGTGGGCTGATGCTGCTTGACGTACTCGCGCTCCCATGCATAAGCCTCAGCTCGCCCGCGTATCACAGCCAAAACCTCATGTTCCCAGTCAGTCCATGCTCCGCCCTTGATGTACTGATAAATCACCCACTGTCTGTCTTCGTGCCGTGCCCGCGAAATATGCTTACGCCACCGCTCCTTTACAGCCTTTGCCACTGTAGTAGAGCCTTTACGGGTCAAGCCCACGTATACATTGCCTTCATGTATAGCAGCGTAGATAACATAGTTTGAGTCTTTACGAGCAGTTCTTTTCGTCATGTCCAAATTATAGCATTTTGAACCCAAACTGTCAAGTCCATGATGACAGTAGGGTCTTTAGCCCAATTTGACACTTTGCCCAAAATCGCATATAATTTGGGCATAGGTTCGAACTGCTATACAGGGGATGGACGTGGAGGGTGCGCAGCACCTTTTAAGTTGGTAAGCGCCAACTAACCGTTGCTTTAAAACAACGACCAGGTTGACAAACGGGTTATTAAGAAAACGAAAAATGGTTTGGGCTTGAAGGTTTTGCTGAAAGCCCAAACAGGCCCCAGGCCTTTATCTGCGTCGATTTTTTGAATGAGTTCCAGGCATGGGTTGCTCTATAAATCTACAAGCTTCTCCCTCAGTGCCAAAGACTTCATAATCACAACATGTATCATTATATTTGAATATATGCATTTGTCGTGTGTCAATGCACATACTGATATAGACATTATAGTCTGTGTCCTTAACGTGTATATGTGCTAGAGGAACTATATTATACTGCTTCATCATGTATTTAACGGTTTGATATTCTATGTGTGGTTAGCAGAATTGACACCGTGTATATACTGTGTGAAAAAGTGCAAGTAAAGTGTGATCTAGATCATGGCACCATGCGCTATGATGTCTATACGCAAGGCCAAGAATTAGAAAAGTGCAAAAAAGTGTTGAAAAGTGTTGAAAAGTGTGACAGATTCACGATTTCAAGCCACAATCTAGGCTATGGTGCCGCAGATATGGTAGAAAAAATTTCTTGACTCGAGGTCAAAATGGGCATAGTTAAAATGGTTACCCCCCATTCCCCCAATCATCCCCTACGCATACGCATAGCAGCGGGGCCTTCCCTATATACAGCTTCTACCCTAGTCTACAGCAGCGGGGTCTCTAGTCAACTATATACACGTATGCTTATCATATGTCTACGCAGTCGTTCATCCTGGACTATACAGGATAGTTTGGGTTTCCTTACACAGCGTTTGCATGGTTGGTTCAGTATACGCAATGACTGTGTGGACTACTTTGTAGCTGAGGACCGTGCTTACTTACTGTACTTGATAGATCCCCAACTAGAACGCTACAGTCATTTGGACTATATAGATTAGTGTATATACACAGCAGCGGGGTCTCATGCATATATGCTCAAAACTTTAGGTTCCGCCCATAACCTGACTGTATAGTATAGCTATTGTGTTTGCACTCTAGTCGCTCTGTATAAGTAGCAATGGCAGTTGTGTTGACTCAATGGAAAAAATTATGACTTCTTATACTGTATATAAGATACTAGAACAGGGCTCAAAGCAACTGTTACTAGTCAAGAACTTTGATGGTGATAGTGTACATATATGTGTATATGACACTCATACTGAACATACTGTAATGCGTATGACTGAACCCACTATTGCTGAGTTCAAGCGAGCTATAGCACTATTAGAAAACCAATAAGCAAGCCCAAATTAAAGCTGGTTACACATATAATAGTCAAAGCTATTACATAGTATAAGTTATCGTCTACTAGCTCTTTGAACACTTCTTTTGAAATTATCATATACTCTACTGTCAGTACGGATTGCACCAGCCAATTGACTTTCTAAAAAGCCAATTTGATATATCATTTGTTGCTGTATGTTGTTGGGATATTTGTCGCTAGCCACTTGGACTAGTTGATTTCTAACCCATCGTGTCCAGTCGTCGTGTGTCATGGCTTATCTTGTACGAGCGTGATTGTTTGGGTCAACTTGCTCAATTTGTCCTTGCCAATCTGTTGTGCGTAGGAACTGTTGTTCGTTCAGTCTAGCGGCAAAACTGTCTGCCCAACGTTGTGCGTCAGCTGCTGATCGAGGGTGAGCACTCATAAGATTAAGTTCACGCTGGGTCATGTTTAACTTTCTGCTGTGCGCTTTTACAATGTATTCGGGTATTTGTTTCACGGCGGTATCCTCTTTTGTATATTTATCACCCAGAGTTTAGTCCGGGGCCGCTGTCTCTGGACTAAACGAATGGCCAACCGGTGAATGAAATGAACTGGGACTGGACTACTGAGGCGCATCAAAAATTTTCGCGCACCGCTTTGCGGCTAGGATATCTACCGCGCCAGCGCTTCGCGATAAATACCTAATTGCTAGGATGCACCATGGAACAGAACCTAAGACAACTTATTGATCAATTAACTTATTTAGAAGCAGGGCTAGTACAGCCCGGTTATGATTGTGTTCGTGCAGTCAGTTTATCCGAAGCACTTATGAGTCAAGACACTCCAACAGGACGTATTCCGGGCATTGACCAGTATACCCCCGGTCCTGGCGACTATTCTATGACCAAAAGCAATAGAATGCCGCCCGGTGAAATGCCTCCTGGAGCAACTCCACATCCAGGCAATCCCAACGACCTGTATGTGTATAAGGGCATGGTGTTCAGAAAGGAAACAGGCTATCAATTGACCAAAGACAGCCCTATGCTACAGCCTGGGTGGTTTGATCGCTATAACACAGATCAGCATGGTATGAAGCGCGGCACTTATAAAAAGATTGATGTAGTGCCTGTTCAAGCAGATCCAGGCTTGTCTAGAGGCGGTTCAACCACGGAAATTGATCGCATACAACAAGGACTAGGACGTGACATGCGACTGGCCAATAGTTGGGAATACCGAGGCGCAACCATTACACTTTGGTATCGTCCAGAAGGTGGACAGGGCGAAAAATGGGACGACATTACCCAATTGGCCAGTGCTGTTGGTGGTAATGATTGGGCTAGGTATTTTAAATCTGTGGGCTATTCAGTTCGCGGTGCAGACTCGTTTACTAAAAATAACCGCCTAGGTAATGTACTGTGTTCCAGCGTAGCTTTATCACGTGGGTCACAGTCCTGGCATTTTGCTGGTGCTGCCCAAAAGGTAGCTTTCAAAACACAAGATGGTGCCGGCCTGGCCATTGTTGATACTACATTCTTTGGTCCAGAGCAAGTTTGGGCTCAGGGTGGGCAAGATGCATGGTTGCAAACTATAGCCTCAGTCCAATTAAGCAATCAAGTACAACCAATCAAATAACTAGCCCAAGCGGCGTTGACTAACCCTGTTGTCTGTGTTACAATACACACATTCGCTGACAGGAGTCGCTATGGCTGAAGCATATCTTGAAACAACTCAATGGGCAGATGTCAAGGGTTGTAATCACACTTATTACTTGGAAGGTGATCGTATGCTGGCTTATATTCGCCACGGCACTCGGGATCCTTTTTGGTTTCGGGCTCCTATCAGCATTTCGCGTAGTGGACGCAAGTTTCAGCGGGTAGATGCTAGGCCTTTTGAAGAAAGTCTGGGTGGGCTGTTTATGAATTTAATCGAACCCCGGGAGTCTGATGTCGTTGAAGTAGCGGGGTCCAAAGAGGGAGTTGTTTACTTGGTTAACACCCGGGACCGGTCCTGTACTTGCCCAGGCTATACATTCCGTGGTAAATGTAAGCATGTGGAGCAGGTATGAACCAGCGATATAAAGATTTGTGGGACCAAGCAAGTAAATTGGAATCTGATCCTAGTTGGGCAGGACAAACTAGGTTTATGGAAAAGTATGCTGAGTTGATTGTTCGGGAATGTGCTAATGTTGCTGCTGATCACGAGGCATTGGACATTTACGAGGAAATTAGAGAACATTTTGGAGTTGAAGAATGAAACCTAAATTATTGTATTATTTGTTTGATGGTAAAAGATTTCCCAGCGGCAAGCGTTTTGGAATGTATAAATTTACTGCCACTAAATGGAGAATCATGTATGACCTTGCGTGAAATGATGACCGAGCTGATTCTATTTGCCTTTGACGAGGATGAACTTCTAGCTAGGTTCCAGCTTTCCCAACAGGAAGTTGCTGGATTGTCTGACATTGATTTGTTGGAACTGTATGACCAAACACTATTCACAATTGGAGAATCTGAATGAAAACAGTTAAAGGTGACTTGCTGAAGATGGGCAAGGAGAATGAATTTGATATTATCATGCACGGCTGTAATTGCTTTGGCATTATGGGTGCGGGCGTTGCACTACAAATAGCCGAACAGTTTCCCGACGCCAAGCTGGCCGACGACGAAACAGTAAGGGGTGACCCTGGCAAGCTGGGTACCTATACTGTAGGCATGCATGGACGCTTGGTTATCCTCAACTGCTACACACAGTTCAGAACATCCACAGGCCCTAAGGATGACGTGTTTGAGTACACAGCATTCCAACGGGTCCTGGATAAGATTGCCCTGCGTGTTGGTAAGTGGCGCATTGGCCTACCCTTGATTGGCATGGGCTTGGCTGGCGGCGACCCCGAACGTATCCTACCCATGATTGAGCAGTTTGCCAATAAGGTTGAACGTTGCGGAGGTTCTGTTACACTAGTTGAATGGAGTGGCAAGTGACCAAGGAAATACCCGAGCACAAGGACAAGCTGGGCAGAACGATAGCCATAGGCGACTTTGTGGCCTTTCCACAGAGCAATGCACTCTACGTGGGCAAGATTACCAAGCTGAACCCTAAAATGGTCAAAGTCTTGAGCTTGCCCAAAGCCAGATCAGATTACAACAAATACCCAGAGGATGTTGTAAGGCTTGAAGCAACTGATATGACGTGGTTTATGTTAAAGAATGGTTGATGTAGATAATTTTCTTAAAAAATACGAAGCACAAGCGGGCCTGAGTGAACGCAGACAATATGCCCGCTATAAACCTATGAGTGTTCGTGACTACCACCACTCTGCCATAGACTATCACGAATACCACTCATTTGTGGAACGTGAGCCCTATGTAGAGATGTACATACCCAAACATAGATTCCAAGAGTTAGTAGAACGTGATAGGTATTATACCGAAATGTCGCGTCATCACGACTATGCAACCAGTGTAGTCAATCAACAGGTACAAGATGAAGTTGTACGCAAAAATAACCCAGCAGTAGAAACGGCATGGCGCAAATACCAAATGCTGTTAGAGCTGGCCAGGAGATAATATGGATATAGAACTAGATGTAGTCTTGGGCGGACTGTTTTTAATAGCCCTATTTGTAGCCCTAATGGTAAAATGCTTTAGGAGCGACAATGATTAAAGGTATCAACCCACAAGGCAAATATATGCAGGTGCAAGGTGGCAGTGTCTCAAACTATGTGAATAACTATTCAGGTGCTCAGGGTGTGGGCAACTTGCGTTTTAACACCAGCAATCAAAATATGGAAGTGTTTGACGGCAACAACTGGCAACAGTTACAAATGGGTTATGCCAGCGTAGGACTTAACTTTGAAGCCGAGTCATTGTTGGATTGGGCTAGACAAGAACGCGAGCGTCAATTCAAACGCGAACGACTTATCAAGAACAACCCAGCACTACAAAAGGCCTGGGAAGCAATACAGCGAGCAGAAGCAAACTTTGATATCTTAGAGAAGTTTGTGGAAAACGACGATGCAGAATCTGGACAAGTACAAGCCAGCCCATAATGAAGGTACGGTAAAGTTACCTGGTGAAGTTGATCCAGACTTTGCTCGCATAGTTCACGAATACCTTAGTAACTTTTCCTACTATCGCGTTCGAAAAGATCATGCTGTTCGTGAACAACTTTACCAATGGTGCTCTGAATATATGGGCGAAAAATACCGCGATTGGTTTGTACACGAAGGCGGAAAATACGATAAATGGTGGACTGTAAATATCCGAAGTCCAAAACATTGCACACTATTTGGCCTGCGCTGGGCCGACATCATACTCGAGTCAGTTGACAAAGATAACAGAAACTAATATAATGTGACTATCTAATACTATATGGTAAGGTAGTTCATGTTTACAGTTTCAGATTTTCAATCTAAACACGATATTCGAACAATCCGTCAAGACGAGCCCAACTTCATGCTCAGTGACGGACTGATATTGTATCCGCGAGCAATGATTCATATCTTGCCAGAATGCCCCGGCTACCTTAGAGATGCTGTCAACACAGCCGTAGCATCGGGATATGTAAAATGTGTAGCACATGTTCAAGGAAAGGAACTGACATGGGAAAGTCTTACAAAGTAACTGGCTTTAGAAATTGGTTGCAGGAAATATGGATGCAACACAAGGACGAATACTCGGACTTGCACATGCCTATTCCAGAATCAGATCTTGCAGAATACTTTAGAAAATACAAATACTGGCTCAAACGAGAATACCTGCACCAAAAAGGAAACAAATAATGGACTTTGCATTTATCATACTTGCCCTGTTGTTCATCAAGCATTGGTATGTTGACTTTGTCAATCAAAGCAATGAAGAAGTGGCTTGGAAAGGCACATACCTAGACTGGCGTGGAGTCAAGCACAGTCTTAAACACGGTGTTGCAACCTTTTTAATTTTGTTTATTGTAACAAATTTAAACCTTGAAATGAGCCTATTGTTGGGTGCTATTGACTTTGTCGTACATTATCACATTGACTGGGCTAAGATTAATATCAATAAACAAAACAATTATACTGTAGAGAATCCAAAGTTTTGGCAATGGCTAGGCGCTGATCAGTTGGCCCATAACCTAACTTATCTGTTTATTGTTTGGAGTGTTGTATGATTAGTTTTAGTTTTAATATTCGCAACCCTTACAGCCAACAGTTTAAGAACTTGTGGAACAAGATGTGGTATGTTTACACAAACAAATACGCTGAACTAGAAGTGTATCGAGACAGCTCATTTTTGTCTTTTAACTTTAGTTGGACCATTAGGCAAAGTCATGCAGGCTTGGACATTGATCTAGGCTTTCTTGGATATTGTCTACATTTTAATCTATATGACAACCGTCATTGGAATTACGAAGCAGGCCGTTATTACAAATACAGTGAAGAATTAGGAGAACATTAATGTTAGAATGTTTAATCTTAGGCGATAGTATTGCCGTAGGAGTAGCACAACAACGTCCTGAATGTGTGAGTTACAGCACAGGCGGCCTAAATACTTGGCAGTGGAATAAAAAGTACGACAACAAAGTATTAGCCGCGCCTGCTGTCATTATCAGTCTTGGCACAAACGACCATAAAGGTGTACACACATTCAAAGAGCTGTCTCGTATGCGAGCCAACGTAACAGCACAACATGTCTACTGGATCTTGCCTCCTTGCAATGATAAGTTTTGCAAACCTGATGTCAACGATGTTGTAAAAATTATTGCCAACAGTCGCGGTGACACAATCATTTCAACCAACAGGCTACAAAAGGATGCAATCCATCCTAGCTGGGCCGGATACAAAGAGTTAGCCAATGCGACCCGTAATACTGACCGTTGATCAGTGGAAGCGAATACGCAAACAATTACAGGAGGAGCATCCTAAGACTGTATTCATGATTAGAGATAAAATGAAAAAGGTGTTAGGATTCACTGTGCGTGAACACAAACGATGGATAGGTGAAGAGGAAATCAAAGGCGACGAATACACAGCTGGCTTTTATAGATTTGAAATACATTTAGATTTTTTTAGCCAGAACAAGCGTACAATGTTTTTGATGAAGTTTAGTGAAGTAATAGGAGGACACGATGGAAAATTGTGAAGTAGGACCATTTCGCTTGCCGGGGATCGCTTTTGATAAAGGTGAGCTTCCTCCTGAGCTAAACGAAGAAATGATTGCTTGGGCACAAGCCGAAGGTGTTGGTATGAGCATGACTGAACGACTATGGAGTTTTAAAAAGGAAGCACATCGCGAATGGTTTATTCTTCGTTGGAGTGACAGCATTCCTAAGAAGGAAGAATTAAAGCTGGAAGAAGACTTTAGCGATGAAGTTAAAACTCTTTTTGGTAAACTAAACATTAAACCTTAACATGCTCAAAAAGAAATTATTAACTGACCGATCAGGCGACTTAGTCGAACGTATCCAAGAAGAGCAATCAAAAATGCTCATGCAGGAAATAGACAGGGAAGTGCTGTGGGGAATGTTGCAAGAGATTGGATGGAGTCGTGTGATGTTACCATGGCCTGTGACTATGGACACATTAAAAGAAATACACACTTGGGTTGATAAAAATACCAAAGGCGGCTATCAAAGAAGCAGAAATGATTTTTTATTTGAAAATGATGATGATGCCATGTGGTTTAAATTAAGGTGGTTAGGATGAGTGAATCAGCAGAATTAGAACCGTGGCAACAACGTGCCTTAGATACTATTACGAAATACAAAGGCCGCGGCATTGTGCAGATAACCGGACGCAACGCTGGTAAGAGCCATTGGACTAATGCGGCTATAAAAAGATTGATGGACGATTTGAACAGACAGCCTATAGAGGATCTAGTACTATCTGAAGGAACTGTTTATGGTGCTAGATATTATTGTGTTGAGCCCGTAGGCGGTCACTGGTTAGAAATGGAAGCGTGGTGTTATGACGTGTTTGGTAGCACAGGAAACATTTGGAATGAAACGAAAAACCTAACACCGGAGCCCTTACAACGCTGGTATGCCAACAATCGTAAGTTTTGGTTCCGTGAAGAAAAGGATCGTGATTGGTTTATTATCAGGTGGCGCTCTTGATAGTCGATAAGAAGCCTTATTGGGATAAGTTAGTTGACCATTTTTACGATAATGTAAAATGGGAAAAGAACATTGACAACATTTATGATTGGCTTGAACAGGAATATGATGTTATATCTCATACAGGAGATACAACTTTAAACTTTAACGACGAAAAGAAAGCCATGTGGTTTGTAATGAGGTGGTCTTAATGTCTGATAAGTTTCGTGTTGAACTACCTGGACAATGGCAAGCACCTTGGCCTAAATATTTTGATAATTTTTGGTCTGCCTGTCGGGACCGGGCTATTGAACATGATTGGAAAACTATCACAGTCGCTAATTATGAGCTCAAGCCTCACGGTAAACTAATTAAAACTAGTACACAAGGCTGGTACTTGCGGTGGGACGACGAAAAATATCATAACATGTTTGTATTAAAATGGTCATGATTACTCAAGAACGTAAAAGCAAATATAAGCACGTGGTCAGATTTAGTCCTGCAAGGATAGATGACGAACATTGCGAACTACGAGACTGGTGTACTAAACATTTTGGTCCAGGCGGCCGCAGTAAAAAATACAGGTGGCGGTACGGTTGGACAGATACCGAAAATGTTTACTATTTCAAATCATCTAAAGATGCCATGATGTTTACTTTAAGGTGGAGTGATGCTTAATGGGAATGTTATACGAAAATAAGGCGTGGCACATGCAGGACAAAGCAGAACGTGATAGATACTTTGATGCTATTCGCAGAATGCGTCAGGAATATTTAAATGAACATAAAGGTGTGTACGACTTAACTGCTAGGCCTACTGTACATTTTTGGGCAGAACAAAAATATGGATTTGCTATGGCATTAGATGGTACAGGAAACTATACTGCTGAATATACTGTGAAGGATCCTAAGAAGTTTATGTTATTTCAAATTAAGTATTGGCAATGAGAGATTTTAAAATACCTGCGCCACCGGGATACGAATGGAAACCAATGGAAGTTACACAAATCATTACTGATGGATGCGATTGTTATCCTTGGATGGAAACTTTTGCATGGTTACCAGTTAAAACCATAACTGGAAAGATGGTCTGGTGGAAAAAATTATATAAACGCAAGGTATGGTTAGTGTGGGGCACAGGGTTTCATATGGAACCAGAAGTGCAATATGCTACGGCATTTGATTTGATAACGGAAACAAAATGAAGATATATTTAGACATGGATGACGTTGTTGCTGATTGGCACGAAGCAGCACAAGTCTTTTTAAAGAGACGTTGGGACCAGTACGGCGAACGAATTCCGCAAGACGAATGGAATAAGATAAAGAACTGGAGCAGGTTTTATTTGAATCTACCTTTAAAGCCCGGCGCAATGGAACTAGTACACTACTGTCGAGAATTAGTTGCAGAAAGTAAAGCTGAAGAGTTGTTCTTCCTTACAGCACTCCCACACGACTATTCAATGCCATATGCGGCAAATGATAAAGTTTGGTGGGCTAATCAATATTTTCCAGGCATTCCAGTATTCATAGGCCCGTTTAGTCATGACAAGTGGAGACATTGCCAACCCGGCGACATCCTAATTGATGATAGACATAGTAACTGTAGCGAATGGCGTAGTGCTGGCGGACTAGCACACGAATATAGAAGCTGGGAAAAATGTAAACCCTGGCTAGAGGAAATCTTTAATGGCGATAGCGAACATGGGCAAAGGTTGGCCTAATTTAAATGAAGAGTTGCGTAAACAGGTCAGTAAACAGGTAGGAATGGACTCTGAAAAGAAAACCCAGAAGTACCAAGTATATGATGATCATGTGTACGAACGTAGGGTTGTCCACAAATTTGTTTTGGGCGATGTAGAAGATCCAGAGATATACATGGCCCACCCAATTTACGAATGGCAACAAACAGATCATGGAAAATGGGTAATGGCAAATGGACGCGATCCCCAATATCATATCAATGCCGATCCAATTTCGTATGGTTACCAAGTTATGATTACAGCACATATAACGCCCAAAAGATGGACAGAATATGTATTGAGAGGTTGGTACACTGGTTGACGTTCTTTCATTACGATGTTATAATACGCTATGACTAAAAAAATCTTCTACGAGAAAAAAGGACGCCGTTATGTTCCTATCGCGGAATATGATAACGAGTATTTGGATAGCTTCCCTGGTGGTGCTCATTTGGTTATTGTACGACCTGGGGTTTCAAGCCGTAAGTTCAATATTGATCCGAACTATGCGGCTCTTATAGCCGCAGGACATGTCGCTGAAGATGCGATTAGTAAACACATCATGGAAACCAGTAAGCTTCGTGTTCCAGAGCGTGACCGTAAACAGCTAACAGACGAACAGCGATTGGCTTGGGAAAACTTTAGCAAGGCCATGGGCAAGGAAGTCTATGCACTAGAATACTGCTCATACAGGGAAGCTGCTGAAGCAGGTGTAAAAGCCATGATGGAAGAAGCAGATAAATTGTTGTCTAACCCTACAGTTCGTAAGAGCTTTGAAAAGTTTCTTATGATCTGTGAACTTACAAAGGAACATAAATGAAAGACGTTTGGTTGTTTGTTAAATGGCAGTATTCAAAACTAGAGTTTTGGCAAAAGATTTTTATTGTGAACTTTTTCTTAATGGGCTTCACCGCCGCAAGGACAGATGAAGTTTCGAGATATATTTTTATCTTTACAATTATGGTTCCGTTTCTTTATATGACCAAATGGTTTCTTATAGATTCAATTAGGGCAAGTTGGAAGAAGTTTAAAGAACAAAAAGCAAATTTGTTCAACACTATTAAGGAGGCAGATAATGCAAGTAAGAGCAACTGAGAATACAGAGGAATTTGGTAAATGCGGATGTGGCCGCAGTCCAACAGGTAAGTGTATCGGTTTACATTCACTAACTGAACAACAATGGATTGAAGGCAAGACACAAATCCTTGCTAACATTGCCATGGGCCGAGGCAAAATTGGAATTGAAAAGCCTGTAGGAGAGCCCGATGATGAAGTGGTTTGATCGTTGGCTATACGGCAAAGTTCGTAATATGTGGGACAATAGCCAAAAATACGAAGAAGACATTTACATTAACAAAACGAAAGCACATAGGGGATTACAAGTGGGAACAGCAATGGCAATCGAAAAGGGCCGCGCCGAGGGCGAGGATCGTATTACTTTTGAGTTGTCTACAGCAGTAGGCGGACGAATTCTTAATGTACGCAGATATGACACTCGTACAGACAGACACGATAGCCAAACGTATGTTATTCCTAGCGGAGAAGATGTGGGTGCTAGAGTAGCAAAGATTTTGAACTTGGAATTGATTAAATAATCTAACGTACACAAGGAGAATCCTTATGGAACTTTTGACTACTTTGGTTATCATTGCACTGGGCTTTTGGGCTGGTTGGATTTCACGTGGTGTTACTATCCTATCCAGACTAGGCAACGACCCAGACCATTTTATTAAACTTCTGCAAGAAATTAAGAATATTAATAAAAAAGAAGAATCAGAAATTGACGAACAGAAAAACGGTACCGAACTTCAAATTGAAAGACACGGTGACGAACTTTATGCGTTCATCAAAGACACAGACCAATTTGTTGCACAAGGCAAATCCCTCCCAGAGTTATTGGAACAAGCCCAAAAACGATTTCCTGGTAAGAAGTTTTTTGGCTTAATTCCTCACGGCGATCCTGCCAAAGAACTTGTTTAATATTCCTAGTTATTATATACTATTTTTAGCTGATAGATTTCAGCATAAACTAAAAGAGGAAATAATAAAATGAAATATTTTAACCCAGAGACTAAGACATACAAAGTTTTTACCGCACTTTACAATGGCGAAAAGCTAACTGCCGCACAAGCCGCAAAGCGTTTCGGTGTAAAGAACCTAGCTGCTGAAGCAAGCCGCATCCGTTCAAACGGTTATGCAGTTTACACCAACAGCCGCACAGCAGGTAACGGTGTTACAGTAACTGAGTATGTTATGGGTAAGCCTTCACGTGAAATCGTAGCATTAGGCTACAAAGCAAAGGCAATGGGTATCACTCTTTAATTGAAGAGGGTAGGCCTATCCCAAAGTCAAAAAGCCCCACAGGTTGGGGCTTTTTTAATAACTACACTATGATCGATACAATTTTTAAACCCACATTAGATTGGATAAAAGATGACTGGCGCAGTAGTCCTTTTCGTTTTGTTGTTGAGCTGCTTGCTTGGGCTATCAGCATCGGTTGTAGCATCACTATGGCCGCTACGGTACCCAATCCACCACTTTTGGTACTCTATCCTATTTGGATTGCTGGCTGTGCCATGTACGGCTGGGCTGCTTATACTAGGAAATCGTTTGGCATGCTGGCTAACTACCTCTTGTTGACAACCATTGACACTATTGGTTTGATTAGGATGTTATAATGAAATTAAATGATTTGTACAGCGGAAATGAAGGCACTGTTTTTAAAATCAAGGCTATTTTCAATAAGAATGACGAAAACGATCCTTGGGTAGAATACATCAACACACGTACATTACAAGAGCACTCTTGTAGACAAGAAGCCTTCTTATCTAGATTTAGACAACTACCAGAATCTAGATAATGACTAGTTGGAAGAGTTACCATAACTACCTTTCAAACAGTTGGAACTTCAATTCAACTGACGCATCTTCAACTGGATACGAAGATGTTATGGATAAACTTATTAGCTGTTCAAAACAAGAATGGCTATCTAGAGACGAACTAGGCCGCAAACAATTAGAACAAGAAGTATTTGATATCTATAGAGCAAAAGACATACTTCCAATATTCTATTTTAATGAACAAGGATGCGAACAAGAGATTCGCACAGTCAATCAACAACACACAGAAGTTAGGAACGGACGCATCAGTGTAGGTGCTACAGGCGGATTAAGTTTCTGCCGCTTTTGGTTTCCTAATATGCAGGAAGCCTATACACTAGGTGCAAGAAATGTAAGTTTGGACAGTCGTTTCCATAACGACTCAAAGCTCAAACGTGCTATTAAGATTTGTTACCAGCACAGGGATGAAGGCGACAAAGCAGTTATTCCACAAAATATACGCCGTGCATTGGAATTGACCAATGGTGGCACAATACAAAACTTCAAACCATTAAATGCCAAAGCCATTTGGGAATATATTTGTCCTACCATGTGGGGCCGTGTGCTAGACTTTAGTAGTGGATATGGTGGCCGCATGATTGGTGCTATGACTAGCAACATGCGATATCACTACACAGGTATAGATCCAAATACCAAAACATATAACGGGTTAGTTGCTCTAGGCGATTTAATTAACGATACTATTGGTACAACGTATGAAATGCACCATACTGTATCAGAAGACTTTGATCCTGAAGCAGGTGCATATGATGCTGCATTTAGTAGCCCTCCTTACTTTAACTTAGAAACATATTGTGACGAACCTACACAATGTATGAATAAGTGTGACAATGTAGATGCGTGGTTTGAATTATATGTAGAGCCAACACTTAAAATGTTACACAAAGGCCTAGCACAAGACGGATTATATGCTGTAAACATAGCCGACTATCGTGTAAACAAAACACAGTTCCAAATTGTAGAACGTTGGCTAGAGCTGTCTAAGAAGTGCGGATTTGAATACAAAGAAACAGTACAAATGATGCTGAACACACGCCCCGGCGTAGGTAACGGCAAAATGGACAAAGTCGAAAAGTTTGAAGGCATCTATATCTTTAAAAAGACTTGACACTCGATTGCTTCGGCAATACAATTAGCATACCGGACGACAATGCGTCGAACGGATTAATCATCAAACCGTTTAGAAAGGACATATAATGATGAATTTACAAACCCTCAATACGGCTGTGAAGACTGCCGCCGCAATTAAAAACGCACAATACTCTAGCACTAAGAGTCATGTTCGTTCTATCAAACAACGATGGGACGAAACATACAAAGACCTGTCAGCGTATAACAAAGAAATTGTCGACAATTTGCTTGAACAAGCAAAAGCAGAATTCCGTCGACGCAATCCCCATTATAAAACTTGGAAAGACTTGAATTTGGCAGAAGCCAAAATGGTCATTATGAGTTGTATTAAGATTGACGGTACAATGCAACGTCAATTGGATATTTTTTGGGTACTAAAACTTCTTAATCAATTTGCCAGCACTATGGTTGTGCCAATTCAAGTGTATCGTCCAGACGCCCAAAAAGAAGAATATCTAGCTTGGGACGGGCAGCATACTATAGTATTACTTTGGCTCATTGCTACCCAATTATTTGAAGAAGACTTTGATAAGATTTACGTTCCGGTAAACCTATACCATAGTAACCTTAAAGCCGAAATGCGAGCTAACTTTATTAGTCTTAACAGTAAAGAAGGCAAAAAGATGCTCGAGGCCATTGACTTGTGGCAACAAATGATTTTTGGTGTACGCATCGATGGCGCAAAGAATCCTGCATGGATTGCCACAGAAGAAAAGCAACGCTACATAGAACAATACGGCTTGTTCGTCACTGCTAAAAAGTTCAACGACCATGAAGAACCAGGTGCAATTAGTCGTTTGAATGAAATTAACAAGCTCATGCCAGAAAGCGTTAAGTGGTTGTCAAAGTATCTGATGTTGGCAACACAACTACAACGTCCTGTAGAGGAAAAAGAACTTGTGATGATGGCACACTTCTTTGAACGTGCTCGTCTGTGCAATGTTCAAATCGACGATGCTTATGTGAAAGAATTGTATAACACAATTAATAAGCATTGGAAATGCGAGTTTGATCCTAACGGCACATTCTGGATTAAAGCAAGTCGAGCATATCATAACTGGCATAACAACTTTTCTAGTTCTGTCTATCCAGGCAAGTTTAAGAAAGAGCCAGTGCATGGTTTCCCTTACATGGTTGCACAACTCAAGAAGAGTATGACTAAAGCTGTTCCTACATCAGATAGCAATAGCCCTTATAGACCAATGGCTTCGGATTTGGAGTAAACTATGAGAGACTATAAATTCGATGTAGTTAAAAATCCTGCTCAAATGAAACGCGACTTAGGCAAAGTCTGTAAAGTCTGCGGAGAGCCCGTCAGTCAATTTGAGGGTCCTGGTAGCGATGTGCTATGTAGAGAGCACCAAATCATGCAACGTGAATATGGAGGCATGGGTCGAATTGATCGTCCGCATACATTCCATAGGAACTGGGTATGTGACGAGTGCGGTTACAATGCGTTAGAAGATCCTCGTCTAGCAGATATTGAAGACGAAATGGTGAAACGCAGAGTAGCCCGGGTTCTTATGCATGGAGATCACCAACACAGGCAAGCAGACGGTGGAGACGATTCTAAAGAAAACGTCCGCAGTTTGTGCTTTGTTTGTCATGCTAAGAAAACTATCATTAATGAGGACTATCGGAAGTAAATAGTTACATGAAAGTCCTAGTAACTGGTCACGAAGGGTTCCTGGGCAGGAACATGACTACGTGGCTTAACCAAGAGGAAGGATGGCAAGTCGAAGGATGGGAATACGATCCTAACGACTTGCCAGACGTTTCTAAGTACCAATGGGTAATACACCTAGGTGCTATTGCTGACATGACTGAAACAGATGTAGATCTAGTTATGAAACAGAACTACGAGTTTAGTCAGTGGTTGTTCAACGAGTGCAATCATCATGGAACACATTTACAATACGCAAGTTCAAGCTCAGTCTACGGAGACACCAACAACTTTAGTGAACATGCTGCTTGTCATCCACAGACTCCTTATGCTTGGAGCAAGTATCTATTTGATCGTTGGGTGTTTCAACAAAAATTTACTATAATGGTGCAAGGGTTCCGTTATTTTAACGCCTACGGACGCTGGATGCATCTCAGAGGACGTAGAGCAAATGCTATACACAAGTGGCGCACACAAGCTCGCAAAGAAGGTAAGATAACCGTATGGGAGAACGCAGAACATGTTTACCGTGATTGGACTTACGCTGGTGATATTTGCCGTCTACACATTGACTTCATTAAACAAGTTAATGGGTCTGGAATATGGAATGTTGGTAGCGGCCTTGCCCACAGCTTCTTAGATATTGCTGAAGAGATAGCAGAACAAGAAGGTGTACCTATTGAGTTCGTACCCGTCCCAGACGAAGAGAAAAACCGCTTTAGACACAAAACTAAAGCAGATTTGACTAATTTAAAAGCTACCATAGGCAAACGTAAATGGCTCAATGTATTTGAGTACCTTGCTCAGTAATACTAATAAATATAGTATTAACTGGGCAGTACTATGAGAGCAAAAGATATCCTAAACGAAGACTGGAACAAGGTCAACAAAAAAGATAAAACAGACGGACTAAGCCAAAAAGCTGTAAATGCATACCGTCGCGAAAACCCTGGCAGTAAACTACAAACAGCGGTTACTACTAAACCAAGTAAGCTGAAGAAAGGTAGTAAAGCCGCCAAACGCCGCAAGAGCTTCTGTGCTCGTATGTCAGGCAATAAAGGCCCTATGAAGGACGAAAAAGGCCGCCCAACTCCTAAAGCAAAAGCACTACGCCGTTGGAACTGTGAAGAGGATATTCAACAGTTAGAACAGCAGTTAGACGAAATCAAGAAAGGCCAGAAGGACAGTAACGGTTTTACCAAGTGCTGGTCTGGATATCATGCTGCCGGCACTAAGAAGGGCAAGAATGGTAAGACCGTGCGTAACTGTGTGCCAAATGAAAGTGTAGAAGAAAGCAAAACACAAAAACAAGAAGCACCTAAGCCACGTAACTTTGTAGCTAAGAATGCTATCAATACAGGTGCAGGCGCACACAAAGATAAAAAGAAAGCTGCCAAGCAAGGCGATACAAAGCACAAAGGCAAGATGATGGATATTGCCGAAATGGAAACAGTTTTAGAAAAGGCCAGTCGACAACTTTGCAAAAGTTCAACACCAGACGAGGATTTAGGAGCAAGTAACTTGGCATCGTGTAAGAGCCAGGGACTACGTGCTCGTGACGGTGAGAAGAGTCATTTGATTACAGCGGGTGAGAGAAAGGTTCGAATTAAAGTTGGCGGCAAGCGTATTAAGGGACGTAAGTACGGTGGTCCACTTCCAGACTACGGAACACGCAAGGGACAATAATGCGCTTTAAAGAATTTTCAATTGCAGAAAATTACGACAGCTTTGTTCAGGCCTTGATTGGAAATGGAAAAGTTGGCTTTGGTGCGTTTGCACCTGTAGATAAACCAACACAACCTCAGTCTACTGAGTTTGATAATAATCCGTTTAATCCTGACAGTAAAACTACACCGCAAATTAGAACAGATATAAAAAGTGGATTACCAGTTAAAGGTCCTATAAGCAGTGGCTTTGGTAGAAGAGCTAGTGGCATGCATTACGGTACAGACTTTGCTGTTCCTATCGGGACTCCTGTCGTTGCTCCAGACGATGGAGTTGTGTGGCAAGCAGGTTGGGGTGGTGATGCAGGCATCATGGTTGCTATCAATTCTAGCAACGCTCAACACAAGTTAATGCACCTAAGTCAAGTTAAAGTAAAGCCTGGAGAAAAAGTTAAGAAAGGACAAGTAGTTGGTCTAAGTGGCAACACAGGATACAGCACAGGTCCACACTTACACTGGTCAAAGTATATTGCGGGTAAACCCGTTGACCCTATGAAAAATGTTGGATAAATTATGAGATTTAACGAGTTTAACGAAAACTTTGATACATTCGTAAAAATGTTGATTGGTACTGACAAAGGCGGCCTGGCATCGCTTGGCCTTCCAAAACTTCCAACATCAGACGATAAAACAAACAGTGAGCCAACAAACAAGCCAACAAACAAACCAGGTGATGCTACGATAAACAAGTCATCGTCAACTGTTTCAAACGGATATACACCTGTTGGAGCAACACCTGCACAAATGAAACAATACGGTCCTAGCTCTAAAGATAAGATTGATTGGCGAGAGATGCGTTCTTACATCGCAAGCAAATTAAGTTTTAATCATGCTGTTGCTATGGTAGTAAACTGCAAATGGGAAAGTGGTTGGCAACCAGGGCGTTGGGTACACAGTGATGCCAGTCAAGGTCCTAGTGGCGGGTTGTTTATGTTTCATGATGCAACCTTTAGCGGCAAAGGATTTTTTAGTTCAATGGTAGAAGCTTGTGGTGGGCCAGGCAAGTGGCAAACCAACTGGAAGGGACAGATAGACTTTGCACTATCGTCTTCAATAGGAAAAGGTCCTGCATTCGCAGCTATGAAATTTAATTCACCAGAAGAAGCAACTTACTGGTTCTGTAAACATTTTGAACGTCCAAGAGATGCAGAGAACAAAGCAAGACAACGTGCCAAAGAAGCTCACCTCTATAGCAAGTAAAAATAAATATTTCATGAACTTAACCGGCAACATTTTAATTGCACCCCCTGCATTAAAGGGAAACTTCTGGCACAAAGCAGTTATCATGATAACTGAACATCATAATAAAGGTAGTGTTGGTCTAGTACTGAACAGAAGAAGTAATCTAAGCGTAGTTGAGTTTGCAGACCAACTAGGCTTCGCTATTGATGTACCAGGTTTTGTTTATGTAGGCGGACCTGTCAACACTAAGAGTTTGTGCTTATTACACACAAACGATTGGATTAGTAAAAACACTTTACAAATAGACGACACGTTTTGTTTAAGTTCCGCAGACGATATTCTTCCAAGATTGGCCATGGGAGATGCTCCTGAGCAGTGGAGAATGTTTTTAGGATTATCCGGTTGGGCACCCGGACAATTAGCAGCAGAAATCAAAGGAACTCCGCCCTGGAATGAACAACACAGTTGGTGCATTGCCAGTGCAGACGAAGAAATGGTTTTTGGTTCGGACGAAAAGGATCAATGGTGCAAAGCCCTTGATCGTTCTGGACTAGAATTTGCCCAAAATCTATTCGCTTAAACCAGTTGACATAAGTACAATATGAGCTTATAATTAAGCTCTTAGGATGGGTCTGTAACACATCTGAAAAGGAAATAACATGTCAGACACTCTAGTCTTGAACGCTGATGGACAACCAGTTAGCTACTTGCCTTTGAGCACTATCAATTGGCAGGAAGCAATCCGTTACATGGTCTTAGATAAGGCCAATGTACTGTCTTGGCATGAGAATTGGATCGTGAGATCTGCCCGTTGGGAAACCCAAGTTCCTAGCGTTATCATGCTAAGAGATTATATGAAACCAAAACATGCCGTTCGTTTTAGCCGCGGTAATGTATACCTACGAGATGGCGGCGCATGCCAGTACTGTGGTATCGAAGTAGAGCGTAAAGATTCTACTCTGGACCACGTACATCCAATCTCAAAAGGTGGTAAGACTGTTTGGGAAAACTGTGTAACGGCCTGCGGTCCATGTAATGCTGATAAAGCTGATAAGACCCATACCCACAAACCTAAAATCAAACCTTACAAGCCAGAGTACTTCGAACTTGTAAATAAGCGTAAGAAGCAAGGCTTCAACGTGAGGTTCGATGAATGGTTACAATATATTTAAAACAGTGGTTTTGGAAAATCCTAGGCTTTTGTAGCCTAGGTCTAGCGTATGTCGGTGTGGTAACACCCGGCATACCCTATAGTCCCTTTGTGGTATTTGCAGCATATTGCTTTGCCAAAGGCAGTCCCCGTATGCATGCCTGGCTGTACAATCATAAACTATTTGGCCCGTTTCTTACCAATTGGGGCGAGAAGCGAGTATTCCCACAAAAGATGAAATACTTCATGTTGGCCATGATGAGTACCAGTCTTTTGATAATGTATTTTACAGGAGTTCCTACCCGTGGATTGGTATATACTGGTATTTTTATGGCCCTTGTTGCCATTTGGGCTTGGCGTTATCCTTCCTCTGTTGCCGAACATGATCGACGCATTGAAGAAGGTCGTAAGATAGGCTGGTTCAACAATTATATTTAAAATACGGCTAAATACTTTACAAATATGCATATAGGAGAGTATTATGCCAGATTTATACAATTCAGACCTAGGTCAAAACACTAGGAGAGTTATTCCTAGTAGTGAACTAGGAACACCCAAAATTACGCCCATAATTTTAAATACCAACGGGGAAACATTACCTAGCGGTAATACTGCATGGGCACCTAACGACAGCACTAACGCAGACAACTACAGCATTACCAGTGACTTCCAGTCACAGAACAGCGATGTATTCCTAGCAGTACAGGCAGTGCAACAGTACTGCGAAGTCTATGAAGTAGGCTGTACCAGTGACAGCAATCGTTTAACTATAATGTGTAGAGATTCAAGTATCCCTTACGATGCGGGTACTACTTTCCTCAACGAAGGCAGTACTATTACTATACTACGAGATGCAGTACGTACTGCCCTAGGCGGTGCAGAAATACTCTTGTTGATTGGTCAGATCGGCGACAGCGACACAGACGGTTAATAGCAGTTATTAATCCGATACCAAGCCCACTTTTACAGTGGGCTTTTTTATCAAATGATATTCAAACACAACGATAAATATTAGCTGTTAATATAGGATTTCATAATGAAAAAGTTTCTAACACTTTTATTGCTAGTTCCAACACTAGCATTAGCACAAAAAGCACCCAAAGGCGTTACATATGACGCACAAATACTAAGAGTGAGCGATGGCGATACAGTTGTTATCGCCGCTCCCTTTTTACCACCACCTCTTAAGCCAGAACTTGCTGTTAGAGTCTACGGAGTTGACACACCAGAAAAAGGGCACAGAGCACAATGCCCTAGCGAAGCACAACGAGGAGAAGCCGCATCTGCTTTTACTAAAAATGCAATCGCCCAAGCCGCAGCCAGTGGCGGTAAATTTCAAGCTACACTCTACGGATGGGACAAGTTTGGTGGTCGTGTTCTTGGGGACATTTTAGTTAACGGACAGAGTTTACGTGCAGCACTAATTGCCAACGGCTTTGCTCGCGAATATTACGGCGATGCAAAACAAAGCTGGTGCCAGTAATGAACCCAAACGATTATCCAGTTTACCCGGAGGATGATGGCTATGACCGTCCAAGAAACCCTTACAGCCCTCACTAAAAATTTTGTAGCAGGACTTGTTATGTACAGTATCAGCATGAGTCTTGCTTATGGCGGCTATGCTGGCCAAGACTATAGCGATTGGTGCGATCCTAGATTCTGTTGCCCACCAGAGACACCAAATGAGAGCAAATGAATTTACACCTGGTAACAGAGACTTAATCATCTTTGATATAGATGATACGTTGTTGCATACGACTGCAAAAATTAAAGTTGTGCAAAATGGACAAGTAGTTAGAACACTAACTAATCAAGAGTTTAATAACTATAAACTTGCTCCTGGCGAAGAATTTGACTTTGGTGAATTTAGAAATGCTGAAAAGTTTCGTCAAGAAAGCAAACCAATTGCTCCAATGATACGAAAACTAAAAACCATACTAAGTCATGCGGGTAATGCTAAAGTTATCATGCTTACTGCTCGTGCAGACTTTGATGACAAAGAAACGTTTCTGCAAACATTCCAAGACCTAGGCATTGACATGAGTCGTGTCCATGTACATCGTGCTGGTAACTTGCCAGGCAACGAAGCTCCTGCTTATAAAAAAGCTGTATGGGTTCGCAAATACTTAAACACAAGACAGTACGGGCATGTTCGTTTGTACGATGATTCAATGAGCAACTTAAAAGTCTTTAAAGATCTTAAAAAAGAATACCCACAAGTTGATTTCCGTGCTTTATATGTTGGACCAACCGGCAGTACACAAGTTATTGAAAACCAAGACGACTACGAAATACATAATTATGAAAAGTTAGACAACATTCTTTCTGAACTTGCAGATTTAGTAATAAAAGGGCAAAAGAAAGATGCTGACAAATATGGAATGGTAGCAGCCGCAGTATTGGATAACGACAACAATCTTGTACAAGGTATTAATCTTCCAGCACCCAACGGCAAACGTAGACACGCAGAACGTGTAGCCATTGACAGATATGTAGAACAGTACGGAGACATTCCAGCAGGCAGTATTATTATTACCACTTGCAGTCCATGTAGCGAACACATGGACGAACGTTATGGTGAAGACTGTACAGAACTAATTAACCAGCATGGTGTTAAGAAAGTTTATGCAGGTTATATGGATCCAACACAAGAAGAAGAACACAGAGATTTTAATATTATGGAAACTGAAAATAGTTCCATAAGAGATATGTGTAAAGAGTTTGCTGATACATTTTTACATCTAAAAGAAAACTTTGCAGATGGCCGTAATCCACAAGACAAAGGAGATGCTAAACGTCACGGTATCAATACCAAAGCCAGCGTAAGCAGTTTACGCAAGACTGCCAAGCAAGGCGGCCGCAAAGGACAATTAGCACATTGGTTAGCTAACATGAAAGCCGGGAGGGCAAAAAAGAAATGAAGAAACTATTAGTAATTCTTGCAGTTTTTAGTTTAACTGGTTGTAGCACAATCAAAGATTGGATTCCAGTTCGCTGGGATGCAAACCAAAGCCAGTCAATAACATCAATACAACAAACAACTCGTAACTTTGATTGTAAAGGCGACATTGCACAACAGTCAAAAGACCTATCACAAAAGATTGAATGGTTTGACATATATGCAAAAAGCAAACCAACACGCGATGTAATTGTGCCAGTGGGTAAAATGCAAGACTCTGTAAAAGAAATGGTAGATCGCACAGCCAAAGGACCAGTAAGTCCTACATACTGTGAAATCAAAAAGAAGATATTAATTCAACAGGCTGATATGATTGCTCATACAGTACAAGGGAGATTCTAAATGTCAGATAGTTTATTTCAGTTAGCAGGATGTGGTTTACCTTGGGCAGAGACTCGTGCTCAAATGGCACTACAAATTGCTGAAGCAAACCGCAATGGCGAGATTAGTGCAGACGAAGCTCGTGCATTATTGGAAGATTTAGTTAATACAGATAAGTTAAACGAAGAAGCAACTAACGCCGAAGCTCGTTCAATGCTGGTATTTGGTGTTACTCAAATTGCTCAAATGCTTGTTTAAGAGCATTTACTAGATCCTCTATCATTCCATCATCGTGAAACGGAGTAGGTGCAAATCGCAACCGCTCCGTTCCTACATCTACTGTAGGATAGTTGATAGCCTGAACATAGATTCCATGTTCATTAAGCAAGTAATCACTCATAGCTTTGGCTTTCTTAGCATCGCCTACTAGCACAGGAACAATGTGACTGGTACTGCAATCCATCACAGGAATACCTGCTGCCTTTAATCTGTGCTTTAACTTACGAGCACGTTCCTGATGCTTTTCGCGTACTTCTGGATGAGCCTTTAACCATTTGATGGCTGCTAATGCACCTGCACAGGTAACTGGACTCATTGATGTTGTAAAGATAAATCCAGCGGCAACACTACGAATAGCATCGCCTACAATTTTATCGCAGGCAATATAGCCGCCCTGTACTCCATAGGCTTTACCTAGTGTACCGTTAATAATATCAATCTTACTCTCTGCTCTAAGTTCTTCAACTTTACCTGCACCTGTCTCACCGTAAAGTCCTACGGCATGCACTTCATCAATGTAAGTTATGGCTTTATACTTCTCTGCTAACTTAGCAATTTCTTTAATGTGTCCAACATCGCCATCCATACTGTACACACTTTCAAATACAACACATGGTGTATTGCCTTTGGCAAAACTAATTTTAAGTTTTTGTTCTAGATCTTCTAAGTCGTTGTGTTTAAAGACAACTTTGGGTGCTTTGCTATGACTAATACCAACAATGATACTGTTGTGATTGTTCTCATCGCTGATGTATTCAATATTAGGAATAATCTTAGCTAAGGCAATCAGTGTCCATTCGTTAGCTACATAGGCACTTGAAAATAGTATTGCTTTTTCTTTTTTGTGTAACAGAGCGAGTTCATGTTCTAGTGCCACATGATAGTGACTGGTTCCGCCAATATTACGTGTACCACCAGATCCACTGCCTGTGTGGTCCAATGCGGTGTGCATGGCATCTAGCACAACTTTATGCTGGCCCATGCCCAAGTAATCGTTACTACACCAGTTTACAATGTTCTTAATATTGTAGGGACCGTACCAAATAGCCTGTGGGAATTTGCCGTTTTCGCGCACAATATCATTAAACACACGATATTTGCCCGATTCTTTAAGATCTGAAATTAGTTTTTCAAAAGGTTCTTTGTTTATCATAGTGACGTATTTAACACTAAATACTGGATACAGGAAAAAATCATGAGAATTCAGGATATCATACGCAGTTTTATTAACATGGTGGACCAACAAGAACGTCCGCCAGAACCAGAGCAAGTGACTACAGTTATTGTAGCGCATCCTACAGCAACAATAGACGAACCAGAAGATGCTAGTCCGTTAACTCACGCAGGAGACGATATCCGCAGATTTAAACAGATTGTGGACCTAGCAGACAATGATGGTGTTGAACCTTACGGCAACACACCAAAAGAAAAATATGCCAGTATTGATAGTGTAACCTGTGATGCAGGCGGCGGAATGCAAGCACCTAAACATCCAGCAGACATTCGTGTACAACACCCAAGTATGTATCCTGGTCATCAACACCAGATAGGAGAGTAATATGTCAGCAAATGGAATTAGTACTCTTGCAACAAAAGAATTAAGACAAAAAGCTAAACTAGCGTTAGCTCAACAAGATAGATTTGCTGATGGTGAGACTAGGGTCTACTACGATATTACACAGTTGCCTACACAGTATGACGACAACGGCATTATTGATAATCCAAACGTAGGGGGACTAGTTGTTGGTCGTCCGTGGACAGTTGCACCAACAGTAGACGGCGCAGGATTATATCGCAGAACTTATACAGGTTATTGGGCAATAGATCCTACTTGGTTTGATGGAAAAACAGCAACAGCAGGCACGGCCACTAACGGGTTTGCCTTTGCAGGAACATCACAAACAAGTTATATGTGGACAGGCTATTTTAAGCCAAACACTACAGGCACTTGGACTATTTACACTTCGGGTATTGATGACAGTTGTGCTGTTTGGATTGGTCCAACAGCATTAACTGGATACACTTGGGCTAACGCAGACGGCAAAGCAGACCTAGCTACTGTTGGCGCTTCGTTCAGTTTTACTAAAACAGTAATAGCTGATACTTACTATCCAATGCGTGTAATATATGGTAACAACCCTGGAGTTGGGCAAATGGCATTGAACTGGAACAGTGGCAGTGGTGGCAATGCCAGCTGGGCCGGCAAACTATATTACAATACTGCCACTGGCGGGTTCTAACAATGGGCGTTCAACAACCTAATTCAACCAACTACCAGCATCCTAACGAGCCTAATCTTTTAGACTTGCACAATTCGATGCAGTATAATAACGCAGGTCAACCGCAGGTGCGTGTACACGTTGACGGTATCAGCCTCGAGGGTGATGTCATTGTAGAAAGAGTTAAACTGTGGGACGGTACTAACGATCTGTTCTTTGATTCAACAGTCAATGATGGTGAAGCATCTCCAACAGTAGTGTTACCTACGGAAAACCACAACATGGTGTTCAATGGAAGCACTTGGGACCGTATGCGTGGTAACATTGCGGATGGTGTGCTCGCACAGATAAGCAACGACTATCTTGCCATCAGCAAAGACACTAATGCCAACAGCGACACTAATCGTATATTTGTTAACACAACGGGCACAGTAGAATTAGGTACTACAACATTAACCGCGTTAGAAACAATCACAGTTAATCAAGGCACTAATCCTTGGACAGTAACTGGTAATATTAATGCTACAATATCCGGTGATGTATCTGTTGCTGAAATGAACCCAGACGCATTTGGTCGTCAACGTGTTAGCGAACTGTTTACACTTGGCGACTACAAGCACATCTACGCTATAGATCCAAACTTTCTTGACAGCACTGCTAATGGTGGTACAGTGACATTTAATTTGGATCAAGCCGCAGCCGTGTTGGCTACTTCTTCTAACACAGGCAGTTATGCCATACATCAGACTAAGTTTTATCATCACTACCAACCAGGTAAGAGTCAACTGATCTATAGTTCAGTAAACTTTCGTGCTCCACATCGCAATGTTACCAAACGCACAGGATACTTTGATGATAGAGATGGTATCTACTTTGAACAAGTAGGCAGTGACACAGCAGATGGTACAACGGTAAGCACTAGTACACAAACACTAAACTGGGTCATAAGAACTTATGTAGGCGGTAGCCCCAGCGAAGCAACATTCAACACAACTGTCAATGGGTTGGCTTATACATACAAGCGCCGTGTGCCGCAGAGTGAATGGAACGTAGACCCTTGCGATGGTACAGGCCCAAGTGGTTTTAAATTAGACATTACCAAAACACATCTAGCCTGGATAGATTTTCAATGGTTAGGCGTGGGCCGTGTTCGTTGTGGATTCGTTCACAACGGAGCATTGATAACAGCACACGAATACTATCACAGCAATGTCTTACCCACAGTTTATATGAGCAATCCTAACTTGCCTGTACGCTGTGAAATACGCAATACTGGTACAACACCCGGCGGAGCATTTGATCAGATCTGTTCTTCAGTGATGAGCGAAGGCGGATATGTAGAGTCGGGCATTGATTGGAGTGTCTACAGTACAAACCGTGCTACTCCCACTCCAGGACAGACACGATTTCCTTTGATTGCTATTAGATTGAAAAACACTTTCCAAAGCTATCCTAACAGATTAAGTGTGCGTCCATTGAGTCTTGGCTTGTTTGCCAAAACGGAACCCATTGTCTATGAAGTTGTTAAACTGCCTAGTGTGGCTAGCCTAAGTACCACAGCACCTGGCGGACTAGTATGGACTAGCGCCAACGATAACAGCGGAGTTGAGTACTGCGTCAATGCCACAGGATTTACTGCGGCTGATGTTGATAGATTTGCTTCTGGATATGTACCCAGCGGTTCAAGCCAAAACAGTCTAAGTCCAGTGGCCACAGGTCCGCTTACTGCGGCAAAGAAAAATATTATCAGCCAAAATATCGACAGTACCAGCAGTGAAGTGTTTGTAGTTATTGTCAGCACTATATTTGCCGGCAATCAGTTAACCGCAGATGTAGCCTGTGCTATACAATGGCGTGAGATTTATTAAAAGATAAGTATTATTATGAAAATGCATCAACTGTTAGAAACTCCTTTAGAACCCACCGGCGACCCTAATGATCCTATGATCTACGGACATGCTAAAGCCAACCCAATGAGTCTTAAAGGACGCATTATGCAGGCTCGTGCTCAGTTAAAAGATCTAGCGGAACGTGCAGAATCAAACGATTTGGCAGTATGGCAAAGTATTTGTCGTGATGCCAAGGGTGGGTTGTTCATGGGCCTTGAGCAAAACTTAGAACAGATTCGTCACGGCATCAGTGAACTAGCCGCAAAACGTAAGAAAGGCGGAGTTGCTAGTAGAGGCATTGATAAAAACATTAGTGAGTTTGCTCCTAGCGACGGCGGAGACAGCGAAGAAGATAGTCTACGTAAGTATGCCCGTATGTGGTACACTGGTAATGAACGTGTACAAGAGCAAGTTGAAAAAATCTTAGCCCGTATGGGTTGGGAAATTGGCGAGTTAGAATCAGAAGAAGGCGGTGCATTTGTTGTGCAGGCCGGAGACGAGAACGGTGACAGTTACATTGGTTTTGCTCCGCAAGAATTAACTGAAGCATGGAGCAAGAAATATAAGAACAGCATTAACTGTAGTAATCCAAAAGGGTTTAGTCAACGTGCTCATTGTCAAGGTAAAAAGAAGAAATGAAAGTCAAAGAAATACTAACTGAAGGAATGACACGTAAGGACACTTACACAGTTCTACTTGACTTCATTAAGTTTGCCGCAGAGCATTTAGAGCTAGACAGCCTCCCTAAGTTTGATTTTAAGTTTGACACAAGTCGTAGTGTAGAACATCACAGCTTTGGCGGATATGGTAGTGAGCACATTAATATCACAGTAGTCAATCGCCATATTATGGATGTGTGCCGTACATTGGCACATGAACTTGTCCATTACAAACAAGATCTAAATCACGAACTGGACGGTGACGATCCAGGTGCAACAGGTAGTCCACAAGAAAATGAAGCCAATGCTGAAGCGGCTGTCATTATGCGTAACTGGGGCAAAAAGCATCCTGACTTGTTTGACAAACAGTCAATCACATAAAAGAAAAAGCACCCTAAGGTGCTTTTCTTATTTTTATAGTATCAATCTACTCATGCCCAATGGGCGATAATAAACCTTTTAGGTATTAATATCAATATTACTTCTTAGCGCCGGCATTAACAAATGAGTACATTTTTTCAGCAGCTTCCAATACCTTGTCCATTCCTGGATATTCAGGCATTGATACTGTGCTAACAAGTTGTCCAGTCTTTTCGTCTTTAGCGGCAGATAGTTGCCAACCTGCAAACTTAACTTGGAATTCGTTGTTAACATGATCCTTGGCAAGTGCTAGAATGTCTGCACGGATTTCGTAGCCGTTTTTATTAAATTTAACTTCTGGTAGTTTTGGTGTTTCAAATTGTGACATAATATTCTCCTTTGTGTGTGTATGTCTTGTACCTTAGGCGGTACCTTCCTTCTGCGGAAACAATACTTTGGATACTGAATCTACGGAATACTTAGCCATATCAATGGTGTTATTAACTGCCATTTTGGCAAATTGTGTTTGTGCATCAATATATGCGTGTGCTGCTTTGTTTAAAGCAGGATCTTTAAAAATCTGATCAGTAATGATCTTCTTAGTTGACTGGAATGAGTCGATATAAAAGTGTGGTGAAAACATAACTTCTCCTTGTGTGTTAGTGTATGTGTTATTATATATCCCTAAAGGATAAAAATCAAGAGTTAACATGGTTTAATGTTGCCAATTAATCTCTAAGCATTATTTCTTTAGCTAAGTCATGTCTGCCCATGCGAGCGAATGTTGCTGCGGCTTTGGCTTTTCCAATGCCTTCAAAAAAAGAGAAAAAACTAGTGATAAATGATTTCATATTAAATTTTCCTTGTGAGAATTGTAGTTGAACTGCTGGATATAGCTTTCTAACTGTGCGGCATCGGTAATGCCTTTGGTGCGTAGATATTCGTCTAAGCGAGTTTGATAAGAGCTTGATGGGAACATCTCTGCTAGTCGCTCTAAAATGGCTAGCATGTTCCTTGATAGGGTTTGCATTTTACTTTCCTCTGTAAGTGTGTGTAGCAACTCATGGTTTCTACTGAGTATTTATACCGACCAAGCTAGGACTTGATTTTATTAAAACAATATTGTAATATGCCATAAATACATGTGGAAAATAACAATTATGCGTAAGAGTACTAGATCAATATTACAAGAACTTTCGGACTTAGGTATCAGCAGAGATACCGATTTAGTTATAGAAAGCAGGGGGTCGAACTTGATTCAAAGTGCGATCAATTTACTGACTTTGATTAAAGAAAACTACGATATAGAAACAGCCGCAGAGCTAGAGCGTCGCTTTATCAACAGTATCAAAGCAGGAGATGCTACAAAATTCAAACGCGGCATCAAGCGTATTCAAGAAGGTAAAGACAATGGCTGAAAAGGGCAGTAAGATATTCCCAGATACCGTTCCTTTTCAAAAGAAGTATGCGGACGAGCTTAGAGATAAAATGAACAAATACCTAGCCAAGCTAGGTTTAGAATGTGTGCCTGTAGGTTCAACTAGCGATCCAGATCGTGACCCAGAAGAGATGGCCAGTGATTTAGACAACATGGTCGATTTAGACGATATTATACAGAAGCTCAATGTAGAACCAAATCCAGCAGATAAAAAAGATACTGTTGAAAAAGCAGCTCGCAGAGCATTGTCAGATGCTATACAGCAGTTAGGGTTGCAAACAAGCCAAGCAGGAGTAAATGTATTTGTTCGTTTACCATATGGTCCTAATGCACACCAAGTAGACTTAGAGTGTATTCGTAAAGTAGGTAAAGTTCAGCGTTACCACCAACATAGAATCCCACGCGGTAGCCCATACAAAGGCGTAAGCAAACAACTTATGATTGCTAGTCTAGCAAAACAAAAAGGTTATGTTTATAGTGCATGGGAAGGATTGTATGCCCGTACTCCTGAAAACAAAAAAGGCGAGTTAGTTGCGGATGACTGGGACGACATAGCGAAGGTGTTATTGGGTCCTAAAGCAACCGGTGAAAACTTAGGAAGCGTTGAAGCTATTATGAAGAGCCTGCCATCAGATCAAGCTCAAGCATTATTGGCCCATGTACAACAAGACAAGAACTGGGTTGAAAAAGGCCGTGCGCCAGTACAAGAAAACAGTCTAGACTGGTTCAAAAACATCTATAAGAAAATAGGCGTATAAGCCCATTTTTTTCTAACCGAACTAAATACATATACAAAGCTCACAGAGTAGTGAGTTATGAAACGCATATTAGAGGAGAATTATTATGCCATCATTAGTCGGAGAAACAGTAGCAGCCAATTATTTAAAAGCTGCTCCATCAAGCCAATTTGGCACACGTCACTTAGAAGTTATCAAAGTAGCTATCGACGGTGTTTATGTCAGCTACGCAGACGCAAACAGCTTGTTCAGCAAGTCAGTTCGTGCTTTACAACAAACAGCCGAAGTATACGCAGTTTTCACACCAATTGATGACTCAACTGATTACTTCCACGCAATCATCGCAACAGATACACAATGGGACGGCGACACAGCCGCTCAAGGTACAACTGGCGGTGCAGCAGGTAACGGTGGTTACGGTGTTCTAGAAACAGCAATCGCAGCAGGTAATGGCGGTACAGCAGCAACAGTTACTAAGCCAGCAGGTTTCGTAGCAGCTCGTGCTTAATTAATTCCTAGGGATGGGAAGGAAGGGCCTAGTTTAACTAGGCCTTTTTTTATGGCTGTTAAATATAGCCATGCAATATAAACTCTATACCACAGTTGACATTACCAACACCGGTCAGTACCGTACTGAGCCAGGCAAAGAACACTTACGTTGGAAAGAACAAAACTTTCAAACTATACTGCAAACACTGGGTATTAGAGCTAATGTTAGCTTTACAGAAAAACCAGTAGTTAGTGAGATGCGAGGAAGTCTAGTAGGATTTAATACAGATGAAATCGTCCGTGTTTGGCGCTTTGATTTTAATACCGAACGAGAATTTTTATTTGAAAAAGATAACAATCCTATTGGCCTAATGATAGAAGACTTTGAAGGAATTCCATATATTAGCGGCTTAGATGAATGCATGGAACAAAACTACAACGTATTTGTTACAGACGGTGTTGCTCGAAACATAATCTTTGTAAAAAAATAATAAATATATCTGTAAAGGCACATCAATTCAGGCAAATTAATCATACACCAAATACCGTATTTGGACACATTAATTAAAGGAACCGCCGACGATGGCCACAAAAGAAGCAGTTGCACAACTGGCTACGCTACCTGAACGTGTAAGCGTACTAGAAACAAAAGTTGAAAATATTAACGACAAGTTAGTCGATCTTAAAACTGATGTTAAAGACATGCACGACTGTTTAGATCGTACTAGAGATCAACTAGATCTAAAACTAGATAGTATGCTAGATGAGTATAGATCGAGCAGAACTCAGTTTTATGCACACGCCGATAAGCTAAACCTTGAACAAACAGAGCAACACAACGCTCTTGCTAGTAAAATTAACGAACTAGAAAAAGTTAAAAACAAGTGGACTATGTACGCTATGGTTGCTCTTGCTTTTGCAGCTGGCACTGGTTGGCTAAACGCAGTAAACTTTCCACACATTCTTAAGTTCTTAGGACTCTAATTCTGTTAAATACAGAATGAAAGTTCAAGAGCTATCCCCAGATCCAATCACGCACAACGACCAGCTTAACCCTAAGCTATGGGCGGATGATCGTCTTATTCCTGAAGTAAGACGACAACTGTTGATTATTGCCAAACACTTTGCTGAATATTTAAACGTTGAAAGACTTAACCTAAAGGATATAACCATCAGCGGATCAAACGCCAGCTTTGGCTACAGTGACAGCAGTGACTTAGACTTACACTTAGTAGCTGTAGTTGACACTCCAGAAAAAGCTGAACTGTACGATGCTAAAAAGAATGTATATAACTCTAGATACAATATTACAATCAAAGATATTGATGTAGAATTATATGTACAGGATGCACGACAAAAACATCACTCATCAGGCATATACAGTATACTAAACGACCAATGGATCAGCGAACCCAAACCAGGCGCACCTAAAGCAACAGCTCAAGAAGTTAAAAGCAAAGCACGAAACTATTCAGCAAAGATCAATCAAGCTCTTAAGTCTGACGAATTAGATACTGCTAAATCAGCCATGGCTGGCCTTAGAAAATTACGTCAAGCTGGACTAGAAGCAGGCGGCGAACACAGCGTAGAAAACCTAGCATTTAAGTTGCTAAGAGCCCGCGGCCAAATTGATAAATTGCGTAAATATATAGATAAATTAGAAAGTGCTAGTCTTAGCATTGGAGAACATAATGAAAGTTAAACAAATCGTAAGCGAACACAAGAAAGGTGTTAGAGCTCACATCTATAATAAGAAAGCTACTACCAAAGCTCAAGGCCCAGTTCCATTATACGGTCCTGACAAGAACGATGCTAAGTTGAAGCCTGTTAAAATTAACGAAGCTCCAGAAGATGCGGCGATAATGGCACAAGTAAATGCATTGAAACAATCTAATCCACAGTTTGCAGCAGAGCTTCAAGCAAAGAAACTATCGCTAGTTCGCGGTATTTTGCCAGACGCACAAAAGCACAACGCTGCAGTAATGCAACAATATAAAATGTTAGTTCAAAAATATTCTGGAAAATCAGTACAAGAAGAAATGCCAGGACAAATGGTAGGCAAAGTTTCGCAGGTCAAACCCGATGGTTCAGTAGATATTGCAACGCCAACGGGAGTAAAAACTGTAACTGCAACACAGTTAACACCAGGTACGGGCAACACACTACAAATGCAAATGCCAAAGATAATTCCAGGCATGGATGTTAAAGTAGCAGAGTCCTTGGCGGATATTCGAAAGTTAAGCGGGCTATGAAAATACACGAACTATTAGGATATTCTAGCCCAGTTGGCAAATCTCGCGATAACATGGCCGAGATGATCAGCAGCTTTCAAATCTACACAACCAACGAAGAAGCAAAGTTGCTTAAAAGATTAAAAACTCCAGTTAAACTCAGCTCGTTGGGTGAACACGATCAATTCACAATCGAGGGTATGATTCGTAAAAGTTTGGTAACTAAGATAGGACACAACGATCCTAAGGTAGTAGCCAATGAAAAAATCAACTCGTAAAACGCCCACTATTAGAATAAAAGAGCTGGCCAAAGATCTTACTTCAGAATTTGGCAAAACCCTGCAGCTTACTGTGTTGGCCGATGGTAGTATAGCTTACAAAGATTACATTGTAAAAAAGACAACTAAGGGCAACTGGGCAATACTCAATCGTAGAAACAAAATGTATGTAGAAGAATTCTACTTAAAAACATGTGCTCTGCTAGCGGCCAAGGCGTACTATCAAGTTAACTTGGAAAAGTTTCAAGAAATCAAACGCTTAGACACACTTTACTGGGCTAACTACACAGATAGTATAGTGTTCCAGAACAACATCAAGACTGCAAAAGAATTAGAGCGTTTTCTAATTTTGTTAAATAGATTAGAAGAGAGTAACTTACGAAAACAGTACTACCAGGATGAAATTTCCAGGATGTTTAAATGGAGTTTCGTATAAATACGTAATAAGATTTCTAGGACAGAATCATGCAAATTAGAGAATTTCAAAAACCAATTACCTCAAAGGTACTAAATGAAAACCTAGCTAAGAAGTTTGGCTATACCATTAACTTCGAACAGTTTTCAGACGTGCAACTTGAAGATGCACGTAACAAGCTTCGCACTAGACTAAGTCAAATGGAGCTTTCAGAAGCATTTGATTCTGTGCTTGAAAGCCCACAGTATCAAAAAACACGTTTAATGCTAGATTGCATTAATCAAGAGATTCTAGAACGCGAAATGACACCAGCTGAAAAAAGCAAAGAAAAAGATATTAAGAAGAAAACAGACAAGTCAGATATGAAGGCGTCTATGAAAAAACAATACGGCAAAGAAAAAGGCGAGAACGTATACTGGGCAACTATCCGTAAACGTGCAATGAGCGAATCTGTTCCTGAAAGCTGGATCGAGAGTGCTCTAAAAAGAATTCAGTTAGGCGAAGCTGACAAAGAAGAACTAAAGGCAGAACTAAAGATTCGTTACGATATTAATGAAAGCCGAGCAAGTTGGATGCTTTTGGAAGGCGAAGAAAGCAAAGCCGAAACTATCATGGCTACTAAAGATATGGTCGACCGTATTACTGGTTGGCTAGAAGACGTAGCGGCAATGAAAGCTGAACAGCTATTAGAATTATTAGACTCTATAAGAGAAACACAGGGCAGTGATGTAGCCCAATCATATCAAGAGGCAGTAAAGCCAGCATTAGAAGCAATTTACACAGCACTAGAAACTAGCCGTCAAGGCCTATCAAACGCACTTTCAATTGTATCAGGCGGTGAAGTATCAACTATGGGAGCTCCAGCAGGTCCAATGGATCAAGCAGCAGCAGGATTAGGTGATGAACTTGGAGCAGAAGCTCCTCCAGCACCAGGCGGCATGCCAGGCGGAGAAGAAATGACACCTCCAGCACCAGAAGTAGGCAGAGAAAAAAGAGAAAGCATTGAGTATAGTCGTAGACTAGGCATGTTGTTAGCATCAAAAAAAAAGTAATTGAAACTATTGATCCGTTAGTAAGAACATTATTCACGGCTCAAAGCGCAGGCAACAATCAACAAACAAAAGCACCAATGACTTGGGGTGCCCTACAAAATATGGGCATCCCAATTTCTTATGAAGCATTTGCACAGCGTTGGGAAGAGGAAGAAGGTCTACCTCCAGAACAACAAGTTTTACACAATCTTGTTGTAAAGTTTGACGGTGCAGGTGTAACTGTAAAAACTCAAGACGCAAAACAAAAACCAGAAGTAGGCGGAGAAGAAGACTCTGGCGTTGTTAGCCAAATGGCTAAACGTGCAACCAAACTGGGCAAATAATGTATTGACAAATGGTGCAAGTGACTATATACTTGCACCATGAGTCTCTTAACTAACAAATTCAATTACACCCCTATTAGCAGAGAAAGCGTTGAAGGCAAACGTTTATATGCTACTCCAGACGGATCTAAAGTTCCATCTGTTACAACAATCCTAGACAAAACTAAACCTATAGAAAAGATCCAAGCATTACAGAATTGGAAAAAACGTGTGGGCGAAGTTAAAGCACAGGAAATTGTAACAGAAGCTGCTGGTCGTGGTACACGTATGCATAAGTTCTTAGAAGATTATATAACTAATGGCGTACTAAACGATCCTGGAACTAATCCTTACAGTAAACAAAGTCACGCTATGGCTAAACATATCATTAGCGAAGGACTTAAAAATGTTAACGAAGTTTGGGGAGTAGAAGTTCCTTTGTATTTTCCAGGTCTATATGCAGGAACTACTGATGGATGCGGTTTACATCTAAACGATGAAAGTATATTAGACTATAAACAAACTAATAAACCTAAAAAGCAAGAGTGGATTGAGGATTATTACTTACAACTAACTGCCTATGCTCTAGCACACAATGAAGTACACGGTACAAACATACGCAAAGGTGTTGTGTTAATGTGCGTCAGTCCTAAGCTAAACGAGCAGTTAATAATGACAGAAGAACCCAAATATCAAGAGTTCATACTTGAAACAAAGGACTTTGATTACTGGGAAAAACGCTGGTGGGACAGGGTGGAGCAATACTACCGCAACAACTGATAAATATCCTATATAGAGGATATTATTATGGCAGTTGTGCAAATCAGCCGTATTCAAATACGCAGAGGTAGATCATTATCAGGAACAGGGCTCCCGCAATTAGCCAGTGGCGAATTAGCGTGGAGTTTAGATACACAAGAACTATACATAGGTAACGGTTCTGTATCTGAAGGAAGTCCTGCTGTTGGAAATACAAAGATTCTTACTGAACGAGACTTAACTGTTCAGGGAAATTTGTTGAACCTAATTCAACACATTTACAAATCCAACGACCCTGACATTCAAACCGGCCCGACTGTTAACGATCCAGTTTCTCGCAGTACACAAGAACGTCTAGACGACAGAGTTACTGCTACTGACTTTGGAACTATTGCCAACGGAACAGCAGACGATACCCAAGCACTACAAAGAGCTATTGATCAGTTATTTTTAAACTCTGCTACTAAGTCATCCTCAGACACATCAGACGGTGTCAAGACTAGAGTAGTCTTAGAATTAGGTCCAGGAATTTATAAGATTACAGGAACTCTTTATATTCCGAGTTATGCAACCATTATTGGTGCGGGATCAAATAAGACTATCATTTCATACTCTGGTTCAGGAACAGCTATACAATTTGTAAACGACAATTCTGTAATTGGAAATCCAAGTACATTGACCAGTACATTGTACAACACACAGCCTCGTTTTATTACAATAAAGAACTTAACAATTAACACAGCAACATCAAATCAAACTTGCCTACAACTTGATGCTGTAAGAAATAGTTTGTTTGAAGATTTAATTATCAAAGGTAGCTGGAATGGCACTTATAGCGAAAACAGCAAAGGTATTAGTCTCTCTGCTGTTTCATCCTTAGTGACTTGTAACGACAATCGTTTTAACAGAGTTTTAGTTTCTGGCTTTAGTTACGGTGTATGGTCAAAACAAGACATACAAAAAAACTCTTTTAGAAATTGTAAATTTCAAGATTTACGACAAGGTGTTGTGCTAGGCGAAGGAGCCGATGGTTCAACAGTGGGCGAGCAATACGGTCCAAGACAAACACTATTCGATACATGCGACTTTCAAGATATTAAAAGACAAGCAGTATTAATTATTAGAGGTTCAGGTAACGCCGTGTCTAATTCTACTCTTGAGAATGTTGGTAACGATGGTGCTGGTGTATATTTTCCAGAATACCCACAAGTATTTTACAACTCAGTTGGCAACTCTAGTGAAAATAACCAATCTGACAGAGAAGAGTTTTTAGTAAGCCAGTTATATACTGTAAACTTAGAACTTGATTATCCAATAACTGCTTCTAAAGGTTCCTTAATAAGACAAAACGTTTCTCACGTTCAAGGAACATTAAAAGAAGACTACGATGGCGAAACTAATATTACCGTAGTTACACCATTCATTGCACCATTTGATACAATGAACACTTTGACCATCGATGGCGTGTTTAATCCTGGAGAAAGCACTACTATAGAAGTGATCAGTTCTAGTTCAGTATCAGACGCATTTGAAACTAACGGACTAACTGGAGCACTACTAGTTGGAGCTCCAATTACATTCAATGGTACGTATGGCGGAGTAGTATCAGGAACAACTTACTACATTCAAGAAGTAGTAGACAGTACGCATTTTAAAATTGCCAATACATATTTGGACTCAGTAAATCCAACTCCAACATACAGACAGTTAACAACATCTGCTGGTATTACAATGTTAGGAACATATGATCCAAAAATTAGAGCATCAACAGTTGGTTCTCTCACAATGATTCCCTATGTTCCAGAAATGGCAGGATCGGTAACTTATAAATCATATGCTAGTAAACAGTTAACTATTGGTTTTGCATCTGGTTGGACTTTATTATCTGTCTTACCAGTATCTTCGAATGCAAACGGTGGCCCAAGTAAGTCTGTTAGTTATAAGATTGATTACCAATACAAAAGTGATTCAAACAGTTTCACTAGAAACGGAACAATCTCATTAGTTGCCGACATCGATCAAAGCGCATCGCTTCACACTAGTGTAGTCCAATTGTCCGATGAGTATAGTGTTACTGGACTGTCCGAAACAGATGCACTTAAATTGGAATTCTCTGCTGTGATTCTAAATCAGAGTGGCGACGAAATTAATGGATTGAGCGATGTACCCTCTTCGATTGCCTTAAGATATAAGCATCCACTAGACGGCGAATCACTAAGTTCAATTTCTTATTCTTATACCGCAATTCACTAATTGGGTCATGTTGCGCCAAAGCCACTTGACCTAAATAAAAAATACGTATATTATTTAATACGCTATTGTGATAAGGTACGTAAATAATAAAAAATTTCCAAAAGCCTTAGAAAATCAACAGTTAAACGTTGGTTATCATAAGGCATTTTTGTTTTTCAATTGATCACTAAATACTCTCTAAAATAAAAAGAATGATACCATTTCAACAATACGAGCGATAGGACATGAACACAATTACAGTAATAAAAAGATCAGGAAAACGCGAGTCACTAGCGGTAGAAAAGTGGCAAGCTCAGGTAGCAAAAGTTTGTAGTGGAATCGCTGATGTAAGTCAGAGTATGATTGAAATCAAAAGTCAGCCACACTTTTATGACGGCATTACAACACAAGAGATTGACGAAATAACATTAAGAGCGATAGTTGACTTAATCGATGTGGAACATAATCCAGATGTTGGACACACCAATTATCAATATGTAGCAGGCAAGCAACGCTTGAGTATGTTGCGTAAGGATGTCTACGGCGACTATACTCCTTTGCATTTATATGAGATAGTTAAAAAGAATATTGCAGTTGGACTTTATACTCCAGAACTGTTAAACTGGTACAGTGAAGACGATTGGAATCGCATGAATGATATGCTAGATCATTCTAAGGACGAGATGTACAGTTATGCCGCTATTGAGCAGTTAATAGAGAAGTATTTGGTACGCAATCGTGCGACAAAGGAAATTTATGAAACTCCACAAATTAGATACATGGTGGCGGCAGCAACTGTGTTCCATAAGGAAGAGCCAAACACTGCAAGGATGCGTTACATTAAAGAATATTATAATGCGGCATCCGATGGTTTGTTTACTCTTGCTACACCTGTGTTGGCTGGTCTTGGCACTCCAACTAAACAGTTTTCTAGTTGTGTGCTTATCCGCAGTGACGACGATCTGGATAGCATATTTGCTTCTGGAGAGATGATGGCCAAGTATGCCAGCAAACGTGCAGGCATTGGTTTAGAAATTGGTCGTCTACGTCCGTTGGGTAGTCCTATCCGTGGTGGTGAAATCATGCACACTGGCATGATTCCTTTCTTAAAGAAATGGTTTGGTGACTTAAGGAGTTGCAGTCAAGGTGGAATACGTAACGCAAGTGCTACAGTCTTTTATCCTATTTGGCATCATCAGTTTGATGATCTTATCGTTCTCAAAAATAATCAAGGAACTGAAGAAACTCGCGTTAGACACATGGACTACGGAGTTGTACTATCAGCGTTCTTTTGGCGTCGTTTCAAAAATAAAGAAAACATTACGTTTTTTGATCCTAATGAAGTGCCTGACTTATATGAAGCCTTCTACAGCAACACAGAACGTTTTGAACAGCTTTATGTTAAGTATGAGAAGCAAGCCGGCCTACGTAAGAAAACAATGTCAGCAGAAGAAGTATTCAAGAGTGGAATACTAAAAGAACGTACAGACACAGGACGTATCTATCTTGTGTTCATCGACAATGTAATGAACCAAGGACCATTTGATCCTGAGTATCATACAATTTATCAGAGTAACCTTTGCTGTGAAATTCTATTACCTACTAAGCCATTTAAGCGTCTCGATGACGATGCTGGCCGCATTGCTCTTTGTACTTTGGGCTCCATTAACTGGGGAGCATTTAGAAATCCTGAGGATATGCGTAGAGCTTGCCGCATCCTTCAGCGTAGTCTATGCAACATACTGGACTACCAAGACTTCTTAAGCATTCAGTCTAAGTTAAGCAACGATGAAATACAACCATTAGGTATTGGTGTTACTAACTTAGCCTACTGGCACGCCAAACGTAGCCTCAAGTACGGTGAGAAAGATGCATTAGCAGAAGTTAAGAGCTGGATGGAACATCAGGCCTACTACTTAACAGAAGCAACTGTTGAGCTTGCCAAAGAACGAGGTGCTTGTCAGCATAGCTCACATACCCGATATGGCAAAGGCATATTCCCTTGGGAACTACGTGCCAAAGGTGTCAATGAATTGGCAGACTTTACACCAGAACTAGATTGGGAACCACTACGTAAGGAGATGAAAGAACATGGTGTACGAAATGCTACTCTTATGGCTATTGCTCCAGTTGAGTCTAGTAGTGTTGTTATTAATAGTACTAATGGAATAGAAATGCCTATGAGTCTTATCAGTACCAAAGAGTCCAAGGCAGGATCATTCACACAAGTTGTTCCAGACTATCATAAACTAAAGAACAAGTATCAGTTGATGTGGGAACAAAAAGACTGTGACGGTTACTTAAAGACTGCGGCGGTACTAGCGGCCTATGTAGATCAAAGTATTAGTACAAACACATTCTACAACCCAGCACACTTTTCAGAGCGTAAGGTTCCAACAACGTTAATCGCTAAGAACTTAATGCAGGCGCAGATGTGGGGATTAAAAACTTTTTACTACAGCCTAATTAACAAGGCAGGTAGTAAAGCAGTCGAAGTAGCAACAGAAGTCAATGGACATCATACTGCTGGTATGAACGGACATCATGTAGAAGTTGAAATGTTAGAAGAAGATTGCGAGGCATGTAAGTTATAATGGATGCATACGATTTACAACAAGAATTATTCAAAGCATGGCAACAGATAGCCCATAAGCCAAATGCCGGATCTGTTAAGAAAGATTGGAATGACACACCTGTTTATGTTGATGGTAAAAGAGTAACAGGCATTAAAATTATAGACGGAAGAATTGAACTAGAAACGAAATGAGCAAACAACAATATAACCTACAGACAAAGACGGACTATACAAATCGTAAAATGTTTTTGGATCCTGCCGGACCAGTGACTATACAACGATTTGAAGAAGTCAAATATAATAAAATTGCAGACTTTGAAAAAACAGCACGTGGTTTCTTTTGGGTGCCAGAAGAGATTAGTCTGACAAAAGATGCACAAGACTTTAAGGATGCATCGGATGCAGTTAAACATATCTTCACTAGTAACCTGCTTAGGCAAACTGCTCTTGACAGTTTGCAAGGTCGCGGCCCAAGTCAAATCTTTACTCCGGTCATAAGTTTGCCAGAGTTAGAGGCACTAGTCTACAACTGGACATTCTTTGAAACAAACATTCATAGTCGCAGTTACAGTCATATTATTCGTAACATCTACAACGTACCCAAGGAAGTGTTTAACACTATTCACGACACACAAGAGATTGTTAATATGGCCAGTAGTGTTGGCAAGTATTACGATAAGCTACACGTCGCCAACTGTAATGTAGAGTCTGGATTACATGTTGAAGAAGAATATCATATCAAGGCAATCTATCTAGCACTACACGCATCGTATGCGTTAGAAGCATTCCGCTTTATGGTTAGTTTTGCTACAAGTCTAGCAATGGTTGAGAACAAAATCTTTATTGGTAACGGCAACATTATCAGTTTAATTCTACAAGACGAACTGCTACACAAAGGTTGGACAGCTTTCTTGATTAATCAAGTAGTTAAAGAAGATCCACGTTTTGCTCGAGCAGCACAGGAATGCCAAGAAGAAGTTCTGCAGATATACAGAGATGTCATTGCCGAAGAAAAGGCCTGGGCCGACTACTTGTTTATGAAAGGACCAGTTATTGGTCTTAACGCAAACATTCTTAAGGACTTTGTTGATTATACAGCAGTTGGCGCTTTAAAGGACATTGGTATTAAGTATTGGAACCCAGCGTCCAAAACAACTCCAATTCCTTGGTTCAACAAACATTCAGATACTAGCAAAAAGCAAACAGCATTGCAAGAAAGCGAAAGCACTAATTATGTGATTGGTGTCATGTCGGATGCTATTGACTACGAAGCATTACCGGAATTATAATTAAGTTTTAGGAAACAAATATGATTAAAGTTTATACAAAAAATAACTGCCCGTTTTGCGATAGAGCTAAGTCTCTGTTAGAAAGCAAAGGCAAAGTTTATATAGCCGTAAATATTGAAGAAAATCCCGGAGAACGAGAATTTTTAGTAGATCAAGGATTACGTTCAGTCCCGCAGATTTTTAAAGACGGCGTACTATTACCAGGCGGGTTTCAAGGACTTGCAGGCCAACCAGAAGAATTTTGGACAACATTATAAAGGACTAATATGTTAATTGATAAAGGCGTAACAGTAGGTGAAGTAATTACACTAAAACTTACAAGCGGAGAAGAAATCGTTGCTAAACTCACAGAAGAAACAGCAACATACTACAAACTAAGCAAACCAATGGTTATTGGTATGGGTGCAAAGGGACCGGGATTGATGCCTTACTTGTTTACAGTACATCCAGATAAAGAAGTTAAACTTCTTAAAACTACAGTAACCGTAGCAGAAGCAACAGACAAGCAGTTTGCCGATCAATTCATTGAGTCAACCTCGGGTATAAAACTAGCATAAATACTCCACATAGGAGAAAATTATGGCACTAGTCACTGCAACGTTTAGTACCGGTGGAAATGTTACAATTACTGACGCTGTTGAAGTAGCGGCAATTAATGCATTAACAACGATACTTACAAACAACCTGTCCCCGATGGGGTTAAAAACACCAGGAACACCGGTCTCAACACTATATGTATGTGCATCATCTCTAAATGATATGTCTTCACAAATGGTAGACTTAGTCGCACAGACAAAGGAAATAAATGCCAATCTTCAAGTACTGATACAGGCAGTTAATTCAATGGGCTCCGCTATACAACTTCAGACAACTACTGCTCAACTTGCTTACATTGATCAAGTTAAAAATAACAGTTTCAATCAGAAAACAACAAATGCTGCATTAGAAAGAGCAAATTTACCACCTACCGTGGTTACGACTGGTGATTTACAAAACATGGTAACATCAACAGTTACTGATGTTGCTAACTTAAACTTACAAAGCCAAGTTGTATCTGCTACAAATTATGGAATTGCGGCGGCCCAAGGGTATGCCATAGAACAATCTAAATGGTTGATACAAAAAGCATGGGTTGGTTCGGGTGCAGCAGGATTATGGGATTCCGTTAAGAAGGGATGGAATAAGTTATTTGGAGTAGCAGAAGAAGTTAAGGGTGCTATAGCAGAGAAAAAAGCACAGGTAAGAACCAGTTTACTTGGTGTGCCCGAAGCTCAACTTCCAAATACTAAACAACCATAATGAGTAAAGACAGCGTAGCCCGAGTTGGAAAAGATACCGGAAGTAGATCCATTTTCTCCTCTGGTGCGAACTCAGTAATCACAAACGATTCTAAAACTGTATTTGCCACTTCTGCTAATTCCCGAGGACGAACAGTAGTCGCTCCCTCCACTACTGTATTTGTTGAAGACAAGGGAATTGGCAGAGAAAGTGACGGTATGAGTGACGGCGGCGTAATTGACAACGGCAGTACAAACGTTTTCGCCGGAAAATAATCCCACCAAAAAAATTGACACTAAGTATTACAGCCTGCTAAATTACAAGCAGAGTGACACACTCACCATTTAAAGGAGATCAAAATGGCACAAAATAGACATTCAGAATTCACAGCAATCGTAGAAGCAATGGAAGGCGATTTCGAAAAGTTTTATGACAAAGAAGTTGGTGCAGCTGGAACCCGTGTTCGCAAGCATTTACAAGAACTAGCTAAACTTTGTAAAGAAGTTCGTAACGACGTAACGGCAGTTAAAAACGCTCGTAAAGAAACAAAATAATGAATGGAAAATTCCTATCCTTACAAGTTAAACCCGTCGGAACCGTTTCATCTTGAAACTATACCAGTATACGGCACTGAACAAAGGATAGAGTTTTTTTATAACTATAAACGAAAAACTGAAAATCTATATATTGGGAATATTAAAAAAGAAAACCTTTTATTAAAAAGTTCTGAATTACTTCTTGAATCTATAACAGATTACATAAAGAACAAGCACTATCAAGACCCAGATACCGTTGAGAACTTTAACAAAAGGTTATTCCCTAAAATATGTTGGTTAGCAGATACATACTTGAACAGCGGATTTAGTCACCCGCTATCAGTTCATTATAATCCAAGAATACAGTCAAATGTAATACATCCTGGATCAATACGCAATCACATAATAAAACTTTTTCAGAAAGATGACGATGTGAGATGCTTATATTTTAATACAGGCGGAGTCCAATTTGATTTTCTAGAATCAATGGAAGTTTTTAAACTAACTCCGTCTGATGACTTGGAAATAGAATTAGTAGCAGATCACGGTTCTATTATTCCTCATATTAATCTAGACAAGCACTCAGTCAAATCAAATGTTATTCAATGGAATAGTTTTATTAGACAAAGATTGTCTAGCTCTAATTTTACTATCAAGGCAAACGCCGATATTGAAGTGTTGCGCCCATGGGCATCAACTAACGGCAATATTGAAATAGAGATAGTATGCAATAATCAAAAAGAATTTACAGATGATATTTGTAGGTGTTTGATTTTATCAATCATTGGGCGTTCATTTGAATCAAATACTCTAAAGGTCCGACACAAATGATTCCAGTTTTTATAGGATACGATACTAAGGAACCTGTTGCGTTTCACGTATGTTCTAATAGTATTATTAGACATTCCTTATTGCCAGTAAGCATAACCCCTCTTGCATTAAACACACTCAAACAGTATAACGAAATACACACTGATGGTAGCAATCAATTTGTTTATACAAGGTTCCTAGTTCCTAGTTTAATGAACTATCGAGGGTGGGCAATTTATATAGACGGTGATATGGTTGTAAGAAACGATATAAGTTCTTTGTTAAGTTTCTGTGACGAATCAAAAGCAGTTATGGTTGTCAAACACGATTACAAAACTAAAGCATCCACAAAATATCTAGGATCTAAAAACGAAGATTACCCACGTAAGAATTGGTCTAGTGTTATACTGTGGAATTGCGGTCATCCGTCAAACACGGCACTAACACCTAAAACAGTATCTGCATCAACAGGGCAACAACTGCATCAATTTGGCTGGCTCACAGATGATAAGATTGGAGAACTGCCTATTGAATGGAACTGGTTAGCAGACGAGTACGGCGACAATGCAGATGCCAATTTAATACATTATACATTAGGGACTCCGTGTTTTAGCGATTATGCAAATAGTCCCATGTCCGATGCTTGGCACAATGAGCATTTTTTAACCAATTATTGTCAACAAATAAATACCAAAACGGGAGAATAAAATGGCATATAGTAATCAAGTTATAGATCATTACGAAAATCCCCGCAACGTGGGAAGTTTTGATAAAAATGATCCAACTGTTGGAACTGGTATGGTAGGCGCACCAGCTTGTGGTGATGTGATGAAATTACAAATAAAGGTGGACGATGATACAGGTATTATTACAGATGCGAAATTTAAAACGTATGGCTGCGGATCGGCTATTGCAAGCTCGAGCCTCGTTACAGAATGGCTTAAAGGCAAAACACTTGACGAAGCCGGAACAATCAAAAACTCAGCCATCGCAGAAGAATTAGCATTACCGCCAGTTAAAATACATTGTAGTATCCTAGCAGAAGATGCAATCAAGGCCGCAGTCAATGATTACCGTAACCGACACAGCTCGACAGAAAATTAAACAACTTTTAAAAAACAGAGGTAAGGGTGTTGGCATTCGAGTTGGTGTCAAAACTACAGGCTGTAGCGGCCTTGCCTATACACTTGAATATGTAGACACCTACGAGGCAGAAATGGGTGTTACTAATTATGCACAGGACGACTTTGTTGTTTTGGTTGATCAAAAGTCATTAGTTTACATTAAAGGCCTGTGCATTGATTGGGTTCGAAACGGACTCAACGAAGGATTTGAATTCCAAAATCCAAACGAAAAGGATCGCTGTGGCTGCGGCGAAAGTTTTCGAGTCTAAAACATTTGACATAAACCAAAATCTCCTATATAATAACGGAATAGTATTATTTTTGGAGAATGATTTTGAGTATGCATTTAGAAGGCCCGTGGCTTAGTACTACAGGCAAGCAAAAAGGTAAAAAGAAATTTGCTTCAGCAGAACATGCTAGAAAGGCTAGAGAATTGGACGAATCTTGGAAAGAGCTACAAAAGAAATGGGGCATCGAAGCAGAAGAGAAAAAGCGTAAACGTGCTCTAACTGCCGATGTTTGGAAGCCAGATAACAAGCCATATACCCGATATGGCACAGATGTTAAACATCCAAGTTTACCGTTTACTGGTGGTCCATGCACTGTTCCTGCACCAAAAGTCTATACAGGAACTAAGGTAAAAGGCATTGCAACCATGCATAAAAGTAATGCTGTGCCCGTTTTTAGCGACGAAGAAGCAGTGGATATTAGTAAAATGCGTAGATAACCTAAAAACTTATGTTTTTATTGGAGATGATCAGGCATAACTATATATTGTACCTCAAAGGTTGGGGTACAACGAGCAGTAGGCTTTTAACGCATGAGGAGATGTATCGAAGCCATTTATTAAAAGTGTCCCTAGCGAGGACTCATCCAGCGTAAAGGAGAAAACAATGATACGCATCATTAAATTTGTATTTTTTGCTCTAGCACTAATGTTAGTAGCAGTAGGTGGTTATAAAGCGGTAACGTATAAGTTGGAAACACTAAAGACCGCAAGAATGGCCATAAGCCCGGTTACAGCAGATATGAGACAGAAACAATTAGACTGTCTTGCTCGTAACATTTATCACGAAGCAGGCTACGAGCCTTTTGAAGGCAAAGTAGCAGTTGCACAAGTTACAATCAATCGTGCAGAAAGCGGACAATTCCCTAGTGACATCTGCAAGGTTGTATATCAAAAGAACATTGTATATGAAAAAGTTCTTTGCCAGTTTAGCTGGTATTGCGATAGTGCTTCTTTAAAGAAGCCTATGAATGGACCCGTTTATTACGAATCTATGGAAGTAGCCAAAAAAGTATTGTTAGAAGGCTTCAGACTACAGTCTGTTAAGGATGCTATGTACTTTCATGGAGACTACATAAACCCGGGTTGGAAAAGAGAAAAAGTAGCCAAAATTGGCCGTCACATTTTTTACAAATAAGAGGACATAAATGAATACAGAAACAATCAGAGTTTCAGTTAAAAAATTCTTTCAAGATCTATTTAATTTAGACTTGTGGGTTAAAAACATTAAAGAACATGCACCTCATATTTCAGCAGAAACCGCAGGTTGGATTGCTGTGGTTCTGCTACATATGGCAACCATTCCAACTATGGTTGCTATTCTAACAGGCTTAACTGAAAAGATGCCACCCGTAGATATGGTGCTTTTTAGCTGGTTGGGCTTGTTTTTGTTCTTTATCAAAGCAACAATCCAAAAGGACTTGTTGAATATTGTTACTATTGGGCTTGGGTTTTTTATCCAAGCAGCCTTGCTGGCATTGATAGTTTTCAAGTAAAATAACGATAAATATTAGATAACTTAGGAGCATAACATGCCATCTGGATTTCAACAAGACTCAAACCAATTAGCACCTGGTTTTTACAGAGTTGTGTTAACAATGACAAACACAACCTATTACCCAACAACTGACAGCGACGACAACGGTGGAGTAACACCAAACAGTTCTGACAGTTTTTCAACTGCAAATCTGCCAACTACCCTTGCTAAAGGTAAAGCTCGTGCAAGAGGAAATATGCGTTTCCGTAACATTGTAAATCAACTATCCGGTCTAGCAGACTGCCAAGTCTTAGACATCGAAGTAGACAGTGACGAATCTAACGGTGATGCACAGGCAACAACTTTAGCGTTTACAGTTAAGTATGACCGCGATGCATTTATTCCTGCAACAGGAACTGATATTGCCAGCGGTAGCATTACATCTAAGGCGCTTTACATCAAAAACGAAATTGCAAAAGCAATTCGTTTATCGACAACAGCCAACGCCCGTGTATATAACGGTGCAACAGGTACAGACAACATGTTGTCAATTACTGCGACCCATACTGGTGCAACAGCTAGCCAAACACTTGGTACTGTAGCAGTTACCCAGATTGATGGAACCGAATTAACAACAGCTGACTCTTCGGGCGACGCAGAATAATAGGCAATCGATGATACTAGCCTGGTTACTACTACTAACTGGTTTAACAATTTCGGCGGTCGCAATCTACTACTCCGTAGTAGGTTTGGCCGCTATTTTCTCTGCGGCTGTAATTCCTATTATTGTAATGGGAACAACACTAGAGGTTGCTAAACTAGTATGTGCATCGTGGCTAAAAGCCAACTGGGAACGTGCTCCACGTTTCATGAAATACTACATGAGTTCAGCAGTTGTAGTATTAATGATAATCACGTCGATGGGTATCTTCGGCTTTCTATCAAAAGCACACAACGACCAAAACTTAGTTAGCGGTGATGTTCAAAGTAAGATTGCTGTCTATGATGAAAAGATTAAAACAGCAAAGGAAAATATCGATGCTAATCGCAAAGCACTCAAACAAATGGATGAGGCTGTGGACCAAGTTATGGGTCGAAGTCAAGACGAAAAAGGTGCGGACAAGGCAGTTGCGCTCCGTAGAGGGCAGGCCAAAGAACGCACTAGATTACTTTCTGAGATCACAGCCGAACAGAAAACTATTGCCAAACTTAGTGAGGAACGGGCACCCATCGCCGCTGAAGTACGTAAGGTGGAAGCAGAGGTCGGTCCATTAAAGTATATTGCCAAGTTTATCTATGGAGAACAAGGCGAAGATGTAAACATGCTCGAGAAGGCAGTTACTTGGGTCATTATCTTAATTGTTATTGTATTCGATCCATTAGCGGTTATAATGCTCCTAGCCGCTCAAATGACGTTCCAATGGCATAGACAAAATCGTCTCGAGCCTGTTGAGGAAACACAACAAGAAGTTTCTGAAAAGCCATCACTTCAAACACCGTGGCCCTTTATTGTAAAAGAAGAAGAAAAACGAATTGAACCGGTGATTGCTCAACCCACAGTTGAACTGGAAAAAGACTTTTTAAAAGAAGCCGAAGCCAGGATTCAAAGTAGAGTAGAAGAACAATCATCAATCGAAGGTGTATCTGTTGAGCAATGGAATCAAATGATTGCCGAAGCAGAAAAGGCAGTGGAAGAAGAATCTAAAGTAAAAGAGTTGCCCGTCGACTTACCTCCAGAAGAAGATTCAAAAAAAAAGACATACATGACCAAGAACACGCAGGGACAGATAGAAATAAAGAACAGATCGTAGAAGGGTATGTACAGAACGGTGAACAGTCAGAAGAAACACTTTGGGCAAGAATAAACCGTTCTAGCATTAAACCAAAAGACGAAATGTACAGAATCTACGGACAGGATAATTTTAAAGATTTAATCATAGACAAATTTACAGACCCGGCGTTGTACGATTTCGTAGAAGAAACTAAAACAAAAGGCCCAAAGTTTGCCAATTATAGTCAGGAACGACTAAGAGAATTTGTAAGTAGAATATATGAACTTAGGAAAAATAACTCTAATAACTCCGCCAGATAAACTTTTTAATTTGAATTTAAGTTATCTGCTAGTTAAGCCTTCTAATAGTGTTAAACAACAATTTCAAACTATTTTAAGTAGAAGCATTGACGATTTGAATGTTTTTATTTTTGATGAAAACGAAACAGATATTGCATGGATGCTTAGTGTAGCCCAGCAAGTCGATGTAGTTGTTATAGACGTGGACAACTGTGACCCTGTTACAAAAAACTTTGTAACTTTTTTATTGGCACAACCAAACGCACACTATATAACATTAGACGAAACTACTCCATACAATCTTATTAGTAAAAATAGGATTTGGGATTTAGAAGGTATTGTTAATCAATTTACAGAAGAAGAGGACAACGAAGACGATGATGAATCAGAAATCTAAAGGAACAGGCATAACTGTCAAGGATCATGAAAATATTAACCAAGCCTTACGCAGATTTAAGCGTAAGGTTGAAGACTCGGGTGTGTTGGACACACTCCGCAAAAAAGAGTCTTATGAAAAGCCAACAACAGCTCGTAAACGTGCCAAAGGAGCAGCCAAAGCTCGTTGGAAAAAGAAACTCGAAAAAGAAAGTCTACCACCAAAATTGTATTGACATTATTAACATCTTGTGTTAAAATGTATACTCTCAAATAAAGAAAGAGTATATGGCTAATACAGATGTAATGATTGACTTAGAAACATTGGCGACATCAACTGATGCCGCCATTCTTACCATTGGAGCAGTAAAATTTGATCCTTTTGGTAAAGATGTCGAAGAACCCGCAATGGACAGTTTTTATGTCCGTGTCAATTTAGATAGCTGCGATGAAATTGGATTAGTTGTTAACGATGACACTATTGCGTGGTGGGGGCAACAAGACCAAGCAGTCCAAGACGAAGCATTTAGTGAAGGCGCCGACAGACTTCACATTAAAGATGCTATGGACCAACTTTATAAATTTTGTTGGGGCGCCAAACGTGTGTGGAGCAACGGTGCTGCATTTGACGTACCAATTTGCGAAACTGCATTCAAAAGAGTAGGCAAAGCCATCCCTTGGAGTTTCTGGCAAGTTCGTGATGTACGCACAGCATTTGATTTAGGCATCAATCCTCACCGCCCTCCCGTTACAAAACATCATGCGTTAGAAGATGCTTGGAACCAAGCAGTGGGGATTCAAAATGTTTACAATACATTACGTAGCTCTACAACAAGTGACGGCAGTTACATCACCCCATTTAGGAATGATAGATAATAATGAAGACCCTTGAAACAGTTTCAGGTAGAAAAATTAACGTAACAGATCCAGATCCAAGCACTATTGAAATTAGCGACATTGCTTGGAGCCTCAGTAGGATGCCTCGCTTTAGCGGCCACAGCATACCGTACATTCCTTACTCTGTGGCACAGCATTGTATTCAAGTAATGAAGGAACTTGCTCCTCACGGCGAAAGGATACAGCTACACGGCCTATTACACGATGCAGCAGAAGCATACATAAACGATTTGCCTAGTCCAGTAAAGCACATTCCTGAAATACATGCCGTGATTAGCAAACTAGAGGACAAGCTGATGCTAACTATATATGAAGCATTAGGAATAGATCCTCCTACTGACGAAGAACACACTATTGTTAAAATTGCTGATAAACATCAACAGGCAGTCGAAGCTTATAATTTTATGTATTCTAGAGGCAGTGACTGGAACTTACCTAAAGTAACATTTAAAAAATTACAAGAATTTGAACAGCCGCTTACTAGCATTAAAGCATATGATTTATATTTGAGTTATTTTGAAATTTTAATTGAAAAAGTAAAGAATCAGAATAATCTGGTATAAATAAAAGTGTAGAACGCTTCGGGTTCTATTAAATTCTTGCTTAGATATAAGGAGATAAAAATGAGCAAAATTATTGGTATTGACCTTGGCACGACAAATAGTTGCGTAGCCATTCTAGAAAACGGTGTAGCTAAAGTTATTGAAAACTCTGAAGGCGCCCGTACTACTCCGTCAATCGTTGCTTACACACAAGATGAAGTTCTTGTAGGAGCAACTGCAAAACGACAGGCAGTAACAAACCCTAAAAGTACAATTTATGCAGCCAAGCGTTTGATTGGTCGTAAGTTTTCTGAAAAAGAAGTTCAGAAAGACATTGATTTGATGCCTTACGAAATCATGGAAGCTAAGAACGGTGATGCATGGATTCGTGCTCAAGACAAAGAACTAGCACCACCACAAGTTAGTGCAGAAGTTCTACGTAAAATGAAAAAGACAGCGGAGGATTATCTTGGTACAGAAGTTACAAAAGCTGTTATCACAGTTCCTGCATACTTTAACGACAGCCAAAGACAGGCAACTAAGGATGCTGGAAAAATCGCCGGCTTGGAAGTACTCCGTATTATTAATGAGCCTACTGCTGCAGCTCTTGCGTATGGTGTTGATAAAGCTGACAGTAAAGATCGCAAAGTTGCTGTTTACGACCTTGGTGGTGGTACATTCGATATCAGCATCATTGAAATCGCAAATATCGATGGCGATAAACAAATTGAAGTTTTGAGCACAAACGGTGACACATTCTTGGGCGGTGAAGACTTTGACCAACGTCTCATGGACTACATTGTTGATGAATTTAAGAAAGAGTCAGGTGCTGATCTCAAAACTGATGTGTTGGCATTGCAAAGACTTAAAGATGCAGCTGAAAAGGCAAAGATTGAATTATCTAGCACACAGTCAACAACAGTAAGTCTACCATACATTACAGCAGATGCTAGCGGTCCTAAGCACTTGAACGTTACAATTAGCCGTGCAAAGTTTGAAGCACTGGTAGATGATTTAATTCAACGTTCAATTGAGCCATGTAAGGTTGCGCTCAAAGACGCCGGCGTAAATGCTAAAGACATCACAGAAGTAATTCTTGTTGGTGGACAAACACGTATGCCTAAGGTGCAAGAAGCAGTTGAAAAATTGTTTGGCAAAGCACCACGTAAAGACGTCAACCCAGACGAAGCTGTTGCCGCCGGTGCCGCAATTCAAGGTGCTGTTCTAGCAGGCGACAAGACAGACGTTCTATTATTAGACGTTACTCCGTTGAGCTTGGGAATTGAAACAATGGGTGGAATCTTCACCAAGTTAATTGAGAAGAACACAACTATCCCAACCAAGAAGTCACAGACATTCTCAACAGCAGAAGACAATCAACCTGCCGTGGATATTAAAGTAGCTCAAGGAGAGCGTGAACTATTCAAGTATAATAAAATGCTTGGCGAGTTTAAACTAGATGGCATCAATCCTGCTCCACGCGGTATGCCACAAATTGAAGTTACGTTTGATATTGATGCAAACGGTATTATGAACATCAGTGCCAAAGACAAAGGTACAGGTAAAGAAAACAAAATCACTATTAAATCAGACAGTGGTTTAAGCAAAGACGACATCGAGCGTATGATTAAAGAAGCTGAAGCAAATGCAGAAGCTGATAAGAAAGCACGTGACCTTATCGACGCTAAAAACCAATCAGAGAGTGCTACACACAGCCTTAAGAAAGACTTTGAAGAATTCAAAGATCAATTAACAGAAGAAGAAAGAACTAAGTTTGAAGATTCTGTTAAGGGTGTAGAAGAAGCACGAAATGGTGATGATGTAGAATCAATCAACAAAGCAGTTCAAAATATGTTTGAAGCAGCCAGCCCAGTGTTTGCTAAAAAGCAAGCCAAAGCGTCTGCTGAAACTGCCCAACCAACTGAGGGCGAACAAACCGTAAATGCGGAGTTCAAAGAAGTTGATCCAGAAGACAAGAAGTAATATAATATAAACGTAGGGTGCCGATGGTCGGGCCCTACAATAATCTTGCTTAATTAAAGGAGATAAAAATGACACAATTAAGAACTATTGACACAAACGCATTAGCGCAACTAAACAGAGCACTTGTAGGATTTGATCGTATTTTCAATGATCGTTTCTTTGAAACACGAACAAACAACTATCCTCCATACAACATCGTTAAGTACAGTGAAAACCAGTATGGTATCGAAGTTGCAGTAGCAGGTTTTGATAAATCAGAAATTACTGTTGAAGTTGACCAAGACCAATTAACTGTTAAAGGTGAAAAGGTCAAGGCTGAATCTGAAATTGAATACTTGCACAGAGGGTTAGCCGCACGTGACTTTGAACAAACATTTACTCTTGCTGAGTATATGGAAGTTAGGGGCGCAGAAGTTAAGGACGGTATGCTTAAGATTGATATCGAGCGTATTGTTCCAGAAGCTCTAAAACCTCGTTCAATCGAGATTAAATAAGTTTTGAAACCCGGGGGGAGGAAACTCCCCCACACTTAAAAGAGAACGAAATGCCAGGTACTGATATTCAACTAGATGAAAAGATCAAAGTAAAGATTTCCGAACCAAAGAATTGGAAGGTTATTCTTTTAAACGACGATTCTACACCAATGGAATTTGTTATTTCTATTCTAGTAGACATTTTTAAACATTCACACGATACAGCCAAAGATATAATGTTTCAAGTTCATGAAACAGGCAGTGGGATTGCTGGTATCTATAGTTTTGAAATTGCAGAAGCAAAAGCTGTAGAAGCAACACACCAAGCACGTACTAACGGCTTTCCTCTACAAATAAAACTGGAGGAAGAATGAGTCTAAAAGACTTAACACACGAGCAACACAGAACAGCTGAAACACAGCCGTTTGTAAAGATTCTATTTTCAGGTAAGATTGATCCACTCATTTATGCTACTTACCTATTCAACCAACACAAAATGTATGATGTGTTAGAAGCCTGTGCCATGATGCACGGACTACTAAATGATTATCCTACAATACGTCGAGCTCCTAGCATCCTAGAAGATTTTAAAGAGCTATGGGTAAATCAAGATAACCTTCCTGCAACAATGCCGTCAACAGAGCGTTATATTGATCATATCATGACAATCAAGGACGACCCTAAAAAACTGTTGGCACACTTGTATGTTAGACACTTTGGAGATTTGTCAGGCGGGCAAATGATTGCCAAGCGTATCCCAGGTAACGGAAAATACTATAAGTTCGACGGCGATCCTGATCAAATTAAAAATATCCTACGTTCAAAGTTAGATGACAATTTAGCAGACGAAGCAAAAGTATGTTTTGGTTTTGCAACAGAATTTTTTCAAGATATGATGGGTACAGTAGATGTCACAAAGTAAAGTTTGGGATACGTTAATTGATATTCAACACCTTTTGGAAGACTCGTTTAATAGAACTGGCGCAGAAATATTTGAGCCTGGAATGGATCGTTTTAATCAGCCTGGGTGGGTTAATCGCGTTTGGCGGTCCGATTCTTATCGTCGTGCTCATGTTGACGTCGTAGATGCTAGAGAAACAAAAGGCCTGTGGATGATGCATTGTTGCATCTTCCCACACACTCATAACCCAGCACCAATATATGGATTTGATGTCGTAGCAGGCAAAAACAAAATGACTGGCTGTTTTCATGATTACAGTCGAGCAGGAGACCCAAATCATCCTATGATGGATTGGTTTGCAGACTACGTTAAACGATTAGAATGGCGCAGAGAGCGTCAGCTTCCTGAATGGGCAACAAACATTTTTAGCCCAAGCATGGTAGCTGCTGGTAACGTACAAAGCGACGAAGAACTAGGACAAATTATACAAATGGCTAAAGATACACTAGCCCATTATCTTAGTACTGTAGCAGAAACAAACAATACAGCAAACGATACTACAGAACATCAAAATTACTACGCAATCAATCAAAAACAAAACCCGCATACACCGCGTGTAATGGCTAGTTTAGGGCTAGATGAGGAAGATGTACGGGTTTTCATACAGGAATGTTTGTTTCCAGAAATCGCATAAATATTTTACTATGCGATTTGATGACATTAAATTCCTTTCCCCTATTTTTGAAATGGCTTCCGCAGCCATTACTGACTTAAAAAAGCAACTTGCCGGTAAAATTAAAGAATTACCAGCAGATGAAGCCACCGTTAAAACTCTACGTGAAATTGAAGATTTACTTAGAGATGTAAATGCAGGTGGACGCACAGGCTTACTTAACAAAGATATACAAAGTGTGCAGGATCCTATAGTTAGAGAAGCTCACATGCTCTTAGCTCGTTATATCAACCAAATTTTATCATTTGGCAACGCTACTCCAGAGGATCGTAAAGAACTATTTGATTTGTGGAGAACAGACAAACTAGTTAATTTAGACGCATTACTTGGAAACGATTTAGCAGGCTGGACAGAAGTTTTTAACGGATACAACAGTAACCCTATTATTCAAGAACTAGTAGACGAATTAATGATTATTTCTGCACTAGGGCACGGCAAAGGTGAATTTGGACTTAGCGTCCTTAGTAAAAGAATTGGCAAACCAGAAAGTGGTAAAGGCGACTTAGTAGTAAACTACAATGGAAAAGTTTTAGCTGTAGAAGTAAAAACATCTGACGTAGGTAAAGATAAGATTAAAATAAACCCAGAAACTGGAAAGAAAACAGTTGTTAAGGGTAAAGTAAGTTCTGCTCGTTTTGGGGATCAAGAAGTTATTCCAGGTGAAGGATATGAGGCGGCATCAAAAGCACTAAACGATTTTGCTAGATCTAAGGGTACCAAAGTAGGAGATAGCGGCGTTAACATTAACGAAGCAATCAAATTGCTTTCAAATCTCAATCCTAAAGATGCTACCATGTTTATGGGATTGATTAGGAATAGCGTTAAAATTATCTTTGGTAAAAAATTTAAAAATCCTCGTCCTGATTATAAAACTAAGTTAATGAAAAATGTTAACGGGATTATATCGTCAATTGAAAAACTTGATGCAAGTTCAGCTATGCAATTTTGGGCAAGAGCTAATTTTAATTATTACATGGCTGCAAAGCATGACGACGGTGTATTGTTTATTAGTATTCCTAACAAAACTACAATTTACTACGATAGTGCAGAAGATTTAGGAGACAAGGGTCTGCGACTTAATTCTGACACTACTTACTTGAGTGGTAAAGATGCTAAACGAACAGTTTACCCACAAATTCAAGTCGTTCCAAAAGATTACGGTTTAGCAACAGCCAAACCTGAACTTTCTAAACTTGGTAAAACAGCCCCTAAGAAACCAGAAAAGGTTGCTGAGTTTAAACAGCAAATGCTAGGTTGGGCAGAACGTTTTGCTAATTTACGTGGTGTAAGAGACAAACGTGTTATTCAAAAAATGGCAATCATTGCCACAGAAATGAGGTTACAAGGCGTAGACACTAACACTATTATTGCCGAGTTAGAACAACAAATACCTCAACTACAGGTACAATACGCAAGACAAGTACCTCAAGCACAACGGTTATACACACCTTACGTGCCTCCTACTACAGACGAACCTGAAGCTTAATAATTAAAAGACACTATAATTCGCTGCTTTTACGCTGTAAATAGTAATACCGGATACCGGGAGCGAATCATGGTAAAAAAATTATTAGTGCTTATTCCACTAGTTTTTGTTGCCAACACAGGTAAAACAGAACTAGTACACAATTTTCAAAGTCCAGCCTTCATACCAGGCAATGGATTCAGCCAGCATGTTCTTAGTATCTATCAACTAGAAGAAAATAAAAAGAAAGAAATTAAGGCGGAAGAAGCCGCGGCTATAGCTAAAGCAGAAGCAGCTGCAAAAAGCACAAATCTAAGCAAATTCTTAGTTAACGTAGAGGCACGTATCTACGCACAATTATCTAAACAGTTAGCTGACCAGATGTTTTCTGAAGGCGGCGGAGATAGTGGAACTATGAATTTTCAAGGCACTAATATTAGTTGGGTAAAAACAGGTACAGACGTTACCCTAACTATCATTGAAGCAAATGGTAGTAGAACAGAGATTGTTGTACCGATAGCGAGCTTTGCATTCTAATGAAAAAACTATTATTATCAATATTAGTTGCAGGGTCATTGTCGGGTTGTGCTACTATACACATGGACGCCGCCAAAGAAGAGCCTGTATCTTTAAAGACAAGAGAAAGTCTTATTGAAAAACTTCCAGAGTTAGATGGCCCACCTATGACCATTGCAGTTTACGGTTTTATGGACAAAACCGGACAAATGAAACCTAACGACAAATTAGCAGTATTTTCAAAAGCAGTTACCCAAGGTGCTGAAGTATTTTTAATTAAAAGTTTACAAGATAGTAAAAATTGGTTTAAAGTAGTGGAACGTGTAGGATTAGATAACCTCGTAAAAGAAAGACAGTTAATTCGAAATCAACGCGAAGTATACGAAGGTAAAGATGCTAAACCTCTTAAGCCTATGACAGTAGCAGGCATAATGATAGAAGGTGGTATTATTGGATACGATAGTAATATACGTAGCGGAGGCAATGGAGCTAGATTTTTAGGTATTGGCGGAAGTCAACAATACAGAGTGGATGAGATAGTTATATCTATGCGACTGGTTAGTGTCAACAGTGGCGAAGTATTGATCACTAATGCTGTATCTAAAACAATCTATAGCACACAACATAACGTGGGTGTACTTCGTTTTGTGGACGCTGGCACAAAGAGTTTAGAATTAGAAAACGGTATGGCTTTAAACGAGCCTACAACTTACGCAGTACGTGTAGCCATAGAACAAGCAGTACACGATATGATAGTCGAAGGTGAGAAAAAAGGTCTATGGAGATATAAGACTCCTAAACCTGCTATTAAAGAGGAGAAGAAAGATGAGTTGGTTCAATCACAAACCTCACAAACACCCCAAAGAGCCCCTGAGCCCGAGCAGTCCGTCACGGTCCAGCCCAGCAACAGAGAAGGCAATGGAACAAGCAAAAAAGAGCAGTCCGAAAAAACGCAACCTCAATCAAGGATAGTTCCTATACAACCAGAACATATTGCGGTTGTAGCAGAACACTCAGTTGAATCTAAAATTTCTGATACTACTGTTAGCGAGCCTGTAAAGTTATGGGTACCAAGATACCTTAAACAAGATTCATATGTTTATAAAGAATCAAATGAAAAAAGTCAACGTACATGGTTGTTGAAAAAAGGAACTGAACTTAATATCATTTCCCCAGGACCAGAGGGATGGCATTATGTAGTAGACGCAGAGAAGCGTAAAGGGTATGTGAAGTCTGACATGCTTTCAGAACACAAACCTTAATGAGTTAAGCATAGGAGAAGTCTTTTATTAAACTTAAAAATTGGATGCATTAACAAACTTAAACTTGCATCCGGAGCGAATAAAATGAAAAAAAGAATCACAGGCGGTGGTAAGTTGTCGAGAAAATTACTTACAATTCTTATGGCGGCTGGAATGCTGTCATCGGGCGCATTTGCTAACGACGTTTATATAGATCAAATTGGTGACAACTCGTCAGTCTCTATTACACAGACGGGCGCAGGTAATTTGGTCAACGGCAACGTAGGCGGCAACGGCAATGCAGATGATGCGGCAATAGTTAGGGGTGATCTTAATAATGTAACTATAAGCCAAATTGGTGCTAGTAATACCCTAAGTATGATTATTAACAATGAAACTAACGGAACTGGATCAACTGTTGTTGTTTCAGCAGACGGCAGTAACAACAATCAAACTATTGGTTGCGGAACAGCGTTGGCTTCGACTTGTAATGCTAGTATAATCAGATCTGAAATCACTGGCAACAACAACAATACTGTACAAACATTGAGCGGCGGTGTTATACAAAGTAAGATCGCTATTAACGGCAACTATAATAACGTAACGCACACAGCATCAGGAGTAGGTTTACATTCAGGAGATATAACAGTTTCAGGAAGTGGAACTAGCACAGTTGCCAACGCGGTAACATTAACACAGAGTGGAGCGTTTGCTAAAAATGCAGTTATTACCAGCAACGGTTCTAATAACAACGTTATTGTTACTCAGTCCGATTAATAGTTTTGCCGGTATTGGCAAGGTTACTGAGCAGACTGGTCCTACAGAAATTATCCGAGATAAAAAATCAATTTCGGCTAATGTCAATTCTTCTGTAGAAATGAACGATACCGTTAGTACTGCCAAAGCCAAGGCAGAGTTAACATTTGAAGATAAAACCACAGTAAAACTCACAGAGCATAGTAAAATGGTCATAGATGATTTTGTCTATGACCCAAAAAAAGGATCAGGTAAATTAGCCTTAAACATGGCGCTGGGAACAGCTCGTTATGCTAGTGGGCAGATTGCTAAAAACAATCCCCAGCAGGTAGCGATAAAAACTCCAACTGCTAATATTGCTGTTCGAGGCACAGACTTTTCAATGACCGTAGACGAACTAGGACGCAGTTTAATTATGCTGCTTCCTAGTTGTGATCCAAAAGGGGGGTGTGTTACGGGAGCAATCGAAGTCAGCAACTTAGCTGGAGTAGTTTTGTTAGATGTTCCTTACCAAGCAACACTTGTAAATTCAATGTCTTCTCCTCCTAGTACTCCAACTGTAATAAAAATTGATCAGGCCAACATTAATAATATGTTGATTATTAGCAAGCCACCTGAAGTGCAAGATGATACCAAAGCAGGTGTTAGTAAGAAAGAAAAAAGTTTATTAGACTTTAATGCTCTAGATGTTGACTTATTAAAATATACAGCATTAGACACTAATAAGTTAGATGATAATAAAGCATTAGATAGAAATGACCTTAATGCAGACTTGTTGGATTTTTATGCACAAAACGAGTTGGATAGGCAAAATTCTTCATTGCTTAGTGATGAGTTAGATAATCCAATCCTACCTGGATATAATTCTAATAAGGCAATGGGATTAAACTATTACTTTAACGATGATCAAACCAAAGTTACTTTGTACAAAGCAGGTACACACAACGCTACTGCAACATTTGATACAACAAAAAATGTAACATTCACTTTAATACAAGATGGGCAGACTATTATTCAAAATGTGAATAAAGGCTCAACTAGCACATTAACTATTGTGCAAAATTAACTGAACAGTTAATACAAAACAATATAGATTTAAATAAAAATACATTAACCGGGAGCGAAATCGGAAATGAAAAAAACACTTATCGCCACTCTTGTGGCTATGACATTAGGCGCGACTACGGCACACGCAGCTGTAACAGACGGCGCATTCAGTGTAAATCAAATATTTGACGTACAATATTATTGGAGCGGAAATACATTAAACGCTTCAAACTTTATTGCACCATATGACGAAAACTTTAACACAGTTACAGTTACTACTGGTCAATATTTTAAATTCATAGACAATGGCAACGGAGACTATGGGCTAGGGCTTTATAATAGTGACAACACACTAGCAAGAACTATTCATTCTACAGGTACTATTACTGCACTAGGCAGTGGTGCTATTTTCTATATAGGTAGTGGATTCTTTGGCAACGTTATTTCAACATCTCAAGGATATAGTTACGGCCAAAGTGCTCAGTTTACTAATATGGATCAATCAGTGTCATCATCTGATTTAACCAGTTATGCTTGGGCTAGTACAACACCGTTGACAGCAGGCCAAACAGCGAGTTCAACTCCTAGCACACCTAGTACACCAAGTACAAATTACGTAACAGTTTTATCAAATACAAACATTACATCAGTTACTCCAACAAGTAACAACAGCCCATCAGGCGAAGGTGCTTCTCAAGCACTTGACGGCAATCCATCAACCAAGTATCTAAACTTTGACCGTGCCAACGCAGGTTTTACAATTAAGTTAGATACACCACGTGTGATTAGAGGTGTAACATTTACAACGGCTAATGACTTTGTGGCACGTGACCCATCCAAGTATAGTTTGTTTGGTAGTAATGACGGTATCAACTGGACTACCATTGTTGACGCAGAAGCAATTACACTAAGCAGTAGTCGTTATACAACTACTAGCCGTTATGACATTACCAACAACAATGCTTACTTCTACTACTTTATTACTTTCCCAAGTATTAAAGCCATAGATCAATATGGTAGTGTAGCAGGATGTCAAGCGGCACTAGGTTCATTAGCCTGTGACAGCGTACAAATTGGTGATGTTACTTACTACTATGACACAGTCTACACAGCATATACTGTGCCAACAGACAGCGGCACTGGAACTATTGCCAACCCAGGTACTGCCGGATCAGTCAGCAGCCTTGCGCCTCCTGGACCACAACCAGTAACAAACAACAGCGGTTCAACTGCTTCAAATCCTAGCGGTACAACAGTAACAACTGTGACCAACGGTGGCACTTACACTAATAGCGGCACAACAGGAGCAGTTACCAACACCGGAACATTCACCAATGACGGTACAACTGGTGCAGTCACTAACAGTGGTACATTTACTAACAACGGTACAACTGGTGATGTAACAAACTCTGGAACATTTACTAACAATTCTACAGGTACAACAGGTAATGTTACTAACAACTTAGGTGGCACATTTACCAATGACGGAACAGTTGGAACTATTGCTAACTTAGGAACATTTATCAATAACGGTACAGGTACTACTTGGACTAACGGTTTCAATGGCGATGGTAATACTGCTACAATGACCAATACTGGAACTTTAACTAACGGTACAAACTATAGTACATTTAATAACAGCGGTACAATGGGTACAGTTTCTAATGCTGGCGGCACATTTAACAACACTGGAACTACTGGCTCTGTTAGTAACACAGGCGTTTTAAACAACAACGTTGGTGGTACTATTTCTGACCTAGCATACAATAATCATATTGTTAATAACAGCGGCACAATTACTACTGTCACCTACAACGGTGGTAGTGTAACTAACAACGGTACTATTGGCAGCATCAATAACACTGAAGCACATGGTACGTTCCATAACAACGGAACTGTAACAGGCGCAGTTACAACCAACAGCACATTTAACAATAACGCTACAGGTGTGGTTCAAGGAACATACACTAATGATGGTGTGTTAAACAATGCTGGAACAGTTGGCACAGTTATTAACAATGCTACATTTAACAACAGTGGTACAGCTGGTGCTGTTACATTAACAGGTGGAAGTTTCTCTAACACAGGAACAGCCGCAAGTGTTGATAACACAGCAGGTTTATCATTGACCAACGATGGCGTTATTACCGGCACACTATCAAACACTGGTACAGTGGCTTCATTAACCAACAACGGTACAATTGGCAATGTTACAGGAACTATTACTGATGTTGTTAACACAGGCACAATGACCAACAGTGGTTCTGTTACTACTGGTAATAACAGTGGTTGGTTTACTAATGCTGTAAATGCTGTGGTTAGTTTCTTTACTAACAGCGGTACAGCAGTTAATAACGGAACAGTAGGAGATGTTACAAATACAGGTACATTCACTAACACAGGAAATACTGGTACAGTTAACAACACTGGTACATTTAACTATAATGGTGGTACACTGGGTGGTTATACACAAACTGCTGGAACAACTGTAATGTCAATGAATCAACCAATTTTAGTCACAGGCGTTGCTAACTTAGGTGGTGGATTGACTATAAACAATGCTCCAACAACTTACGGTAGATATACTGTATTGTCAGCAGGCTCAGTTAATGGTACATATGATCCATTATCTGGTAGCAACTACTTAAAATATTCTTTAACAGATGTTAAGTTATATGTAACTCCAGATGCTACTGCTACACAATCTAGTATCAATGTTACCAAGGCAAACTTAGCAAACGCTATTAACCTACAGTCCAATGCTGTAACTGGTGCATTAGGCAATGACTGCTCAGTGTTTGGTTCAGCAGGTGCATGTGTTAGCGTTAACGTTGGACAAAGTAAGGCTGCTGGCGGCGATTTATTAAATGGTGGCATAACTGTTGCTAAGAAAATAAACGACAGCTGGAGAGTAGGTGTAACAACTAATGCTCCAACAAACAACCCAACTATTGGCAATGTAAGTCAAACCAGCGATCCAGCATATGGCGTGTTTGCTACTTGGACTAAAGAACGTTTAAGTATACAAGGTAGTGCGGCATTTAATCAAGGTACTATGACTATGACACGTCAAGGTCCAGAAACAGGCGTAGGCAAGATGTCAGTAGATAACAAAGCATATCAACTACGTGCCAACTACGCTATGCCAGTTAGTGAAACTGTAACAGTAACCCCTTATGTTGGTGTTCGTTACGTTGAATCTAACTACAGTGGTTATACAGAAACAGGTCCAGAGTTTCCGCTAACAGTTAATAGCACTAAGCGTAATAATACAAGTGCTATTGCAGGTGTGAGTGTAGCAAAACAACTAACAGAAAAACTATCAGGTAATGTTAGTGTGGGCGTTACACAAAACTTAACTGGTCAAAGTGCAACATTTACAGGAACCAGTGAAATTGGCGGCTTAACATCATTTAATAGTTCATTACCAAGCAACGGAAAAACAAATCCAAGTTTTGGTGCTGGACTAAGTTATAGTGTTGATAAGACAACTAAACTTGGTGTCAATGTTGGATTACAACAAAAAGGTGATAATGCTAACATCAGTTCAGTTGGAATTACCTTAACAAAAGGCTTCTAAGTAAACTACGTATATAATAGCCCGCTTTGGCGGGCTATTTTTACGATAAATATATGATGAAAAAAATATTACTCAGCCCTTGGACTGCTCTACTGACTTTAGCATTAGTAGTGGGCATACGTGTTGCAGATCCTACATTCGTTGAAAGTGTTAGGCTACGTTATTTTGACACATTAATTACTGCCAAAGAACCTACATTTAATAACATTGTAACTGTAAATATTGATGAAGATAGTTTAAACAAACATGGACAGTGGCCGCTACCAAGAGCAGAATATGCCAAAATTGTACGAGATTTATATCAGAGGGGAGCAGGACTTGTTGTACTTAATGTACTCATGCCAGAACCAGACCGTACAGGTGGAGACCGTGCGCTGGGTCAAGCTCTAAAAGAGTTTCCTGTAGTTTTATCAAGCACACCTGCACAAAAGACAAAGAATGATCCACGTGTTCCAGGATCGGCAGTTCTTAATCCAGAGTTCATGGATCAAATTGTACAGTATCCTGGACTTATAGCAAACGTTCCAATATTAGAAAACAATGCTGCAGGCATTGGAATAACAAACACACTCCCAGAGGTGGACGGTGTGAATCGCCGTTTACCGTTGATTGTAGGAGTTGACGGTAAACTTTATCCTAGCATAGCTATGGAGACACTCAGAGTTGCAGCAGGCGATTCTACCTTCCAAGTTAAACTGTTTGAAGGTGGTGTAGAAAAGATGCGTATACCTAAATTTGGTCCAGTTACAACAGACAACTTAGGACGTATTTGGATTGACTGGAGTCAGCAGTCACGCAGTTTCAGTTTAACACAATTACCAAAAGATTTAGAAGGTGCTATTGTCATCGTAGGACCAAGTGCTGCGGGTATTAGCAATCCACTGCCAACTGCCAAAGGTGCAGTATGGCCACACGAAGTACAAGCAGCAGTCATTGGTACTATGGTTAACGGAGTAGTAATTCAACGTCCTGATTGGGCCGATGGAGCGGAAATACTAACATTATTAGTATTAGGTTTGATTATTATTGGAATGTCGAGGTGGACCTATGTCGGTATTATTACAACTATTACTGGGGTCATTGCCTGTGTTGTTGCTAGTCGCTATGGTTTCAGTGAATTCAGAATCTTGGGAGACGCGACGGCAAGCACGGCTGGTCTTGTTCTTGTCGCTTTGCATACTTACGGTGTTAAGTTTGTAAGTGAGTTCTTACAGAAACAAGCAATCAAGAAACAGTTTGCTGGATACTGCTCTAAAGAAGTAGTAGAGATGTTACAGAAAGACCCAGATTTAATTAAGCGTGGTGTAAGAAAAGATGTGTCAGTTATGTTTAGTGACTTACGTGGATTTACACCAATCGGTGAACACTACGGAGATGACGTTGCCGGATTAGGCAAGTATATGAACGGCTATATGGATGCTATTAGTCGTCCTATCATGGACAACAAGGGTATGGTTATTAAGTACGTAGGCGATGCAAGTATGCACATACATGGTGCTCCTATTGAAGATCCTAATCATGCTCGTACTATTGTTGCTGTTGGTTTACAGATGTTAGATGCTGTTGATGCTTACACAAAAGAAATGGAAGCACAGGGTTTACCACCGGCTGCAATGGGTTGGGGTTGTAATACAGGTATTGGCTTTATTGGCGAAATGGGAAGCACTGATAGACATAGTTATGACATATTAGGTGATATGGTTTCAACAGCCGCGCGACTAGAAGCACGTTGTAAAGCATACGGTGTATTATGTATCATTGGTGCTGAAACATACAACAGAACTAAAGACGATTTCTTCTACTTGTGCATTGACAACTTACAACCAAAAGGAAAGTCTGTAGCAGACTTAATCTATACAGCATTGCGTCCTAACGGTGCCGATTGGTCAGGAGACTTAAAGCGTTACAATACAATGCAAGAATTGTATCGAGCCAAACAATTTGATGCAGCCGCAATTCTATGTGGAGAGCTAAAAGGAACTTTTGGTGGACAAATGGACAAGTACTACAAAATCTGGATTGAACGTTGTGAGTTCATGAAGCAACAAGACTTACCAGATAATTGGAACGGCGAATTTGTCGCACACGAAAAATGATTTATACTCCGGTTGATTGGTGGATTGACTATTCTGTATGGCTTATGCTACAATACAAATTTATGTATCCGGCTAAACTAATTGGTTACAACGACGAGATGCAAGATTATTTGAAAAAGTTTAGCCTTAACGGTATTAAATCTTTTAGTATTTGTCAATAATGATTAAATGTATAATTTCTATGCTGTTGGTGTCTTTGTCTTCTTTGGCAATGGCAGAAAAAATAACTGCTACTAGTTGGTTGGTAGCAGATGCCGACGGACATGTTATTCAAAGTGAGAACATGTATCAACAACGTAGCATTGCCAGTATAACCAAACTAATGACAGTTATGGTTGTCTTAGATGCTAGACAAGACTTAGACGAATTTATTAAACCTTATTCTAGAAGAGAACTAATACAATTAGCTATAGTTCATTCTGATAACCATGCATCTGAGTTGTTGTGTAGAAACTTTCCGACTGGTAGAAACGGTTGTGTTTCAGCAATGAATGCCAAGGCAAAATCATTAGGAATGATCAGCAGTTACTTTACTGATCCAACAGGATTGGGCGTAATGAACTCTAGTACTGCTTATGATTTGATAAAATTAGTACGTGCTGCAGAACATTATCCAGAAATTGTTCAAGCTAGTAATATGAGCGAAGTTAAGATACACCAGAAGAAAAAGACTCTTGTGTTTAAGAATACTAATCCGCTGGTTGCAACACATGATTTTGTAGTAAGCAAAACAGGATGGATTAGGGCCAGCGGTGGTTGCATTGTTATGCTAGTGAATACAAAAATAGGACAACGTATTGTTGTCCTATTGAATAGTAAGAATACTAAAACACGTATTCCAGAAGCATTTTATCTTGCTACGAACTCCTAACAGTTGCTAGATTAAATTTTTCTAGTATCTTAATATAAAACCAACCTATATCAAACTCCCAGGACTTTTTACTAAACTTGGCACTGGCTCCTTCTCCGTGATGATTATTATGCAGTTCCTCGCCGCCAATCCAAATAGCAATTGGTGTTAAATTACGACTTGTATCTGCAACATCATAGTTTCGATATCCCCACCAATGAGCTAGTCCATTAACCACACCTGCCGCCCAAAACGGAATCCACAACATCTGAACACCCCACACTATAAACCCAACAGGACCAAAGAACAATAGGTCAATAACCAGCATTAAAAGAATTCCTGCAAAGGGGTGGGGTGTATAAACTTTATTTTCAATCCAGTCGTCAGGGGTGCCTATTCCTAACTTCATTACTTCTGGATCTTTCTTTGCCTGTACATATAGAAATGCTCCACTAAACAATACAGTCCAAATTCCATATATTTGCGGACTATGGGGATCGTGTAAAGTGTCGCTTGCTTGATGGTGTTTGCGATGAACAGCGACCCACTCCTTGGTGTTCATGCCAGTTGTTAACCACAACCATAGTCTCATAAAGTGAGCAACTACAGGATGAAATGTTACTGCTCTGTGTGCTTGACTTCTATGTAAGTATAGAGTAACACACGCTATGGTAATTTGCACCATTACCAAGGTGATTAAGATTGTAAACATATATTCTCCGATAAACTGTGTCTGTGAACATATATTTATCCGTAAAAATGCCACTTTTGGGAGATACGGTAGCGAATCGTGGAGCTCCCGGGCAGTGGCCGCCCATCACCTAACTACAAAGGTCCTAAGGTGAATTCTTAACTACTGCCGCCGGCAGCTTCTTTATCGTCGCTTGATTTTTCTTTCTTTGCAGGTTTAGGATCGTCCATGCGAACAGCTTTATCAAATTGTTTTGCAGCTTCGCGTTCAACTTTAACTGTTTCCATAACACGATCACTTTCAATCATTTTACCACGTAAGTGTAATACTGTGTTGACTTTTTGATTCAAACGAATCAAATCATTGTCTAGCATACGAATACGATCTATCAGTGCAACTAAAACTGTGTTGGCCTCACTGATAACAGGTTTTACTTCTTTAGTAGCCCATTCCCATACATACTTAATAATATAGCCTAATCCAACAGCCATTACTATAGGAAAACCATACTTGTTAATTAAGTCTACTACATCCATTTATTTTGTCTCCTTCCAAATACCCCACGGGTCCCATACTTTTTTCTCTTCTTTCTTAGGCTCATGGTAGTAATAAACAAATGCTGATATCAATACCAAACATTCTAAAAGATAAAACACCATGAAAGACTCAAATAGCAAGTCCAATTAATACTCCAAAGAATAAGCCAACTGCAAATGCTTTCCACATGTCACGATCATACCATATTGGATTATCCTGATCCATCCATCGTTTAATGTGCTCTGGTTGAGCATCATACCATACGTCCCATTTATTCTTCTTGAACATTTACTTTGTGTCCTTTGGCAAATGCCTCAACTGGATCTACTTTAACTAACATTTGTCTACCGTTGACATTTATAAATTTAAAAAGATCTCCACCTTTCCAGCCTAACTTATCACTATTAAATTCTTCGTCTAGGATAATCCCGCGAGGGCTGCAATCCCAGTTGTAGTCTATGTACAACATTATCAATACCTTTTTAATATACTGTGCAGGCGGTCGGCAACATTTCTAAGATCAGAGCTTAGTTGCCCGTGCCCAACGTATAGTTCAATTCTTCTAGCAATATTGTGTAGATCAATCACATCTTGATCTAACATCGCCAATTCAATTTCTGAAATTTTAGTCTCTTCTTGCATCAGTTTTTCCATCCGCTCTAGCAATCCGGTCTACATCGGGCTTTAAACCCAATGCATTACTTACGATTGTGTCAATACGTACAACATCGTGGTTCATGGTTTTAACACGATTATCAAGGGCAATAATAATACCCTTCATACCGTTAATTGAGCCCAGTACGCCCTGTAATAGTAGTTTGATTGTTAGATAGACGAAATATCCGCCCGAAAGTGCTACAGCTATGGGAAACCCAAGATCCCCAATAAGTTTAAATATGTCACTCATACGATTCGCCCCCGTTTATTGACAAAAGTATTTATATCTAGCCTAAATATTTGACTATATGGGCTAGAAATGTTTAAATACAGTATGGCAATATTATTTTGGCTAATCGTTGTAGCAGTTGTAGGATACGCCGTTTGGTGGATCATGGACTGGCACGATAAGTTTCCAGACGGAGATTAATATGGGAAGATTAGTAAGAGCCCGTGCGGCACGTACGAAAGCAGCTTCTAGAGCTAAAGCTACTAGAAGACGCAATAGTAAGTAAAGAATTGTTGTAATCCCTTCAAAGCGAAGGACTTCTGGACGCGGGTTCGACTCCCGCCAGGTCCACCATAAGGAGATTAGTATGGACACTGGATATAGTACACTAGTTGGATTTATCGCAGTTGCTATAGTTTTCCTAGTCATTTTATGATGGGCCTGCCATGGTTTCGACAGGGGTAGATAGTAGAGACGGCAACACGGTAGGCGATGACCGTAAATCAAGCAAAACTTATAAATGCAAAATCAGCATTTAAGTTCTACGAAGTAGACGTAGCTGTCAACGACAGCAAGTTTGCTTTAGCTGCCTAAGAAACAGCGGAACCGGGGTAGTTATACCTTGTCACCCAAAATAACAAATAGCACCTTCGGGTGCTATTTTTTTGGAGTAAAAAAATTTGCTCTCATGGTTTACGTGAATATATAATACTCTAAGCTGTGTGTTTTTCGTAGATATATAGAAAGACATCACACACAGTGAAACACATAAGGAAAAATTTAGTATGAAAAAAATCGTTTTAGCAACAGCAATCGCTTTGGCTGCAACCGCAGCTTCTGCCGTCGAAGTCGGAGTTACTGCAACTCGTGATTACAGTGGCGACAATCGTAACTTCGGTGGTATTACCCTTGGACAGTCTTTTGGTAAGCTAAATGCTACCGCAGGCTTTGAGCGTTCTACTGTTGGTAGTAATGATCAAGATCGTTACAGTCTAGTTGCAGGCTATGATGTAGCCAAACTAGGTTCTGTTACTGTTGCTCCACGTTTAGGTGTTGCATACCTAGATAACCAAACCGGCAGCAACGGCTATGCCGCAACTGTTGGTGTTGGTGCATCTGTTCCAGTCACTAAACAAGTAAGTATTGGACTAGCAGTTGATCGTCAATATGGTCAAGATCGAGTAGATCAATTTGACGGTAATCGCGTTACTGTTGGCGCAAAATATCGATTCTAATATATTTAGATTCATTCAAAGGGCCTTGACGGGCCCTTTTTTATTAAGTATAATTCACGAATGCGCTGATAGCTAAATGGAACAGCGGGAGCCTCTAAAACTCCAGATGCGTGGGTTCGATTCCCACTCAGCGCACCACTTTTAAGAAAGCGTTACACACATGGACATGGATCAAGCAGCAGTATTTCTAGCAGGTAGTATTTTAACAGTTATAGGGTTCTTAGTAATTCTCGGAGGAGTTCTTATTGCTAATAATCTTGTTGCCAAGTATTGGAAATCTTGGGGCTGGTCATGGATGCCACACTGGGCACAAGAGCCGCAGCGATTTGCAACACCCGAAGAAATGTCTAAAGTTGCTCCAACGCTAGACAAAGAAACTAAATAATTTTGTAGGATGGTCCTACACTAACACTCTTTAAATTACTAGGTACTTAGAGTGTGTACCGTAAAAAGGAAGAACCATGATGTTTAATCAAAAGTTAGTAGCCTCTATCAAATCAAAAGGCAAAATTCTTCGTGAATTCAAAGACACAGTCTATATTCCATTTGCAAGCGAATATAGCATTTTACTCAAGAACCTAAATACAGTTCGAGCTGTCGTAAATGTTTACATTGATGGCGAGAATGCCGTTCCTGGCGGATTGGTCATTGACCCGGGTCGGACTATCGACTTAGAGCGTTGGATTAAGAACGGCAACTTATCTGAAGGCAACAAGTTCAAATTTATTGAACGTACCGGTGCTATTGAAGACGGCCCACGCGGCATCAAATTAGAAGACGGACTTGTTCGCATTGAATACCAATTTGAAATTCCAAGTCCTATCATTAACATTTCACAAACACTTTGGAATCAACCAATTTACGGAAGTAACGTAATGCGAGGTGTTAGTGGTAGCGCATCTGACGTCGCCTGGCCACAGGGATCAGTTACTTGCTCTGCTTCACTTAACTCTGTATCCACAGATAATTTTAAAGTAACAGCAAGTGGTGCTAGTTTTCAAAACGAAGTTGGCATTACTGTTCCTGGTAGTAAGTCAACACAAAGTTTTCAAACTACAACTGTTGGCGCACTAGAATCTACAGTACACAACATTGTGTTGAAACTTGTTGGAGACTTAGGCAACAATAAACCTGTTACTAAACCAGTCACAGTACAACATAAACCAAAGTGTGTAACTTGTGGCAAGCAAAATAAAGCTCATTCTAAGTTTTGTGTCGAGTGTGGGACAGCTTTAGAAATCTTTGCATAAATATTTTTCAGGAGGACACAATCATGAAACAGAAGAAACTTCTAGTTCAACTGTATCGTGCTTGCGTCGACCACGACGCCAAGAAGATGGCAGAACTTAAACAAATTGAGTTCCAAAAAATCTTGAAACGCAAGGCCGAAGGTAAGCATTTTACACACCGTTGGACCGTAGTTCAGATTTAATCGAACTGTAATATTACACACACTATACTGCGATAAATATTGCTATGCAAAAAACTTATCGCAGTATTTTTGTGAGTGACGTCCACTTAGGTACAAAAGACTGTAAGGCGGAACAGCTCAATAATTTTCTCAAACACAACACTTGCGACACTCTTTATCTCGTAGGTGATATCATTGACGCTTGGAAAATACAACAAAACAAATGGCGCTGGAAACAAAGTCATACTAACGTTGTGCGTCGTGTACTAGGGCATGCCAAACGCGGCACCCGTGTTGTATTCATAGCAGGCAATCACGATGAATTCCTAAGACCAATGATACCGTATGGTTTCAGTTTTGGTCTAGTAGAAATACACAATCAAATAGAACACATAGGTGCAGATGGCAAACACTATCTTGTAGTGCATGGCGACTTGTTTGACGGCATTACTAGACTGGCACCTTGGTTAACTTTTTTAGGTGACAAAGCCTATGACTTTGTGCTCATGCTCAACGGCAAGTTTAATTGGATTAGACACAAGTTAGGTTTTGGTTACTGGAGTCTCAGTAAGTATCTTAAACATAGAGTTAAGAAAGCTGTAGACTTCATGTTCCAATTTGAAAAAAATCTTGCCGCATACTGTAAAAAGCGCGGCTTTGATGGTGTTATATGTGGACACATACATCATGCAGAAATAAAAGAAATAGACGGCGTTGTCTACATGAATGACGGCGACTGGGTCGAAAGTTGTACAGCACTTGTAGAACATCACGATGGTCGCTGGGAAATTGTAACTTGGACCAAGGAGAGCGATAATGTGGATACTGATAATACTGGCAATACACGTAAACGATCCAAAGGACATACCAGGCAGAGTGACCTTGGAATTTCCAACACAGATGGAGTGCGAACGAGCACGGACAACGATAAAGAGCTGGTTAAAATTTGATTCATTCAAGGTAATAGCAGAATGCAAAAAACAATCTTAATAGTTACAGACAACTTACCGGAGCAAATTAATGGCGTGGTTACGACCTATAAAAACATTGAGGCTATGGCGCTTCTGGATGGTTATCGCGTTGTTTACATTACTCCCGGGGACTTCCGCTACTTTGATTGTCCTGGCTACAACGAAGTCAAGATTGCCTATCCAAGGAAGATGGGCCAGAAGATTGAGGAGATCAGTCCGGATTATATCCACATCGCCACAGAGGGTCCTATTGGTCTGTCTGCTAGAAAATATCTTTCAAAACATAATCTTAGGTACAATACTGCTTATCATACTAAGTTCCCTGAAGGACTTAGAGCCCTATTTGGAATACCTGAGAGTCTCACTTGGCCTCTAGTTAGATGGTTCCACAAGCATAGTGGTAAAGTATTGACCACTACAGATACGATGGTTAAGGAGTTAAGAGATCATGGATTTGATGGTGATGTTATTCCATGGACTCGCGGTGTTGACCGTGATGTATTTTATCCAAGACAGCATCGTAGAAATACACAACTCACATTAGTATGTGTTAGTCGTGTTAGTAAAGAAAAGAATTTAGAAGATTTTTTTGAATTAGATTATCCGGGAGCAAAAAAGATTATGGTCGGCGGAGGGCCCATGCTAGAAGAATACAAAGCACAATACCCTAAGGTAGAATTTGTAGGTTTTAAAACTGGTGCTGAATTGGCCTACTATTATAATCTAGCGGATGCATTTGTATTTCCTAGCCGATGGGAAACATTTGGTCTTGTTATGATAGAAGCTATGGCTTGTGGCACACCAGTTGCGGCTTATCCGTGTCAAGGTCCATTAGACGTAGTTGACGAAGGCATTACAGGTTGTATGAATGACGAGTTAAAACAAGCAGTCAAAGATGCACTGATGTTGAACAGACAAAGAGTTTGGGAAGGCAGCAATCGTTGGACTTGGGAACGTGCCTGGGAAATCTTTAGAGATAATTTAATAGAAAAGAATTCGCCCTAGCCAATGGCGTAAAATAGGATAAATTATTGGCTAGCCCCCGAAGGGGCTTTTTTATGACTTAAACAAATATCTTTTATGTAGATGTAGTCTTGCTTTGTTATACTGAACAAATGTTATAACAAGAGCAACTGCCCAAGGCACGATAGCCGCGGCCCAAGGAACAAGTCCTGCCCACCATCCAGCCATTAATGGTTCTTTCATTAACATTAACATGGCAACAGCAAATAGTACAAATGATCCTACAAATACAGTGTCAGGCCAACGTTGTAGAATCTTGCTGACCATAGTAGCACCAAACAAAATAATTGGCACACTGATTAGTAATCCAGCAATGACTAGAACAAAACTTCCGTTAGCGGCTGCGGCAATACCTAGTGCGTTGTCTATACCCATAACAGCATCAGCAACTACAATGGTACCAATTGCTCCCCAGAAGGTATCCTTGGCTTCAATGTTATGTTCTTCATTATTGAATACTAGTTTCCAACCAATCCATATCAATGCCGCGGCACCAATAGCACGTAGGCCTGGAATCATTAATAGATATGTTAGTGCCGCCACTGATACAAATCGTATAGCAATAGCACCAAAGGTACCCCAAAAGATTGCCTTCTTGCGTAAGTGATCTGGTAATTTATTAGCCGCCATTCCAATAACAAGAGCGTTATCACCGGCTAATACAATGTCTATCAAAATGATAGCGAGAAATGCCCAAAGGGCTTGGAGCGTAAAGAGTTCCATAATTTTTCCTTTAAAAGTTATGGTCTCGTCTCTTTGTCCAAATACCGGGCTGATGCCGTGTTGACGATATTTAGAACCTTTTCAGGTTAACTACTCCCCGCAACTATTTATATCGATAAATACGTCATGAAGGGTAAAATTGCATTATTTTTACACCAGCCCAAGTGCTCAGTACAGAGTGGAAACGGTATTATGCGAGCACTTAGCCCTTTCTATTCTTTTAAGATTTTTACCCGCCATGAACTAGAGGCGGATTTTTTTGACGATGTAGATATGGTCTGCATACCGGGCGGCTTTGGAGATGCAGAAAGTTTTGACTATCTACTAAGTGAAAACGGAACACGGATCAAAGAATTTGTCCAGCAAGGCGGAGCCTACTTGGGTATATGCATGGGCGCATACTGGGCAGGGCAATACTATCTGGACATACTAGAAGGTGTTGATGCAGAACAATATATTACACGACCAAAAACTGATACACGCAGGCCACATGCTAAAAACATAGATATAACATGGAGAGGACAACCTACAAAGATGTACTTCTATGACGGTTGTGCGTTAGTAGGCAACGGAAATTTTGAAACTGTAGCTACATACGCAAACGGTGATGCTATGGCCATCATACAAAATCGAACTGGACTTATTGGTTGTCATCCCGAAAGTGAAAACCATTGGTACGAAAATTATAGTTGGATGCGGGGAAAATATCACCAAGGCCGCCAACATCAGTTGCTATTAGATTTTGTTGATAGTATAATAAGAAAATGACAAACTTAGCAGAATACTTTGCCAAACTAGACCACTATAAACCAAAGTGGGAACGTAATACTCGTGTCTTTGGATATTGGAATAAAATTCCGTTTATCGGTAGCATTGTTGCCGACAGAGAAAAAGATCATATCTTAGTACATTCAGATTTACCTATCAAGTTTAACAACAAAGTAAATACTATTATAATCGTCAAACACAAAGACATTAAAATTTTAAAGGAGATGTAAAATGTCAAAATAGATTGAATATGCTTGTAAGGATGTAGTGTTCCATTTTAACAAAAAACACTTAGAAGACCAAACCATTCCCATGTGGGTCTTAAAATTTCATGGGGAAACATTGTATGTCAATCACGTAGACTGTCAGTTGCCTTGGAGTACTAAGGAAACACCCGATAACAGTCATACCAAAGGTAGCATCAAAGTTAAGAACGCATTGTTGCGTGTCAACGACAACAACGAAGCTACATTAGCAGAACTTACAATTTACGATAAGTTCCGTTTACGTAATCAAAAATTAGGTATTACTCGCATTATGGCTAGACATGGTAGTCAAATGCACAAGGCTTTATTGGCCAACGAATATAAACATGCCCCAATTAAAACTATTAGAGGTGCATGTGCTAGTTCATTTATTGTTTGCGATTTACTAAGCAAGAATGAAGTATTACTTGCCCGAATCAAATACGATGATTGGAGAGAGCTCAAACCAAATGAAGGATATTATCAAGACTACGATAATTTCAAAGGAGATATACCAGTGGACTATGGACACCCTAGTACACCATATGAATATAGCTAAAGGTTATTGATTTTTTCAATTATACTCATTGAAAAATACCATAGAAAAAATCAATAAAATGCTTGATTTTATAGTTAAATACTATTATAATAAGAACATGAACAACGTGTTCTAAAAGTTTTCAAACACACACAAAAGGAGATATTATGAAAACAGTTGGTGATAAAATTGAAAAGTTTGCCGTAACAGGCGTTAACCCAGGTAGTGATCAATTCTTTGACATTACTGACGAATCTTTCGCAGGCAAGTGGAAAGTGATTGTATATTACCCAAAGGACTTCACATTCGTATGTCCAACTGAAATCGTTGCCTATGACAAGTTGGCAAATGATTTCAAAGACCGTGATGCTGTTTTGCTAACAGGCTCTACAGACAACGAGTTCTGTAAACTTGCATGGCAAAAAGCTCATCCTGATCTTGCTAAGATTACACATACACAATTTGCAGACACACAACGTGGTGATCTCAGCCTGATTAATCAGCTTGGTGTATTCTATGCTCCAGCAGGTGCAGCACTTCGCGCAACATTTATTGTTGATCCAGAAGGCGTTATTCAACACGTTACTGTCAATAACTTGAACGTCGGTCGTAGTCCAGAAGAAACACTTCGTGTTTTAGATGCTCTACAAACTGGCGAGCTATGTGCTTGTAATCGTTCAGTAGGCGGCGAAACACTTTAATGGAAACTAGGACAAGGACCTTAGTCAAGACTATCATCTATAGAATTTGGGTCATATGCTCAACCTATGTGATGTTGTTAATAACAGGACAAAGTCTAACACAGGCCCTTGTTCCTACTATCGTTATAAATTGTGTCTGGATGACGTCATACTATTTGTATGATAGACTTTGGGCAAATATTAAATGGGGACGAAAATGAGTTTTATTGAATCGATTAAAGAAGCGTTGCCAGAATACGCAAAGGACACTAAGTTAAACTTGGACGCTGTCCTTTTGCGTAGCACATTGGATGCAGATGTGGCTATGGGTTGTGCTGTAGCCGCACTGGCCGCAACTGGTAACGGTAAGGTATTGGCTGTTATGTTAGCCGATGCTCCAGTACACGCAGAGTCAGCTATGTGTGCCGCAAGCATCATGGCACAGAACAATGTATGGTATCCGTATATTGAAATGGCTGATGATGAACAACTAAAAGGATTGCCAGCACAGTTACGCATGAACGCTATTGCTAGTCATGGTGGAACTACAAAGGCAAACTTTGAAGCGTTCAGTCTTGCCGCAAGTATTGTTGGCAAGTGCCATTTCTGTGTTAAGGCACACTACGACACACTCAAGAAGGAAGGCTACACAGTAGAACAACTTCGTGACATTGGTCGTATTGCCTCAGTAATGAATGCAGTGGCTAAGGTTTTGAATAGTTAATTTTGTGATACAAGATTAATGATTTTCAGTATGTGAAACAGGGTATTTCTCCTGTACAATACAGATACATACAGTTACACAGACAGTATGTTAATTTGTTAATCAAAGGAGAAATACTATGTGGACCAAACCAGAAGCAGTTGAAATGCGCTATGGATTCGAAATCACAATGTACGTGATGAATCGATAATAGCCGTAAATAGTTGATGAAGAAAATAGTAGTCAACGGAACTTTTGATATATTACACCCTGGGCATTTGGCGTTGTTAAACTATGCTAGATCGCTCGGGGATTTTCTTATTGTAGCAATAGACACGGACGAACGTGTCCAACAGCTCAAGGGCCCTGATCGCCCAATCAATAACCAAAATGATAGAAAATTATTTTTGGAAAATCTCAAGGCGGTTGATCGAGTAGAACTTTTCAATTCACCGGAAGAATTGATTGAAATCGTTAAAGGCTGTACAATGGTAAAAGGTAGTGATTATCGAGGCAAAAGTGTCATCGGAGAAACTTATTGCCAGAAAGTAATTTATTATGACAGAACAGAACATTCAACAACCAAAACAATACAACATATTATTGATAGGCGACAACGGACTTGATGTTTATCAATTTGGAACGGTAGACAGGATTAGCCCAGAAGCACCTGTACCAGTTTTTAGCCCAACACAGTCCATTGGAAAGCCAGGCATGGTTGGTAATGTGTTTAACAACTTGATAGCACTGGGCTGTAGTGTAACACTAAAAACAGGCGAAATAAGTAGAAAAACTAGATTTATTGACAGTCGTAGCAAACAACAAGTCCTTAGGGTAGACGAAGATGCACACAGCGTTCCACTATTAATGACAGCTGATATGTTCAAGGACTATGATGCTATTGTTGTTGCTGACTACGGTAAAGGAACTGTTACCTATGAACTAATAGAACAGGCTATCGAAAGTCGTGTTCCTGTATTTGTAGACACTAAAAAAACTAACTTGGAAAGATTTCAAGGCGCTTGGGTTAAGATAAACGAAGTAGAATACAGTAAAATTACTTCAGAATGCTCGGGACTTATTGTTACACTAGGAGCAAATGGTGCTGAAGCAAAGCATCACGAGTTTAAGTCGTCTGCTCCAAGAGTAGAAGTTATTGATGTGACAGGAGCAGGCGACACATTTTTATCAGCACTGACCTACATGTACTTGGAAACAAAGGACATAAAAGTAGCCATAGAATTTGCCAACCGAGCTGCCGCAGTAACAGTACAACACCTAGGATGCTATGCTCCTAGACTAGAGGAAATACGATGAAAACAGGACATGTACCAAAAGGATGGGGCGAAGAAGTTATATGGGCAAACACAGACAAGTACTGTGGTAAATTCTTAAACTTCAAAGCTGGTGCAAGATTTAGTATGCACTTTCACAAGGACAAGGATGAAACTTGGTACGTGTTAAGCGGACGATTTGAATTGAGATTCATCAATACCAAAAACGCACAGCAGTCTATACAAGAACTCAAAGCAGGTGATGTGTGGCACAACCCTCCAATGAGTCCGCACCAGTTGATTTGTTTTGAAGAAGGTACTATAATAGAAGTAAGTACAGCAGACTCTGCAGAGGACAACTATCGTGTTCTGCCCGGAGACAGTCAAATGTCGTAAAAAAACAACATTTCCGTACCGGTCTTGACACATAGGCATATATACTATACAATCGAGACTAGTTAGATAGTTGGTGAATCTTTTTTGCTCAAAAATGCAAATAGAGGTTGACACAGAGACTAAATAACTATACAATAAGGTTCAGTCAGCAAGTTAGTGAAGTAGCAACTGTTGTAAAAATACAACAAAAAATATTTCAAAAAGTTGTTGACAGTAGCGTTGAAAGACGTTACAATAACGAAACAGTAGCAATTCCGCTACAATTTTTTAAGGTAATGAAGAGAAACAAAAAATGAAAACGAACAGTTTACATAGACAACTGATATCTAAACAAGTAGCCAAAGTGCCGGCATGTATGTCTGCCTATTGGTCACAGTTTAGTACCGGCAGTCTAGGTAATGATCGTACACCTGAGATTACCGTAGGGTCCTTGGAGGATAGTGTAAGTTAACATAAACTAACACTCAAACTTTAAAAGGACCCTGGACTAAACACCCAGGGTTTTTTGTTTTGTAGGATTTGAAATGGAAACTTTAGATTTTAGAAAACAAAGAGATGCTGAATTTTTAGCCAGGCATGAACTTAGTGAAGATGAGCTCGAAAGGCTTATTGAAAATAAGTTTATACGTGCAAAGGCTTATTATGAAGCATTTCACAAGCGAAAAGACGAGCTCGTAGAGCACGAATAATCGCAAAAAGTGTGTATAGGGAACGCGACCCTGCTGGCACTTAAAACATCGGCTTAATGTGGGCGGCCTACCGGATGGTAAGTTCTAGGCGATAACTAGAATGTGTAAAAAGGTAGCGTATAAAGCAAGTTAGGAATCGTATAACGTTTCCCCCTTGACGGGATGAACTAGCTTATTTTATACGACACATTCTAAAGAGTGTGTGAAAATTTTGGAGCTTGATCCCTACGGCGGACTGTAAATCCGTTGCCTTAATATGTAGGGTGGTTGGCAATTAGGTTCGATTCCTTCAGGCTCCACCAATTATTCCCGGATAGTTAAATGGTATAACAATCGGCTGATAACCGGTCATTACAAGTTCGATTCTTGTTCTGGGAACCAAATTTATTGTGCGTGAGCAAGCAAGGTGTAGGCGCTTCGCTGTTAACGAAGAATGAGCTGGGTTCGATTCCTAGACGCACAGCCAATTTGTTGGGGCATTGTGTAATGGTAGCACAACAGACTTTGACTCTGTTAGTTTAGGTTCGATCCCTAATGCCCCTGCCAAGTTTAAGGATACTCACAGCAAACTTTATTCAACTTTCAATTGGTGAAAAAAGAAAATGTATCCTGTTTTTTTATATCGCGTTAGACTTCTGGGAGGTCCTCAGGCTTTCAACCTGATCAGGCGGGTTCGATCCCCGTACGCGATACCAACATGCCGTAGTAGTTCTCTGGGAGGGCAACGGATTGTCTATCCGACTAAGGCGAGTTCGATTCTCGTCTACGGCGCCAATATTATGTAGGGATGGCAGAGAGGCCCAATGCAAGAGTCTGCAAAACTCTAAAGCCGTCGGTTCGAATCCGACTCCCTACTCCAATTTATACCCCAGTAACTCAGAGGAATAAGAGTACTACGCTACGAACGTGGGAGTCGGAGGTTCGAGTCCTTCCTGGGGTGCCAAAAAGAATTTGGGGGCAGTAGTGGGCTACGGTCTTCCCTTGCAAGGAAGATGTCTAGAAGGGTTCGATTCCCTCGGTCTCCACCAAGTTATCTCTGTGTAATGTCAATCTGGTAGACGGCCTGATCTGGAGTCAGGAGGCTGTAGGTTCGAATCCTACCATGGAGACCAATTTTGCTCTGTTATTTCAAAGGCTAGAATTCCGGTTTTGTAGTCCGGCGATGGCGGTTCGAGTCCGTCACGGAGCACCAAGTTTTGGGATAGACGATAGTTTAGAGTCCCTGCCAGTCTAGCCACAGTGGGGTTAACTGTGGTGACACTACAGTATGACTGAAGCCGGTATGTTAAACTTGACTATTCGAGACAATCTAGCGAGTCTTCCCAGGAGGATAGTTAGGCACCCAATCTATTTGCCGCTTTAGCTGATGTGGTCATAGCAGGCGCCTGAAGAGCGTCGGAACGTGGTTCGATCCCACGAGGCGGCACCAAGTTTAAGGATGTTAACAGCAAAAATTTATACATTAGACTTTTAATCTAAACCGTAAAAATACATCCTGTTTTTTTAAGGAGAACAATCATGGGGCGGTGGCTGTTTTACTTTTACTCGTAGTACTGATTATGTTCATTGACAAGAATTTGAAATGAATATATAATTTGTTTTTTAAGGAGAATGACATGAAACGTTCAGGTAAACGTTAGTGTCATCCGCGATCCCCGTATGGTCCGGATGGCACGTAAAATCAAATGATTACGGATCATCCCTTCGAGGTGTTACTGGTAGCATACTCGGCTCTTACCCGATGAGGTGACGGTTCGAATCCGTCTGGAGGGACCATATGGGGGTATAACTTAACGGCTAAAGTAGTAGGCTTTTAACCTATTAATCAGAGTTCGATTCTCTGTGCCCCTACCATAACGAATGACAATTAGGTGTGAGATGTGTGAAAGCAAGAGCCTCGAAATTCTTGTGAGTTGGGACTAATTATCCTAGTAGCAAACAAGTAGCACTATTACTTATGTACCCTAAGAGAAAACAAGTTATCTGTAAAAGAGCTTGACTATCATAACCGCAGCCGGCATAATTTGCGGATAATGCTTCCAATGTATGTGGTGGAAGAATCTAGTTGTCATCCTTTATGGTAACGTAGCATAGTGGCTAATGCACCACCTTCATACGGTGTTTATCGTCGGTTCGAGTCCGACCGTTACTACCAATTCTATGGTGCTCTTAGTGTAGTGGACTGCACATCATGTTGTGACCTTGAGAGTATGAGTTCGATCCTCATAGAGCACCCCAAAGAACAGACCCCCGCTTTGCCATGGTTGTGCGGTGAACAACCTGGCATTTATAAATAAATTGTCTAAAGTAAAAGTGCTCAAGGCGATATAGTTGTTCCGCAAGGACGATAGATGGCTCCGGAAGGGCTGGCTTAAAGGTTTTATAAAAATCACAACTGATCTGAACATGTGCGGATAGTGGTACTGCGCGAGTCCGTTGACAGATTGAATCGCTCCATGTTAGGCGAGACAAATAAAGTGGTGCGGTAACATCAGGTCGCCTCAGCTTCGGCAAACCAAAACTTTGTGAGCTCTTTTTCTTTAGACAATGCAGGATTAATTCAGTGGTAGAATGTCTCGTTGCCAACGAGAATGTCATCGGTTCGAACCCGATATCCTGCTCCAAGTTTAGGGATACTCACAGCAAATCTATCCAAACGATAGGTAGTTGGTTCGAGTCCAACAGTTGGCTTCATGCCAGTTTAGCTCATTAGGTAGAGCATTCGTCAAAACGATAGTATCCCGTTTTATTCAAGGAGAGTGTTATGAAACCTGTAACATTTAAAAATCGCATGAACAACGATAAATTTATATGTGAAGACACTCGTAGAGTTGAGATAATCGACGGTGTCGAATACATCTATGTTCATAAAATAAATGAACAGCGTTCTTATTTAATGCGTAAAGAGGCATTAGAACGTGTCAAAGAAAAGTTCAAACAATAGTTCCTTAGCGTAGCGGTAGCGCAACACCTTGACATGGTGTGGGTCACTGGTTCGATCCCAGTAGGAACTACCAACAAGTTTATGCCCCTCTGGCCAAATTGGTAAAGGCAGCTCTCTCAAAAGGAGTGTTAGTTTCTCCCGGTTCGAGTCCGGGGAGGGGTACCAGTTTAAGGATAGTAACAGCAAAATTTAATAACAACTACTACTCTTGAAAAGTAAGGGAGCGGTTCGACTCCGCAGCCGAAAGGTTTGGTGTAACGGTAGCACTATGTTAAATTCTATCCTGTTTTATTTTGGAGCTCTGGTGTAATGGTAGCATACGTAAAAAAGGTTATCCTGACAAGGATACAGTCAGCAATTTACAAATTCCATGCATAAGGACGTGATCGTGGTTCGAATCCACGGGGCTCCACCAGTTTAGGGATGATTACAGCAAACAACTTACTCGCTCCATTCTCGCGAGGCCGGCCCGCTTGGGGGTGTGCCGTGGGTTCGAGTCCCGGTCTTAGGCACCTCATCCCGATTTATTTGCTCTTGTAGTTAAATGGCATAACGCATTCTTGGTAAGAATGTATTTCAAGTTCGATTCTTGGCTAGAGCACCATGCTCTTGTGGCGCAATTGGTAGACGCACAGCGTTGAGGTCGCTGACAGTAAGAGTTCGAATCTCTTCAAGAGCACCATACCGCGATAGTCTAAAGGATAGGCAACGCTCTTCTAAAGCGTAAGATGTTGGTTCGAGTCCAACTCGCGGTGCCATAAATATACGTTCGGGCTTTGGTGAAATGGATATCATGCTTGTCTTCGAAACAAGCGGTGTGGGTTCGATTCCTGCAAGCCCGGCCAACCAAAATGCCACTTTATTATTGACAAGAGTGTGCAGAGGCTATATAATAGAGACTTAGTTAGATAAACAACTGACTAAAATCGTTCGTTAAAAATTCAAAAGTTAATTTGCTCGATTCGTCTATCGGTCTAGGACACCACCCTTTCACGGTGGGAAGAGGGGTTCGATTCCCCTATCGAGTACCATTTAGTAATAGCACAGCTCGTAGGCCAATGTACACGGCTAACCTTGTTCAAATCGGGGCCCATGATACTAGTAATTGTTTCTGCGTAGCAGAGCAACATTGGGTAGAGTGAGAATAGTAAACTGTGCTATTACTAAATGGAAATTATGCCCCGGTGGTGAAATTGGTAGACACGCTGGTCTTAGAAGCCAGTGCGCGAGCGTGACGGTTCGAGTCCGTCCTGGGGCACCAATAATGGAAGTGTGGCAGAGTCTGGTTTATTGCACCGGTCTTGAAAACCGACGATCCTTAACAGGGTCCGTGAGTTCGAATCTCACCGCTTCCACCAATATTGGCCTGTTAGCGCAGTTGGTCAGCGCACCGCCCTGTCACGGCGGGGGTCACCGGTTCGAGCCCGGTACAGGTCGCCAAGTTTATATCTCGCTAGTGTAATGGCAGCATACCAGTCTCCAAAACTGTTGGTCGGGGTTCGAGTCCCTGGCGGGATGCCAATCAATAATGTCGTTGTCGCGATGTGTGGAAAAGAAAAGGAAATCGACAATATGTATGAAGTAAAAGGAAAAGATATAACTTTTAATGTTATGACTCTAGACGAGGCTATGAAAACAGCCAAAGTAATGAATGAGTATGTAACTATTAAGAGCAAAGAGTTTGAGCTAGTTGGCATCTTTGGTGCTGACGAAATTGTAGAAGGTGTATTGCCAAACGGCTTTACATACGACTGGAAGAAGCGTAGAATTTAATTTGTAATGCGACTGTGGTGAAATAGGTAGACACAAGAGACTTAAAATCTCTCGCCGAAAGGCGTGCCGGTTCGATTCCGGCCAGTCGTACCAGAATAATAGTGAGTTGGCCGAGCTGGTCGAAGGCACCTTCCTGCTAAGAAGGCATTCCTGCAAAAACGGGGATCAAGGGTTCGAATCCCTTACTCACTGCCAATTTAAAAGGAAAAAGTATGGCAAAGACTACTGCATCATTTAGACTGAGTAAGACTGCAAAACGCATGATTGCTCTAATGGGTGGAACTAATGAATATAGAAATGGTTGGAAGAGAATGTTCATCGAAGCAGAACATTCTGCAAGCATTGTTCCCAAGACAAGTAAGAAAGAACGATTTACAACTGGTACTCCTACCAGTGAATAAATAATTTCTGTTCCCTGATAGCTCAGTTGGTAGAAGCACTTGACTGTTAATCAAGGTGTCGCTGGTTCGAGCCCAGCTCGGGGAGCCAATTATTCGGAGAAGTAAGATGGTAGCAAAAAATGATATCACAGGAGATGCAATTCAAACGAAAGGCGTTACTAATGCATATCGTGATAACTACGATAACATCTTTAAAAAAGATAAAAAGACAGACGCAGAGAAATTCGACGAACAAGTTATAATGAAAAACGAATATTATGATTTGGACGGAGAAGGTGATACAACAGATTAATTGGGGGTATAGCTCAGCTGGGAGAGCAGTAGCTTTGCAAGCTAAAGGTCATCGGTTCGATCCCGTTTACCTCCACCAAACAAAAAGAGGAAATTATGTCACACGCAGATCCAATGAAAACTAAAACAGGTAAAACACGTTTAGGACCATTGAGCATTACGCAGTTGAAAGATATGTTAGAAAAAACTAGTCGTGCTAAAGACAAGGGTAAAATTCTAAATCGTATTAGAACACTTGAGTCTAGAGTTAAATAATTTTACGCTGGTTTAGCTCAGGGGTAGAGCAACTGCCTTGTAAGCAGTAGGTCGTCAGTTCAAATCCGACAACCAGCACCAAATAACCCGGCATCCCGTAGCCGTTAGTAAACGGGGGTCAATTGTCTGTACCATAAAAGACACGGTGCATTGGATCTACCGTAAGGCCCGCTTACATGGGCGACTTAAGAAATCACAAAGGCAGGGACGCTAACCTGTCTAAATGGAAAAGTACGTCGACGGGGTAGGCCACCCAGTTTAGGGCTCTTGTGGTGAGAGTAGCTAGACACTTTATGTAAACACACTTTGCTTAGACATAGTTCTAAGTTGGAAGGACTGCACACCACCGTTGCGAAAAGTGCGGAGTGTGTTTACATAAATTATGCGGGTATTCTCCTGGGAGAGGACTTAGCCTTCCAAGCTAATGAAGCCGGTTCGAATCCGACTACCCGCTCCAGTTTAATCGGAGTGTAGCGCAGCCTGGTAGCGCATCTGGTTTGGGACCAGAGGGTCCAAGGTTCGAATCCTTGTACTCCGACCAATTTCAATCGCGGGTTAGAGAAACGGTAACTCAAGAGTCTCATAAGCTCTAGATCCTGGTTCGATTCCGGGACCCGCAACCAATCATGCCTCTGTAGCTTAATGGTAAAGAAGCGAGCTTATACCTCGCCAAAGCACAGGCCAGATAAGCCTGAGTGTGCAGGTTCGAGTCCTGCCAGAGGCACCAAACAGCTCGCTATAGTTCAATGGATAGAACGAGTTCCTCCTAAGAATTAAATACAGGTTCGATTCCTGTTGGCGAGGCCAGATGTTGACATTTATAGATAAGTATGTTACAATTTATTTTTGGAGTTATCTATGAGTGAACGTAGCGCAAATATTGACATGGACTTGTGCGTAGAAAATGCAGGCGGCAATCGCTTTGAACTAGTACTAATGGCCGCAGCCCGTGCAAGAGAAATTAAAAGACAACAAAGTTCAAGCGAACGTTTTGAACACAGACATACTCCAGTTACAGCACTTCTAGAATTTGAAGAAGGCAAAATTGGAAAAGAGTATATTCGAAAAATTAAATAATGCCTGGATAGCTCAGGGGTAGAGCAACGCCTTTACACGGCGAAGGTCCGCGGTTCGAAACCGTGTCCAGGTACCAAACAAGGAAGCATAGATGTCTGATTTAGAGACTTTTGAAAGTAATAACGAAGAAGAAGCAGAAATTGCACAGATTCTTGCACTACAGCGAAACACGGCCGCAGTCGATGCCATTAGAGCAAAGATTGGTAAAGGGCCTAGTCTAAGCCATTGTGAAGAGTGCGGGGAAGAGATTCCCAAGGCTAGACAACAGGCTATTAGTGGTTGTAGAATGTGTATTGACTGTCAAACATATTTAGAAAAAAAGAATGCCAGAAATTAATGTTCACATAGACAACAAGCATAGTGTTGGTCTAGGGGACAATCTTTGCCTGTTATCTGCTCTTGCAAATATTCCTGACAAGGTAAATTTGTATACTTCTAATGACCACGAGACTTTTGATAAACTAAAAAAATATTCTCAGATATTTAGAATTCCAAAAGGTAATTTAGAAGTAAAACAAACGTCCGGCAACGGAAAATTTCCTAACACTGGATGGCCTTTTAAATTATTTACAAATTACTACAGGCCAATGTTTGTTTATGTAAACGGACAGGTCATTAAAATTGATCACACAACAGAGAAAAAGTGTATAGCCGTTGCAGGGTTTTATGAAACTCCACCCGAAGGCGCAGATATAACACAATGGCCTTGGTGTAAGCGTAGAGATTTAGAATACTGGCAACGAATCTTTGGTTGGCTAAAGTCCATGGACTATGAAGTAATCACTGTAGACCGTTCAGGATTTGATCTTGAAACTAAAATTGAGATTTTGGCCAAACATTGTAAGGCAATCATAAGTTATGAAGGCGGTATGGCACACTTATCGCATTTATTAAGACTGCCTTGTTTTCTTATTGACTGGAAACTACCAAGCCCTAGTACAACGTTAGGCAATTTTCATTGTGATTTTGTTCACAGAAGTGAAACGGTATACATTGTTAGAGATGACGAAGAACTTTTTAGTTGGAATTCAGATAAATTTGCATCTATGATATTTCATCTAAAACAAGGACAAACGAATAATAGATTGATTAACAAAACACATCAAATAGAGTTTGTTGATAATCGTATTCATGGGGATATTAAACTTGTGGATTTGGCAACAAAAGAGACAGTACTAACAGCACCGTCCGTTTTTGGTGATAACGAAATGGCACAATTAGTATCTAAATATTTTTGGACTGAGATGCCCAAAAGCATTTGACACACACTGGGAAAGAACATACAATAGAACTATTGTAAGATTTTAGATTAGTTACAGCAAATCATTCACGGCTAATACCCGTATCAAACGATGGGCAGAGATAACTTCACAGCCTATCAAACATGTAGCTCAAACATGTAAAAGAGTGGGCACAAAACTAATCTGTTGATTTCTAGGATGATTTCAGCAATTTAAACTATACTGACTGCACTTAATGTAGTAGACGGTGGCTCGCAAGGCTTGGAACACTGGAGGAGAAATCCATTGAAGGTGCCCTATCTGTAGCAATACAGACGCTTACGGAACTAACGACTAGGGAAAGACCTATATGTTTATGTACAGAACTTACATAATAGGCTTGAGGAACTGAACCGATATACAGGGGATGGGGTCAAGCAGAAAATAAAAACCGTTCCGCTCATCCTGCTAGAGACATAGAATGTTAACAGCAACCTTAAATTTTCAAGCATATCGAAAACAAAATACATTCTGAAAGGAAACACACATGAACGCATTTGTAACAGCAGTAGCAAACCAAGAAGCCCGTACCGCAAACGGTATGAAGGCACGTAAGTCAACAGCTAAGGCTACAGTTGACCTGTTTTACAACATCGGCGCAAGCCGTGGTAAGGACATCACTAAGGCATTTACTGCCGCGTATGTCGAGAATTCTGATGTAGCACTTCGCATTGCACAATGGGCACGTGATGTCCGTGGCGGTGCAGGTGAACGTCAACTGTTCCGCGATATTCTAGTTCATCTAGAACAACGCGATCCAGACGCCGCTTTGGCTTTGCTAAAGAAGGTGCCTGAAGTAGGCCGCTGGGATGATATCTTTGTCTTCCAAAGTCCGGTCCTAAAGTCAGCCGCTTATACCATGTTGGGCGATGCCCTTCGTGCGAAGAACGGTCTTGCCGCTAAGTGGACTCCACGTAAGGGTAAGATTGCGGCTGAAGTACGAGCATTCTTCGGAATGACTCCTAAGCAATATCGTAAGAGTCTTGTTGCTCTCACTACAGTTGTTGAAACACAAATGTGTGCCAACGACTGGGACAACATTAACTTCTCACATGTTCCTTCTGTAGCTGCTCGCAACTACAAGAAGGCATTCAACCGTCACACACCTGCATTTGCAGAGTATGTGGCCAAGTTGGTGGCAGGGGATAAGACTGTAAAGGTTAACGCCGATGCAATCTTCCCACACGATGTCCTTAAGGGCATCGCACACAGCTACACCAAGCTGGACAAGACAGAAACCGACCATGTCATCGCACAATGGGACGCTCTGCCTAACTATGTAGGTGACGCAAGTATCCTACCTCTAGTCGACGTAAGTGGTTCTATGACCACACCTGTTCCAGGTTCGTCTGTTCGTTGCTTGGACGTTGCAGTTGGTTTAGGTTTGTACCTAGCAGACAAGAACAAGGGTGCGTTCAAGGACACATTCTTGACCTTCTCAAGCAAGCCAGAACTTGTTACTCTAAAGGGTAACATCGTTCAAAAGGTTGACCAAATGTCACGTAGTAACTGGGAAATGAGTACCGACTTGCACAAGGCTATGGACAAGATCCTTAGTGTTGCTGTCAAGGGTAACGTCCCAGAAAGCGATATGCCAAAGATGTTGCTTATCTTGAGCGACATGCAGTTTAACCAATGTGCTCGTTTCGACGACACAGCAATGCAAATGATTGAACGCAAGTTCGCAGATGCAGGTTATACTGTTCCACAAATTGTGTTCTGGAACCTAAACAGTTCTGGTAACGTGCCTGTAAAGGCAGACAAGAGTGGTGCGGCACTGGTAAGTGGATTTAGCCCAAGCATCATGAAGGCCTTGCTTTCAGCTGATTTGGATCAATTCACTCCAGAAGGTATCATGCTTAAGACTGTAATGGTCCCACGCTACGATATCTAAAAGTTATGTTGTAGAAATACAACACTTTTGAATAGGGCCTTTGGGCCCTATTTTTTTAGATTGACAATACCAAAATTTGGTGCTATAATTATAGTATGAAAAGTAAACACTTAGCCAAAATTCGTGAAGTATTTGAGCAGTTAGGTCATGCATGGGTTGAACCCTATAGCACTACCGAAGGCGCAATTAACAGAGCAGAAGTAGGAAACCATCGTGGTTTATACTACATCTATCCTGACGTGAATTTCTATTTTGGTAAAGCGGCAACAAATACTGTAATTAATCGTCACCAAACACATCGTCCTAAATTGGATGTTGATTTGGCCACATTGTACAGTACACCCGTTGAAAAAGTAGAACCAAAATGGATGTTCCCAGAAGGTTGGAAAGAAGGTGTTTGTAAGTATATAATTGAAGGTGTAACAGAAATTCCCAGTCACTATGTTAAGATTGGTAAGAAACTTGTTGCACCCGGAGTGCTAGACTTTCCTGTAAAGCATAAAGTTGATGTAGATACATTGGAAGTTCTAGTTTGGAGTTTGGACCACTTAACTGCCAAACAGATAAGTGAAATTGAAGAAGCGGTAATTCCTGCAATTTGGCCTTATTGTAACAACGAAACATATAGAAAAAGGAAAAAAGAAAATGCCGTGGATTCAAAATTGTGCAGCAGATGATATTCCAAAAGGATTCCATGTTGCTGTAAAAGAAAATTCAATGTTGATCCAAATTGCTGACCCAGCAAGTTGGTTCCCAACACCAAAGCATCAATTCAAAGAAGTACATCGTTTTGAATTTCTTGACGTAGAAGAAAAAGACGAAGTGTTAGAAGAAGCAATGAAGTGCAGCCAAGAGCAAGCCAACGAGCTTGTTCGTTTGCTCCAACATGCACTAGACAATCACATGGACGTTATTGTTCATTGCTTTGCTGGCATTTGTCGTAGCGGTGCTGTCTGCGAAGTAGGAGTTATGATGGGATTTCAAGATACAGAAAGATTTCGTAGCCCTAACTTACTAGTCAAGCACCGTATGATGAAAGCATTGGGTTGGACTTATGATGCAGATGAAACGCCAAACATAGATGATTGGCGAGCTTTTAGAAATGATTTTTAAGAAAGGAGGGCATGATGCCTAGTGTATTTTTAGTCAGCGACACGCACTTTGGTCACACAGGTGTTTGCCGCTTCACACGTAGCGATGGCTTTACAAAGTTACGTCCGTGGGATGACCCGGACGAAATGGACGAAGCCATGGTTAAGGCTTGGAACGAAAGAGTCAAGCCCACAGATAAAGTCTACCACTTAGGTGACGTTGTTATTAACCGTAAGGCGTTAGGAACTTTAAGACGCTTAAACGGCGACAAGGTCTTAATTCGCGGTAACCACGACATCTTTAGAGATGACGAGTACAGACAATACTTTAGAGAATTACGGGCATACCATGTTATGAACGGAATGATCTTAAGTCATATTCCTGTACACGCAGATAGCTTAGGACGTTTTGGTGTTAACATTCACGGACACTTACACGCAAATCGAGTGCGTAAGGCCCGCGGAGTTGATGCTAAGACCGGCGAAGTGTTATACGGTGACGAAATTGATCCACGCTACCATTGCGTTTGCGTAGAACAAACACCAGACTTTGCACCTATCTTATTTGAAGATGTGTTAAAGCGAATTGAAGCAGAAGGTGGTAATGTGGGTTTTAGGAACGGCAACGGTCCTACAATGTAAGGAACAAGAATGTCTTATCGTGAATATTATTTCAAACAAATGATTAGAAGCGGTAAGGCATTCTTAATCTATTCTAAGGGTTTTATTTTGAATAGGAAAGCATAATGTATATTACTAAACAAGAAGTTGAGAAGATTCTAGCAGTCATGAACGAGTTCGACGATGCTAGATCTTACGAACTAAAATCAGATAATTCTAGCGGCATTGGTAGTATCCTGACACTTACTATGGACATGGATATCAACGATCGTCCTGCTAAAGTTAGAGTAGATATTTCAGGTGTGGAGACTTGGTAATGCCAAAATGTTATCAATTAATTGGAGTTCCTGCCGCAGGCAAGAGCACTTGGGTTTCTAACCAGGATTGGGCAAAGGACATGCCTGTAGTTTGTACAGATTCGTTTGTAGAAGCTTATGCTAAAGAACAAGGTAAGACCTATTCTGAAGTATTTGACGACTATATGCCAATCGCTGTTAAGTTAATGGTTAACCAAGCAAAGATTTGTGAAGCAAATAACTTAGATTTGATTTGGGATCAGACTAGCACAACCGTTGCAAGTCGAGCTCGCAAGTTTAATACTTTGCCAAGATACGAACATATTGCTATTGTATTCCGCACTCCTAACAGAGCAGAATTGGATCGCAGATTGGCTAATCGTCCTGGTAAGGTGATTCCACAATACGTTGTGGATCAAATGATCGACGGTTGGCAAGAACCAACCGAAGATGAAGGCTTCAAAGAAATTTGGTACGTATAACCAAACGTTGTTGACTGTATGTGTCTAAATGCATATAATAGATACATACAGTTTTTATCCCCTCATTGAAAGATTTAACACAATGACTTATTTTCTAAAACAAGGTAACACTTACAAAGTTTCTAAAAAGGAAGCTCTTGACATCCAAGAGAAACTTCCCGCTGGTAACTATGTCATCAAGAAAGATGAAATGACTGGGCAGTTGTTCCTTGAGGCAATTGACAAATTTGAATTCAAAGGCAAAGTCTACGGCGATACTACCAAACGTGCCGACCGTATTCTTTATGCATTTAACGATCGGCCTGCAGCTACTGGGGTAATGCTTACCGGTGAAAAAGGTTCAGGCAAGACTCTGCTGGCTAAAATGCTTTCTATCAAAGGATACGAAAAGGATATTCCAACTATTGTGATTAATGCACCGTGGTGTGGAGATTCTTTCAATGCATTTATTCAAAGCATTGAACAGCCCGTTATTGTTGTGTTCGACGAATTCGAAAAGGTCTACGACGAGCAAGAGCAAGAAGCTATGCTTACCTTGCTTGACGGTGTGTATCCAACTAAGAAGTTGTTTGTTCTTACCTGTAACGACAAGTGGCGTGTTAATCAACACATGCGTAACCGTCCTGGTCGTGTGTTCTATGCACTAGAATACAAAGGGCTCGAAGCAGACTTCATTCGTGAATACTGCGAAGACAATTTGAAAGCAAAAGAACACATTGATAAGATTATCGGCATCGCTGGTACGTTTGGTCAGTTTAACTTTGACATGCTCAAAGCTCTTGTTGAAGAAATGAACCGCTTTGGCGAAACTCCTCAAGAAGCAATGGCTATGCTTAATGCCAAGCCAGAGTATTCAGATGAAGGTCGTTACAAAATCAAACTTCTACTTAACGGTGAAGAAATTGGCGAGACCAGCTTTGAAGACAAGGAGTGGCATGGCAATCCGTTGACTAAACGTGTTCATGTTAACTACAAGAACTATAACCAAGACCCAGAGGCCGACGGCGACTGGGATTGGGACGGAATAATCTTTGAGCCAGCCAATCTTAAGAAGATTGACGACAATGGTAACAAGTATGTGTTTGCCAACGCAGATGGCGCTCAACTTGTACTAACTAGAGTCAAAGAACAAAGCTACCGTTACTGGGACGCTTTTTAAACACATAGCCGTTCAACTAGTCACTGGCAACTATGTGGAAAAGGTGTTGTAGAAATACAACACTTTTTTTTGGTTGACTTTTCTGGCTAAGATGCTATACTAAAAGCCTAGTAAGAAAGGAGCCCAAAATGGCAGAAGTTAAACTTTCCGGACTCTATAAAGTCACAGTAACCGAATATGAGCGTGGTTGGGGACAAAGAGTTGACCCAAACGATACTAAGTTCTTTACTACACTAGAAGAAGCCAAAAAGTATGCGGCACATTGGGAAGAAGGCGGTAGCCCAGACTACTATTGGAGAGCTCGCATAGAAAAGATTGATTAACCAAAATGGGCCTTTGGGCCCATTTATTTTGGACAGAAACCTGTCAATGACTCCAAATTTTGAAACCATCAACAGTTGACATATCAGGATATCTGCGTTATAATATACACATACTAAACAAACAAGCACCGAAAGGCTTACAATGGCAATCATTAATACTACTCCCCAAAACGAAGCAATTATGTCCAACGTGGGCGAAATTGGCGAGTTCCGTATTCGCAACTCTGCTAAGGCATTTAACATTTTGAGCTCGGGCTTGTATGCTAACAAGATCCGTGCTATCGTCCGCGAACTGAGTTGTAATGCTGTGGACAGTCATATTGCCGCTGGCAAGAGTGATGTTCCGTTTGATGTGCATTTGCCTAACCAATTGGAGCCTTGGTTTAGTATTCGTGACTACGGTACTGGTCTTAATCATGAACAAGTTACTAACATCTATACAACTTATTTCGAGTCTACTAAAACTAATTCAAACGAGTTTATTGGTGCTCTTGGCCTCGGTAGTAAGTCTCCTTTTTCTTACACTGATAACTTTACTGTAACTGCTGTCAAGGATGGTGTAAAAGGTATCTATACTGCCTTTATCAATGAGCAAGGCGTTCCTAGTATTGCATTGATGACTAACGAACAGTCTGACGAACCTGCTGGTGTTGAAGTTAAATTCAGCGTCAACGACCAATGGGACTTCAGCAAGTTTGTCGACGAAGCTCGCCAAGTATATACTTACTTTGCTCTGCGTCCTGTTGTAAGCGGCAAGACTAATTTTGAATTCCGCGATGTTGAATACTTGGACAAAGATATTATTCCAGGTGTCCACTCGTACAAAGACAGCCGTCGTAGCATTGCTATCATGGGTAATATTGCTTACCCTATTGAGATTCCGCAAGCAGACAATTCATTGGGTGATTTGCGTCACCTACTGAACTGTGGTTTGGAAATGCACTTTGGTATCGGCGAACTGGACTTCCAAGCGTCACGTGAAGGCTTGTCTTATATTCCGCAAACTATTGCGGCTATTAAGACTAAGCTAGAATCGTTGAATACTGCACTAGCATCTGTGCTGGCTAAAGAAGCAAATGCAATTCCTAACCTGTGGAATCGTGCCGTATTCCTTGCCAAGCGTTCTAATCATAGTCTGTGGTCTACGGCCGTTAAGAAGTATGCCATTGACACTAACTTGGTAACTTACGATGCTAACCGTTACGGCGGCACCAAAGAATTCAAGTTGGGTATTGACGAGCTTGCTAAGAAGTATAACATTGTCGTTCGAGGCTTTGACTATTCTAAAAATAGCAAAGCGTACTCTAACTTGAAGAATAGTACCAGTTATAGTGACCAGCGTAATCCGCAAACTAATAGTTACGACATGTTTCATTACTGGGGCTTTACTGTCAGTGACCGTGTTCGCTTTATTGAGAACGATACTAACATTGGTGCTGTTGAACGTGCTAAGTTCGACTATCGTACAAACAAACCGGACAATAGTGTTTATGTCTATGTGTTGGATCGTGCAGACAAGACTAAAAACATGAAGCTCAAGGCATTCTTGAAGGCAATTAGCAATCCTCCTTCTGCTTATGTTTCTAAGGCGAGTGCGCTTTTGAAGAAAGAACGTCAAGCAGGTGTTGCTAAAAATGTCACTATCTTGTCGCTACAAGAACGTGGCAATGGTGGTTACTATCGTGAGAAGGAAATGGTGTGGCGTGATGCTGGTAAGGCTGATAGCTTTGATGCTAACACTATTCACTATTACTTGCCTTTGAGTGGCTTTAACATCGAGTCCAAATTTGGTTTGGGTAATGCTAAAGAGTTCTACAATGACTTGAAGGACTGTGGTATTGATGGTTTGAAGACTACCATTTATGGTGTTCGTAAAGGTGACATTGAGTTTATCAAAACTCAAAAGAACTGGGTTAACATCGAAGAGCATATTGCCAAAGTTTTGAGCAAACCAATTGATAACAAACTTGTTATGAGTTTGGTGCTCCAGGCTATTGACAATAACACCAACATTCACTATAATAGCACAGTAGTAAGTGTTATTGCCAACAGCAATAGTCCTTACAAAGTGTTTGTGGAGAAACTGAAAGGTTTTGATAAAATTCGTTACAACGAACAGAGCTTGAAGCGTTTGTGCAATCGTTATGCCGCTGGCGTGTCGTTTAGCCCAGAAGCACAAGTTAACCAGTATGTCAAAGAATGTCATGCGTTGAATAATCGCTACCCATTGTTGGCATATCTGCGTAGTGTTCCGGCAGGTGAATTGGCAGATTATATTAATGTGATTGACACACAGAAAGGTATTTAAAATGAGCTATCCGTTTTTGATTCAAGGCGATAATGTTGTAGTTGTTATTGATAACAAACCACACACTATCAACAAAACACACATTACCTACTCTAAGGTAGTTGATGCTATTAAGGCAGGAGATTGGGATGCTGTAAAGGACGCAATCGAGCCTAAGAAAATTGTTCTTAACTATGGTAAGGGCAATGTTTCCATCCAAGGCGAAACCTTGTTTTGGAAGGGTGTGGAACTGCACACTACTTTGGCTGTAAAGATGATTGATATGCTCAAGGAAGGTTTCCCAATTGAGCCTATGGTTATGTTTATGGACAACCTGTACCAAAACCCAAGCAAGCGGGCAGTCGACGAACTGTACGGTTTCTTGGAAAAGGGCAACTTGCCTATCACTCCGGATGGCCACTTCCTTGCTTACAAGAAAGTTCGTGCTAACTATATGGACGTTCACAGCGGCACTATGGACAATAGTGTTGGTAAGGTTGTTGAAATGGAACGCTACAACGTTGACGACAACAAGGACAATACTTGTTCTACAGGACTTCACTTCTGTAGCAAGGATTACTTGAACTCGTTTGGCGGCGAGCGTACCGTTATCGTTAAGATTAACCCACGTGATGTGGTTAGTATTCCTAGCGATTATAACGCTACCAAAGGCCGTGCTTGCCGCTACGAAGTGGTTGGTGAAATTGATCAGGACAAAGCAGACCAAGCATTTACCCGTTCTGTCCAATCTAACAGTACCAACTACGACAAGCCAATGAAGACTGGTTCTAGCCAGTTCTACCGAGGCTATACTGCTGGTTGGCGCAACGAGTACAATGTCAGCGGTGAATTGTACGGCAAAGAGTATACCGACTATAGTGAAGGCTATGCTAAAGGCAGTCAGGACCGTATGTGGGGCAACCAAGAGCGTTATCGCTACGTTGCTCCAACAGCCAGCAAGTCTTGGCCGTTTCCTAAGCAATAATTAACATAGCATATAATAGGGCCTACGGGCCCTATTTTTACGACTTTTTGCGAGTGCGGTTTTCTTCGTTTGAATAAATACGTTGTAATGGTCTAAAAGACTTAAAAATAACGGAGATAGCACAATGGCGCTAAGAATTAGAAGAGGCACAGATGCTCAGCGTTCAGGAGTAGTTTTTGAAAGCGGCGAACTAGTATGGACTACCGATGGAGAACAACTTTGGATCGGCGACGGATTAACTGCTGGTGGCAAGCCTGCTGTAAGCGACAAGGTAGCCGGCTACGGATTGACTTATAACGCTGTAAGTAAGGAACTTGAAGTTTCAGGATTAAACACCGACGATGTAGTACAGGGTATCAATAACAAATACTTTACATCAGAGTTGGCTGTTGACGCTGTTGGTGCTGCTTTAGTTGCAGGTAACGCAACTAACATTGGAATTACATTTACATATTCAGCAACACAAGATGCTGGTGACAGAATTAATGCAACTGTGGCACTAGATGGAATTGGTATCACTGATGTAGTTAACGACACCACTCCCCAACTAGGCGGCAATTTAGATTTAAACAGCAACGATATTACAGGAACAGGTAACATAGATATAACTGGTGATATTGATGCAACAGGATATATTGCCGCAACAGGTGATATTACATCATCCGGAGTATTAGGAAACGGAACAATAAGTTTAGATAGCGACAGAGTTACTGTAACTTCTGGGAATTTAACTTTTGGAAGTTTAACCAGTGAAACTGGTATCGTAATGCAACGAACCGGCGAACCTACTACATTATTAACACTAAAAGGTATGACTGAAGGTCCACAAGCATCTAGCTGTGCTATTGACCACTACTCATCAAGAGGATCGTTATCTGCATTAGCTGCTGTGCAACCTGCAGACGCTTTGGGATTAAGTTCTGGTTGGGGACATACTGGTTCAGGTTATTTAATTTCAAGCATTGTAGGACACTTTGTTGATCCAGCCGGCGCAGTTTCAGGGACACAAGTTCCTGGTTTAATTGGTTTTGTAACATTCCCTGACAATAACGTAGCAAATGCCAAAGGTGTGTTTATAAACAGAAAAGGGTACATGACTATCGGAAGACAAATTACCGATGATGCCCTTGCACATATTGACATTAACGGTGTAATGTTATTAGCAAAACAAACTGCTGCACCAAGTGCGCCAGCTGAAGGAATGATTGCTGTTGCTGATAGAACAACCTGGGATCCAGCAGGCAAAGGAACTGGCGGAAGCTATCCTGTGTACTATGACGGTACTACATGGAACGCATTATTCTAATATAGCAAGTACCTTTTCAATAAACTCTGTTGGGTAGTTAGTTCTAAAACTATTCCAACAGAGTTTTTCCATGAGTGGCAACGGTTGAGGTTGATCCCAACCAATTCCTAATTCTGAAATATATTTTTTCATTTCGTCTTGTCTAGTACTATAAATGTGACTAGCATGATCAGCAATAGTAATAGGACCTTCATTACCGTTATAAGTGAAGAAGTAGTTGATACTTTTTAACTTTCCGTCTACTACAAAATAGCTACTAGGATGCATACTGTATTTGTATAATCCTAAAGACTTGTGTGCTTTAATAATGTTCAGCATTTGGTCTTGCCAGTTGGGTAATACTTCATCAAAATTGGCACTATTGCATTTTGACATTTCCCAAAAGTCAGGACCATCTACTTGTAAGAATAGTTTTTGTCTTTCTAAATCTATATTGATAATTGTTGGAACAAGTTCAGGATATCTATTACGCATTTGGGTAAGGTAGTTAACTTCTCGCAACCATTTAGCTGTCATTTTAGAAGGATCTACTACTTGGTTCTGCCCTTTATGATAATCTCCTTCTGTTGTATAATGTTGTACAAAGACTTTTTTATCAGTACTCATTAAACTAGTGTAAATAAGATTATTGCGACATAACCCGTGTCCAGGCACATTGTTATAATAGTATTCGTAATTCATACATTTAATTATCAAGGATAGATATGTTAAGAGGTATTAACGGCCAACCTTATTTCAATATGGAACAGTATATTGATATGGCTAAATTTCAAGAACTGCAACCAGAAATTATCACAGGGTTTGCAGAAGCAAGAATGTATGCAAAAGAAGGTACATGGATGAAGCCAGGATTTACATTTGAAAATATGAGCTACATTCCAAATTGGAAACCAATGTACCAAGCCCTCGAAGAATTTATGGCTCTGGACAACAACGATCCAATTAAACTAGCTGGTAGTGAGTTTTGTAAAGACTTTGGCGATTACAAAATGCGTAATAAACTCACACGTTTTCTTAAAATGGCCATGGGCGCATACGATCCTTACATATATTATTTTCTGTGGGAAGAAGGATCCTGGGATGATAGAACAGCGCCTCGTAAACTAACGGAAGAAGCACAATACTTTCCTAATGTAGTCAAATGGGTCGAGAGCATGGTAGGAACTATATTTCAAGATATCGGCCGTGTTATATTCTTTCATTGTGAAGCAGACGGTATTCCTTTTGAACACAGAGACTTGGACGCTAAAAACGGCATGAATATTGTCAAACCTCATCGTAACGAATTCATACACATTCGCCCTAATACTAAGAAAGCATTTTACTTATGGGATCCAGAAAATAAAAACAAGACTTATATTAATTGTCGAGCAGCTTGGTGGAATGATACTGATTGGCACGGCGGCGAAAGAATTATGGAACAAAGTTATGGGTTAAGGATTGATGGAAAGTTTACCGAGGCATTCCGTAAACAACTGGGTGTAGACCATATAGAGAGTTATTAATGAAACCATTAGACGAACTAGCAATTAAATTACAAGTATATGCTGACCTAGACGAAGCTAAGGAATACTACGAAATTTTAAAAAAAGATTTTGCTGACAAACGTTGGAATGTATACGAGGGAGAAAAGCGTCTTACAAAAGAAGCATGGTATGGATTTGAAAATGTTGCTTACGAGATGCATCCAGGCGGTTGGGCCATACAATCTCATTTAGAAACAGACGATGTATGCGCTCCGTGGATTGTTGACACGTACAATCCTATTTTAAGAAAAGATAATCCAATGGTTTTTGGTTTTGCAGAAAAACTACTAAAGAAAATTCCAATGGCAAAATGGCTAAGTCTAAGTGAAACGCCGCCTGGCGGAGGTATAGTTTCTCATCAAGATAGTCATTGGCATATACACTTGCCTTTGTACAGTCCTGAAAAAAGTTTTCTAACATGGGACAACGAAAACAAAGAGCCAGTGTATTGGGAACACTATCCAGCAGATGGCAGCATATATGCATGGAATACAACACAGCAACACTCAGTATTAAATCAAAGCAATGAAATTAGAGTACATTTGTTCTTTAAAGTTGAAATTGAAGATGTGCCAGAACTATTAAAAATAACAGGTAAGATATGAGCGATGCACCTCCAGTAATGTATAAGGATCAACCTGGTTTTGATTACTGCTTAGAAGTATTCACTGCTTGGAAAGAACATCAGAAAATTGATTTCGACGAACAACGAATTGATATGATGCGTCAAAGAAAACATTCTAGCAAAGTAGAAGAGTTTTTAACACCAGAAGAATTTAAAGAGCTTACTAGTTTAATTGTAGACAACCCTACATGGCATTTGTTTTGGGAAGGAGGGAGTGCTCTAGCAAATATTAATCCAGAGTATCCTAACTACAATAGAATTATGGAATTAACTGTAGATAAAATCAAAGCTGTCAGAGGCGACTTTAAAATAGACAACATGTTTGTGCGTAGAGCAGTTAATAGTTTGCCATTGCATACAGATCATGTTTACAATTGGCCAGATAGATTGCCGTCATTTACTTACGTAATTCCGTTAGCAGCAGAACGTGATGGAAAATTTACAGATGACTGGTCTGGTATCAGTACAGTTATGTTTGAACAGTATCAGTATCGTAGAGCATACGGTGCTGAGATATTTGATGTAGAGTTAAAAACAAACAAACTGTTTGATATGTCAAACTATGACCATGTTAGCCAGCATACAGAACAAGCACTGGAAGGTCTAAGTTTAGAAACTGTTTTTCCTTGGAAGCGACAGTCTATGATGACAATGGACGCTTACAGACTACATTGTAGCAATGACTGGAAAAAACACGGCTTTGATGCAAAATGGTGTTTAATCATTCAGTCTGCGATTGATATCCCCAGAAGTTAAACATATACTTGTCGGCATACCCACAGTTTAAACCTGCATGCCACGAATAGCATGTGGGCCATTGATATATAGATCCTTGCTTGGGTTTGTATATAACAGTATCCTCGACAATACTAACATGGCCGTCGTGCGGCTGTTGTATATAACAAGTATACCGAACAGGGTTAGGTAACTTTTTAAATTCAACTATGGCTTGATGTGCGTCCCAATGCCACGGTGTAATTTTTCCTGGGCGTATCTTGCTTATCCAAACCATCCAAGGAGTTGCATTGACTATCTTTGCAAACGCATCTGCAACTATCTGATCAAAGTGTTCTCCTGGAAAAAAGTTTGTCCATTCAACTGCATCTGTTCCGTACTGATATCCTGCTTTTTGCATCATGGCATCCATTTTGTCAAAGTCTTCAGTTTTGGGAAACGCACCTCTATCATAAATTAGAGTTTGACCTTTGTGTTTAGAACAACTTTCAATAACAGCGTCCCATAGAATGCTGTCGCCAGTATTACCTATTAATTTCATAATTGAATTCCTTTGTTTTACGCATAGCACTATTAAAAACTAGTACAGGTAATTTTTTTTCAAAAGCAATACTCAAAACATTCCAGCCGTGTGCTTTGTGTTCGTACTGCCTTTTACTTGTTCCTGATTCCACCCACCAAGGTGTATAATCATCGTGGTAGTTCTCATCGCTACGTTTTGGAGATACTTGTATATGCGGGGCGTGAAACTGTTGTTGTCCGATGCTAGGACATCCTAATTCTCTGTATGTTGGCAAATGAATAACATAACATTGCACATGCAGCTCGTAATAGCCCTTAACAAGTTCTCTATCAAGAACATGACCTATAATAAAAAATCTTTTGTTTTCTAATTCTTTAATAAACAATTCTTTATCTAAAAAAGAATGCCCAGCACGAGTAACAATAGCATACTCATACTCAACTGGTATAGCACGAAGCTGATTGTCTTCGTTATGATCGTTTACTGTAATTTCAATTAGTTTCATACCATGTAGGCAACTGTAATTTTTCAACGTTATTAAATTTGCTAATATGTCCTGCAAGTTGTGGATCTTTGTTATAAACATTTCCGGCTCTTGTAACAAAACCAACATAGCAATCGTAACTCATTAAGTCATTTATAATTCGTTGTTCAGCATCGAGTCTTGTCTTTAAACTGTAAAATGCACTAGTTAAGTAATAGCTGAATATGTTACTGAAATTAACAAACGTTCCTGGGCAATCATCTACTAAACTCTTTACATCAAAATTTTCAAGTACATTAATATGAACGAAATCAAATTTAACTGTGTTAACAATATGCAACCAGTTCTCTGGTTCGTTATCGTTATACATACTAGCAAAGCCGTAATCCCATTCTCTTCCTATAAATCTAAATTTACTACGACCTAGTTTCATAATAAAATCTTTATAGGATCCACCATTGTAATGTAAAACAACTTCTTTCATACAATCTAATGCTAGGTAACTATAATCATAAAAACGAACTGTAGTATTCTCGTCATAGCCGTATCGATTTAAATAATTAACCCAGTTAAGTCCTGCCGCAGGTGTAACTAATTGTTGTATTTTTGGCATTTGTAAATCATGCATTGGCTCGTTATTAACCGGATAAAAGAATGCGCCATGCCCTAAACTAAATTTTTTGTTTTGCCACTCTAGGCTTTTTTCAAATGCTTCCTCGGTAGACCCGTCAACATAAAAAATATTATTAGCTAAATCCATCTTGTTTGCTTTGTGCAACAGAATGTCTTTAGCTTTATCTTTTAAATTTATAATTTGAAATTTATCTGTTAATTCTATATCAACTACACTAACATCAAGAATGTCAATACCCGTAGGAACAATAACTGCTGCTTTAAAAAATGCTTTAGCAAACATAAGCATCTCTTCTAAGTCTTTACTTACTACTATAAAAAATTTTTCACTTAATTTAAAAAGTGTTTGATCGCTTACATTTTTAATTAAATTACGAGAAGAAGGTACGCATTGGTCAATTTGATCCAATACGCACACTAGAATGTCACTGTGATTTGTATTTCCGTATTTGATCACGTTCTACTCCTACTGACAAGTTCGCAGAACTCGTCCTTTTTATTTCCTACTTTAAAATGTGCAATCATATGAATCCTATCCTGATTGCTGTTATTAATTACTTCGTGATCTTTGCTCACATTTAAAAGTATACTCATGCCTGAAACCCAAGGTACTGTTTTCCCGTCAACTGTCATGATACAATCTTGTGGTTGTATAATTGCTACATTTAAAGCAAAGTCGTGTTCAAACGGATCAAACCCTTGTAGGTCATCGGGCTCGCAGTCTCTATGTAAATTAATTCTGCCGCCTGCGGCTAATTTCATAAAGCGAATTCTTTTGTAAGACTCTGCTGGAAATGACTTCCAAAATTGTGTTATACTTGGAGCAAGTTTAGTTAATTCTGTCCAATTGTATCCGTTATCAGTGTCTTGATAAAACTCGTATCCGTTTGTTTTATCAACACCAAGCCCGTGTAAACAGCAACTAGTCCAACCATCATGTTCTTCTGAACCTCTGTGAGAAACATAGTAAGGTTCTACTTGTTTGGCTTCCTCTTCCCATTGACTTATATCAAATGGTACCTTTAATTCTAACCAATCTATACGTTCTGGTTTGGCAAACAACCAACGAACCAGTGCTTCATTATTATCCATGAGGTATTTATGGCATAGTAAATACATGATGGAAATAATCGACCAGGGTATATTCTTTTTGGAAATTAACGGCACAACTGCCTGTATGAATTTTAATCCAACGAGCAAAAAATATCCTGCTGAATTAATTGAGTCTAGCTTTAACAGAGAAAAGAATATGTTGTTAAAGATATTGCACTACAATTGGGCTCCTAAGATTCTTGAAATTAATCCGTATGCAAAACGAATTGTTTTTAAATGGTACAATAATACTGCTGAAAGTTACTTACCTAAAAACTACAAAGCACAACTAGAACAAATTGTAAAAGACTTGCACAAAGAAAAACTATACAAGCCTAATTTCTATCCAAAGTGTTTTTACACCGACGATAACGATATACTTCATGCTTTTGTATTTTATAGTACTAGCGAATACTCAGAGCAACCAATTGGTATGGACTTTTACAAGCCTGTACTCAACGATGACAGATTGGCATTAGTAGAGAATCTAAGCGTTGATGGAAGACTAGATATGTCCGTGTTGATTAAACACGCCTTTAACGATTACATAAAATGGCCTGGAGATCCTTTGCCAGAGATTTATAAAAAAGTATATGAGTAAATTTTGTCCATTACCTTTCGTACACATAAGCTCAACTAACGATGGAAACTATCGTGTGTGTTGCTACAGCGAAGAAACAGCAATACTAAAAGAGGACGGTACTTCTTATAATATGCGAAAGGACAGCATTGTAGAAGTATGGAACAGTGACTTTTATAAACAACTTAGACAGGATTTACTTGACGGAGTTGAAAATGAGACTTGTCAAACTTGCTGGAAACACGAAGCATCTGGGGTGTTTAGTAAACGACAGCAGAGTATAAAAGAACTAGAAGGATTTTATACTGAAGGAGTAGTTGAACAGTTGCCTACTATGCTTAACATTAAAGTAGGCACATTGTGTAACTTAAAGTGTATTACATGTTATCCAGGAGCCAGTAGTCAGCATCAAGAAGAAGTCGAGCAATGGATTGAGCAAGGAGAAACGCCCCCAACTCTAATTAAATTGTTTGACGAAAGACTCAAAAAACTTAATATATCTTTGGACGAGTATAATCCTAAAAACATCAATGTTGATTCTGTAATTAAAAATTTAGATCCTAGCCTAAGTGTTTCAAAAGAATTAAACTTAGTAGGAGGAGAACCGTTAGTTAATCCAGTAGCACTTGAGCTCATCAAGCATTGTGTTGACCAAGGATATTCTCAAAATATGATGTTGTCCATGATTACAAATTTAACAACAATCAATCCAAAGATAATAAAGTATTTCAGTAGTTTTAAACATCCTATTATTATGGTCAGTTATGACCATGTTGATCCTGTTAAGTTTAACTATATTCGGTATCCTGCAAACTACAACCATTTTTATAATAATCTTAAAACGTTGATGTCAAATAGTCAAATAGAAATTAAATTAAGCACCACGTGGAGCATATTTAATATTTTTGACTTGCCAGAAATATTTGATCACTGGGAACTACTAAGCCAGGAGTATAAGAAAAGATTTATTATAAATTTTCAATTTGTCATGTACCCTGATTATTTTAACATTCAGTATTTGAGCACAGACAAAAAGAAAGAAATTTCTAAAATTGTTAACGAGTATCTGGTTAAGAATTCTAACTATAAAATATTTAGAGAAAATCCTGATATGCTAAACTTAGTAAAATCGATTGATAATTTTATGTACACTCCAGTTAGCAACACTGAAGAAGTTTCTAAAGAAAGAGAACGAGTTTTAAAACTTTATGATAAAACACGGAGCACAGATTATCTTAAATGCTTTAGCAAATTAGGATAATAGTGTTTTGTAATATAGTTATATACAGTTTCTGTCCGTGAACTACTGGGCCACATTTTTTCTAAATGACTATAGTCCCAAACTACTCTTTTGATAGTCCAGTAATTTTTGACAATATCGTTGCATTCAAACATTAATGCATCGGCTTGTTCTTTAGAAGTAATATCGCCTTCGTCACTTCTAGTCCAAGTTAAGTCGTTTGGAACATTATATCCAAACTTTTCTAAATTCATCTCAATTTCAGACAAGAACATATACTGGTCAAGATCAGTATTTGCTCTAAGACTTAACGGCCAGAAGGTTAATAAATCAATATACTTGTGACCTTCTTCCACATACCAGTGACTAACTGCTTTAACACTTTCAATTGTATCTTTAGGTAATCCAATAACTATGCCTGCTGTTAAGTATAAACTATCGCCCCAACACTCTTTAGCTATCTTTAAACCTTCAATTTTCTTTTTATGACTCCCGCCTTTTTTAACTGCTTTAGCAGTTGCATCACACCAAGTTTCTAATCCCCAGTATGCTTCTACAATGCCAATGTCTTTTATTAACTGTGCTTGCTCTGGGTTTGCAGATATAAGATCCATCCTTAAATATGCCCAGAACTGCGGTTTGAACGGAAGTGTTTGTATTACTTCATTGATTAATCTTAACTTATCTGTGTAATCATTAAAAGTATCGTCGGTAATCAAGTACTTATAGGTTCCCCATTTTTCCCAGTTGTCCATCATTTCTTTTCTAATGACTTCTTGATACTTTACATATTCTCTTGTACTTTGTCCTCTGTGTGGATAACTGCAAAAACTACAATTGAAAATACAGCCTCGACTAAACTCAATAGTAAGAACTTCTTCTGATGTTATACCATCAGAATCTTGATATTCTGTAATAGCTTCGTTGAATATAAAGTCTCCGCTCTGTGCTTTTATATCGTAATTAATAATCTTATTAAATAACCTTTTAGGTCCTTTACCGCTAATACTGTGCAAATAATCAATCATTTGATTTTCACTGTATCCAATGAATACATTATCAACACTAGGCTCAGTTATATATTCGTAACTTTTTCCGCCACCAATAACTACCTTGGTCTTTTTATTTTTAGATCTAATATAGTCTACGTAGTCCTCTATGCCATCTCCACTGAATCTGTAACTTAAACTGTTACGATACCAATCGTGTTCTTCAACACTAAAGTCGTCCCACGGTGACGGCTTCTGAAGAGTCCTGGTACCTACACTATACCTACTGTTTGGTCTAGCATCATGTCTATAAGGAAACCAAGTAGTACTAAAGCCAACTAATAGTGTTTGATCCGATACAGTTTTGTCAATGATTTCTTTGAACAAATCAAAACTCATTGCCGATGTAAAGTCGACAACAAGTACAGTATAACCCGCTTTCCTAATTTCACTGGCAAGCCTATAAGCACCGTAACCTCGGCTGAACCAGTCAACACCTGGAGTATCGGCAAAGAGGACTACATTATACATTCTCGATTTCCTTAACTACGCACGGATCAAAAATTCTAGCACTTGACTTGCTACAAAATAAACCGCAAGCGGACAATCGTCCTTCTTTATATGTTTTGCTCCACCCTTCGGCAATCTTACTAACGAACTCTCCATGTACTACATCGTTCCAATTTGTTTTAAGTAAGTTAATCTTATCACCGCCGTGTGCTTCCCATATTTCTAAAAACTTATCTGGTAGGGGTTTAAACTTGTATAAGTGTACACTAGTTGCAGTATATACGCAAGGAAAGAAGTATCCTTCTGCTGAAATATAACAAGTCTTTCTTTGTTGTGCTTCGCACGATATAGGGCTAGGCTCAGTTATCTTTAACGCTTCATTGACACGACTAACTCTATCCTTTTGAAAAATCAAAGGATGTACATAGTCTTCTTGAGCTGGCGGCTCTATTTTAATTCCGTTACTGCCCTGATTGGTTAGTTCAAACAAATCGTCAACTAAAAATTTATTACTGCGTTTAAAAATAAAATGTTCAAATCCTAAACTCTTAGCAAAACGTTCTGCTTCTTCTACTTGATGTTCATTATGCTTAAAAACAATAAACTGCCAGTCTGCTTTGCCGCCAGCATCCCTATATGCTTTGACATTGGCCATGACATTATTCCATCTCACGTTAACACGGTAGATGTGGTTAGTATCTTCTAAACCGTCGATGGCAAATTTTACTGTCCCCTTGTCCCCAAAAACTTCGGCGAGTTCTGTCCAAAATTTTGGACTCTTCATTCCACCGTTTGTGCTTACAGTAATATAAACATGCGGTGCTTTTCTTCTTATAATCTTACAAACTTCTAAAAAGTTTGGAGCAGTACATGGATCGCCTACCATTCCGCTAAAATAGATGTTTTTTAAATTGTCGTACACTTCTTGTGGAATTCGTTCTTCGTAGAACTCAGTCGGAAGCCAAGTTTGTGCAAACCAAGAGTAGTCTCCAGGTTTGAATTCTCTAGTACATTGAGGACATGCGGCATTACAAATAGAACTATGCTCGATATCAATCTCATCTATCAAGTTATAAAATGTCATGTCAGTATTTAACTAAGTATATAACTGTCAAAAAGTTTTATGGGAACACATTTAATCAAACTTTACCAAAATAAAATTTACGGATCTGGTTACACTGATCCGGAGTTTAGTCTTATCGGTGCAGACAGCAGGAACCATTTCGAAGGACATTTAAAAACACAACCTGCGGATTGGGAATATCGAACTAAGCGTGTCTTATATACTAGAAATAGCCTAGGACATAGGTGTAAAGAGCTTGATGATCTCAGTGACGATTTTATCTTGTTCATAGGATGTAGTTTGACAGAAGGTGTAGGAGTTACATTAGAAGATTCGTTCACTTATAAACTATCCCAACAACTAAACATGGACTACTACAATTTAGGACTTGCTGGTAGCGGTGCCGACTTGTTATCTGAGAATCTAAGTATGTGGTTTAAAAACATTAATAAGATTCCAAAACTAGTCGTTATTCAATGGCCGGCACCTAATAGACATTATCAAAGATTTGAAGACGGGCTTACTCCTGTAGGTGCATGGATTGCTGTTAGAAACGGAATAGTATCACAGGAAGTTAAAGAAGCTACTAAGTATGATTTTGTAAATGACAAGGTAATCAAAAACTTTGTGTCCGCTAGCGATGCTGGTTACTTTGAACACTTTGCTAATGTGTTTAGAACAACAACTTTAAATTTCTTAGACTGCTTGGGAATCAAACACGTAGAGTTTACAGACGAACAGTTTCCTAAACTTGATGTAGGAAGAGATTTAATACATCCAGGAACACAAAGTAACCAAGCACTGGCTAACTGGTTACGGTCTATAATTTAATTTTTTCTCAAAATAATTTTCAAAGAACTTTTTTCTGTTTTCATCTGCTTCGGGTGTGTAATTATTTACGGCAGGTATATCTAATAATTCAGAAATTGGTAATTTAAAATCTCTGTGTAGATTTCCAAAGTTCCACATAATTTCTTTAAATTTGTGATAGTGGTTAGTATAGATATCGCCAACGTGTGCATACGCATCAAATATATCCATATGCTCGTTCTTCCATTTTAATGGAGGCATTGATGCATGTAAAGATTGTCGTTTTAATTCTTCAGGGATTTCAACTTCCCTATCTACTAGAGAATATCCTCTGGTATTCCAGTCCTTAGAAAGTGTGGATAAGTTTTCATTCTCTTCACTAGGAATAGTTAATGGGTAGTATATTAAACTTTCTCCAGTCCAGTTATCTAGTAACCATTGTTTTGTTTTTTCTAAAGTGTCCAGAGTCTCATACTGTAGTCCTGCAATAAAAGACATACTTGCTCGATAAGGGCCACGACTTAAAAAGTACTCTCTCGCTTTTAATATACCGTTGACTAGCTTTGTAGTTTCCATACCTTTGCCAATGCTTTTAGCACTGGCATGATTTAAACTTTCAATACCGTAGTGTTGTCCAAGTACTCGCATACGTGCTAGGTGTTCCCAGTCTTGTGGTCTTGAAACTAACAAGTCGGCTCTTATAAATGCAGCATACCATGGCTCAAACGGTAACTTATCAACTACATCTGCAAACTTAATAATCTTTTCAGTTCTGTCGTTAAAAGTTTCATCTGCAAGATAATAATTTTTAATACCCCATTTATCGTAATTACGTTTCATGTCGGTTTCAAAATCTAGTGCATCTCTAGTGTAATCGCCTTTGACACCTAAAATAGGAAAATTACAAAAGTCGCATTTGAATTTGCATCCACGACCAATTTCCACTGTAAGCATTTCATACTCGTCTATGAAGTCTCGGTCTTCATAGTCTTGAGTAAGACTCGCCATAGGAAACGCTGGGTACATTTTGTTTGACTTAATTAAACGCTTGCCGCTTCTTGCTTGTTCATCTAAGTCAGTATGGGGTCGAGTTCCGTTGCCGGCAATGTACTTTGCAAGAGATAGTATGGCGTTATCGCCAAAACTATCAATGTACCAATCTATGTATTTCTTATCAACATTAGTTCTTAAAACTTCCTGGCTACCAAGCACTATAGCTACATCTGGATACTGCTCTTTAAGCCAGCGAGTTAGATCATCAATTTCAGGCTTCCATGCATTTGCAAAACAACTAAAACCAAAAATCTTTGTGTTGCTGCCAACCCGTGATCGTATCAACTCTTTGAGTTTTTCAAAATCCCAAAATAAAACAAAGTCCACAACTTCACAATCCCAACCTTCTTGGCGTAGCACGTGAGCTATACGATGTGCGCCCGTTCCCCTAAAGTTATTAGAGTCGTTTATAGAGAACAGTAAGCTATGAAATTTTTTGGACATACAGTAATTATGTAAATATCCTATTGCTGAGACACTTTATGAAATGCGTAATAACTGGTCATACAACAGGATTAGGTAAAGCCCTATACAATTATTTCCAAACATCAGGTTGGGAAGTTGTTGGAATAAGCCGACAAACTGGTTACGACTTACGTGCCGATTTAACACCAATTGTAGATATTATCAACAATGCAGATTTATTTATTAACAACGCAAATGTTGATAGAGCACAGCTAGAACTCTTGAATTCAGTAAATCATAATATTAAACAAATTGTACTTGGCAGTGTGGCAGGAGAGTTCCATAATCAACTATTATCGGACTATAGTAAACACAAGTTTGATCTTGCTAATCGTTGTAAAGAACTTAGCTTATTGCCAAGTACAAAAATTTTACACATACAAGTTTCGATGCTAGAAGATGCTGTGAACAGCGATGTTTTAATTTCTTACAATGAAGTAATCGATGTTATAGAGTTTTGGTTAAGAAACCCAAGATTTACAAATATTTCTTTTGAGTTTAAACTAACAGATTTTACACTTGAAAGAGCAAAAACAGCATTTAACATATCAAAAGAAAATTTGGATATAATTACAGGAAAAATCAAGTAATGGATAGGTACGATTTATCAAACACACACATTAAAATTTACTATGAGTCTTGTTCAGAGTTTGAAGATGTGCGTGACATTGTACTTGCTGAAGGAAATTGGTTAGGTGCAAACTATACTAAAGACAAACTTGTTGTTGAAAAGCACAAAGGCTTTGGTGTTGTATACCAAACAAGTACAGGTAAACCTATGGTAATGGGGGGTGTATATCACGACGAACGATATCCACATAATGTTGCAAACATCGTTCACAGGGGGTTTACATTTCCAGAATTTAGAATGACGCCGAGAGACATGACTGACGGGTTTAGAGTCACTTACAGTTTAATGAAAGCATTAGAAGCAGTAAATAACTTTGACGGTTATATTCTTACAATGCAAAACAGAGATAAAAAAGAAAGTAAAGGATGGTGGGATAGAGTATTTGTTAAGCACATGTTGATTGCTAGCGAAGGAACGTATACTAACGGAGGTGGCTATATACAAACTGCTCCTTGGAATGTACAAAAGTGCTGGCAAAATTTTGTTTATCATGAAAAAGTTTCAGGTGTTATTACTGAACAATGGAAACCTAAATTAATTACACACAAGGAGTGGTTGCAGTTGGAGCCCGGACTATGAATCTAAATTTAAAAATTAGAGTGTTTCAGACTATAGGTCATTTGTTAAGTTTATGTGGAGTTGCATACATTATGCAAACTGGCCAATACTATCTACTATTAATTTCGTCAGTAGTGTGGTTTTTTGTTGGACCAATTAGTCAAGTACTCACCCTACATAGACTGCTAACACATAGAAGTTTTAAAGTTAACAAAACAACAGAAACACTACTATCGTTAATAAGTGTTATATCAACAGTTGGGCCTACTATGTCCTGGGTAAGTACACACAGAATACATCATGCCAAGACAGATACAGATGATGATCCACATAGTCCAAACATTAACAGAAAGTTTTCTATCTTACGAGGACTACAAGTTTGGATAGGCTACGGTTGGAAGATGCATAAACTAACACCATTTCTTGTAAAAGATTTATTACGAAACCCTGTACATAAATTTATCTTTGACAATTACTTTAAACTTTTAATAGCTTACATATTCTTGTTATTTCTAATCAACCCTATATTAGTGTTATTTGCCTATGCTATACCTATGAGTGCAACTATCTTACTTGTGGGCATTGTTAACGTTCTTGGGCATGTACACGGTTATAGAAGTTACGAAACTAGAGACCTGAGTACTAACAGTTGGATAGCAAATATTTTTAGTATGGGCGACGGTTGGCATAACAATCACCATGCTAACCCACAGAACTATAGAGCTGGAGAGCAATGGTGGGAATGGGATTTAATTGGACGAATCATTGATGTTATCAGAACCGATAAAACTAGTAAGCAATTATAGAGATATACTTAATATTGCATACATGGTTTCAAATGTATGCAATTATAAATGTAACTATTGTTTTGATGGTTGCAATGACGGCACAAAACGATTCAAAGAAGATTGGATCAAAGTATCCGATAATCTTATACACTTGTTAGATTATTATAAAGAACATTCAAGAAAGAAGAAGTTTGAAATTAGCTTATTAGGCGGAGAACCTACGCTGTGGAAGCACCTTCCAGAGTTTTGTTCAAAACTAAAATTACATCACAATGTTTCAATAATGATTGTATCCAACGGATCAAGAACATTAGATTGGTGGAAGGAAAATTCAAAATACTTTGATCAAGTTGTTCTGAGTTTTCACATACAAGAAACAAACATAGATCACTTCATATCTGTTGCGGATGCGCTGTATGAAAACAACATAGTAGTTACAGGACTAGTTATGATGGATCCTGATTACTGGATTCAGTGCACCGAGGCCATCGAACAATTAAAAACTAGCAAACATACGTGGGCAATCAATTTACAAAGTTTAGAAGATAACAGTAAAAGAAAAATTACTTATACAGACGAACAAGCAGAATTTATCAAAACAAATTCTCTAGTTAGAAAAGGAAACTGGTTGTATTTGTTAAAAAATATATTTAAATCATACTACTATCAAAAAGAACCAACTGCAACATTCGTTGACGGAAATAAACGAAAACTTCAGTCCAACGAAGCAATGCTAAATGACTGGAATCATTTTAAAGGTTGGTCATGCAACATTGGAGTGGATAGGTTGTTTATTAATGTTGACGGAACAGTATCTGGTACTTGCGGACAACTGCTGTATGGCGAAAAGTACCACTACAATTTATACGATATTAATTTTAAAGAAAACTTTTGTCCAGAGATTAAGTCGGTAATCTGTAATCAAGCTAATTGCCTCTGCGTTACCGAAGTAAATTTAACTAAGGAGAAAGTTTAGTAATAGGAATATCCGAAGAACATGTACAGAAGTTTCTTGTGCATATAATAGGATCTTCTGTTGGTGTAAAAGTTCCTTGGTATATATTTCCTAGACTACCACCAACTCTACAAGTTGCACGATGTACCTCACCATCCCAGTTAATCATTAAACTTTCAATGCCAGCATTACAACTCCAATCTTTAAATTTATTCAAATGAAGTTTAATAACATCGTTGGCATGAATAATTTCCTTATCGTCAATTACGCAGTTTCCTGAAATAGTAGCATCTTGTTCTTTTATCCATGCAAGGTCGTCTGGATGATAACGCATATCATCAAATAAATCGTGATCACCTTCAGTCCATCGTATGCGCCTAACAGTGTTTGGAATTTGTGCTTGAAGGCATCGAGCACGTAACTGCATCACAGCATCCATATAATCATGATGGGCCATTATTTGTGCTAATACTTTTATTTTTGTCAAATCAACAAGACTTTCTATAGTATTGAACACACGGCGCCAGTCGTATTCTAAATGTATACTAACAACACATTGGTCAATTGGTAAACTGGCATAAAACTCATAAGGTCTAGTTCCGTTAGTTGTTACACTAATCCATGCAACTCCTTTGTACTTTGCGTATTTTATAAGCTCGTCGAACTTAGGATGCACACAAGGTTCCCCACCTGTAAAACTTAAACGTATTGGCTTGCCTAAAGTTTGTAATTTGTCTATGGTCTTTTTTAAGACTTCAATATCTGTGTGAGGGCTAGAATTGTCATGTATAACTGAAGGGCAATAGCTACAATCGTAATTACATCTCTTGCCAAGATTCCATTCAACCTTGATACTATCTTGGTGAGGCCAACGACTTGTTACTTTAAACATACGATTTAAACTCCGGAGTTACATTGGTAAAACTTTGATTTCGAGTTTGATCTAGCCTACGATTAAATTCTACACAATCGCTCCATCTATGACTTTGATCCCTTGCTTGTAGATAGTTAATGTTGTCTTGTATCTGATCCAAGGTGTATTTTAAAAGTTGAGGATGTTGTTTGACCATTTTAAAATCTTTAACATGGTAACTGACTTCCTGCAATCGCTGTATGGCCAACGCTGTTAATTTTGGTGGCAACACTTGAGCAGATAATTCTCTTGGAAACTCTACCCTATGCGAATGAAAAACAATGCCAATATCATCTAAGAAATATTTGATAATTTTATCTAGCACAAGAACATTACTAACTTGTACAGTAACCGCACCAACAATTCTGCTTATGTTAGGAATAGTTTGTATCTTTTTAATATTATCAATCAACTCTGTCCAACTGGCGTTGCCTCGAATATATTCGTAGCTTTCATCAATTCCATCAATACTTATGTTAACTGCAACAGATTTAAATTTAGGCCAGTACTCCCAAATTGTTCTATTGCTCTTTCCTAACATACTTAGGTTAGTAGCATACTTGATTTCAATCTGATTGCCGTAAGGACTTAGCATATCTAAAATACGATAGTGTTGGGGATCCATCAGAGGTTCTCCTCCGGCAAATTCTACACGACGAAAATATGGTAACAGTTTTTCTAAACTTGTCCACCATGCTGGGTTATCTTGAAACTTATCAAGGAACGGTTTGTTTTTTAAATTATTATCTTCAACTAAATGAAATATAATGTTGTTATCTTTTTTATAGAAATCTTCTACTTGATCCCAATCATTCCAGCTAGTGCTGTCTCCGGGGTGGCACATACGACATTTCAAATTACACAAGTTGTTTAACTTTAACTCCATTGTTGGAATTTCAAAAGGCATTGAATAATCACTGTTAAGGTTGTTCAACGCAGTTGGGTATAGATTAATACGTGCCTCTGGTATACGTGCCTCTACGTGACGTTGTCGTAAACTCACTACTCCTTGATCTTCTAAATTAAAACAAGGTTCACACTCCGGAGGTCTTTCATTGTTCAACACTTGTTGACGAATACGCTTCATAGTGTCGTTGTTCCAAATTTCTTCCAAACTTTCTTTATCAATAAACCCAACAGGATGGCTACGACAGCAGGCTTTGATAGCCCCATCTTCTCTAGTTGCTAGTCCTGTAAAAGGATGCATACAAAATGTTTTACTTTGATTGTTCAATTGCCCACTCTCGTTCCTTGCACCAGAAGCATTCACCGCATATGGGAACAACCTGTCCTGGCTTATACGTTGTATAATCAATACCATCGAACTCGCCCTCACAACTGCGAGTTATTTCAAATAAATCCATTAAGTTTAATTCTTTATATTTTTTAACAATTTCAGATTTGTCAATAAATCTAAAAGGATGTAAAACTTCTACACCCATGTGTGTCATTCTTTCTAAGTGTTTGTTATCTTCATTCGGATCAATATCGCGCTCGCGCATACCATTGAAAGATGCCAGTCTTGGATTTCGAGTAACAGCATTGTAGTAAGCATCTATATTATACTTGTTACAAATAAACTCTCCATATGCTCGTTGTTGTATATTATCACCACTGACCTTCTTACCGTACTCGTCGGTTAAATTAGGGCCAATATTACCGTACTCGATATCCGGTGCAATAAAGTTAGTATGGCGTTTAAAATTTGTATGATAGAATCTTTGGAACAACCATTTATATACACGGTCGGCATCATATTGTTGCCACGGGCGTGTCTTCCACATACGCACATGGTTAATAATATGAATTGTAGTGTCATGCTCGTAGGCTTGTTCGCAAACTAGATATGCCAATAATGCGGAGTCCGCACCGCCACTTACACTGATAGCTACATTTTTCCAATTAGACTCGAATGGGATAATCATGATATATTTACTACATAATAGTAGCATATAAATATTTCATGGACAATACTCAAACAGTATTTTGGATGCAACCTGAATCCACACAGATAGGAACTTGGCAGAAACAAATCAAAGATGTGTCTGGTAGTGCCAGTTTTTGTGTATTACCGTGGATACATTTAGCAACACGCCCAAACGGTGATATGCGTATCTGTTGTGTAGCCAATGCTAGTGGTGCAGAAGACGGAAACTATACTGTAGGACTCGTTAAAAAAGAAAACGGTGATCCGGCTAACTTTGGAAAAGATTTACCTAGCGAAGCTTTCAACAACGAGTATATGCGTAGTGTTCGAACTACCATGCTCGATGGGAATGTTCCCGCAAGTTGTAAAAAGTGTTTTGAAGAAGAAAGCAACGGTGTTGTCAGTAAAAGAATATGGGAAACTGGCACATGGCACAAGCATGGAATAGACATTCCTGCGTTAATATCACAAACACAAGAAGATGGCTATGTTCCTTATAAGTTACAGTATATTGATTTACGACTAGGCAATACCTGCAATTTAAAGTGTGTAATGTGTAGCCCACACGATAGTAGTAAGTGGGTTGAAGACCACAAAAAGATTTATCCGCTTTTTCAAAGCCCGTTGATTAAAAAGCAACTTAGTTGGCAACGTACAGGATTTGATAATCGCTGGCACGAGAACCCGGCATTCTGGGAAGAGATATACGAACAGATTCCTAACATTAAACAAATATACTTTGCCGGTGGCGAACCTTTAATGATTAAGGAACACAAAACATTCCTACAAGAAATTATAAAACAAGGGTATGCCGCTAAAATAGAACTACGATATAATAGCAACGGAATATTAATTGATCCTTCTATCATTGAGACATGGAAACACTTTAGAAAAGTTAAGTATGGGTTTAGCATTGATGGTATAGGTGAACGATTACACTATATCCGATATCCAGCAGACTGGGATACTATTGTAAAAAATCTAACAATACTTGACAACGCACCATCAAATATAGAAACTACCATTGCCTGCGCTGTGCAAATATTAAATATTAAACATATTCCAGAATTTATAAAGTGGAAAGTTACTAGTGGGTTTAAAAGAATTAATTTAGACGATAACATTCTAGGCGAAACACATAGCGGAGGAATCTTTAGTGCTCACTTAGTATGGATACCTACTTGGTTAAGTTTAAGAGTACTACCTAAAAAAGATAAAGAAGAAGTTCGCCGGTTATTTGTCGAACTTAAATCTTGGCTAAAAGAAAACTATAGAACTGATGAACATTTTTGGAATACTGACCCTTACGGATGGAAACGATGGGAAGGGATTTTAGATTGGATGGACTCAGAGGATCACACAAACTTGCTTCCCGATTTCCAAGAGTACATTACAGCTTTAGACCAGCAACGTAATACAGATTTTAAAAAAGTGTTTCCTGAACTGGCGCATTTATTATGCTAACACTATTAGATAAAAAATTTAATATCGATCCTATTGTTGAACAAGTTAAATCTCTTGGCGTATTTAAGAGACTTGAACTTAATACTTGCACTGGGCAATTCTTTAACGACCCATGGTTAACTAAAGCTGAATTTAAAAATACTCCTTTGGGCGATGTACTGGATTCTTTAGAAAATATTGGACAAGCACGATTGCTATCATTAGACTCTGGGGAAAGTTATACAGCACATTGCGACCCCGATGACAGAATACACTTGCCTATTATCACTAATCCATATGCATACCTAGTCAGTATCACAGATAATCATCTTCATCATATACCAGCAACAGGAGAAATATGGCACATGGACACTGGCAAAATTCATGTGGCGGCAAATTGGGGTGCAAGCACACGAGTACACTTAAATATTAGAGTGTTGCTTCCTAAGTACAATCCATTAAACGCTGGACTAAGGATCAAAGTGCTTGACGGAGATTACAACTGGAAACAATTAGCTTATACACCAATAATGCGTATTATTAATCCTGCTGTAAAAAATAAAGAAATTACAGGTTTTAAAGGACTAAGCGAAAAGGAAATATTAGTGAACACAAACATTTTTAGTATCTTTGATGAAGCAGTTGAGTCTATAAAGCAATGCGGCATTAATTTAGAAGTTGAAAAACTATAATGGAATTATTCTTTTTTTATTTGTTAAATTTTCACATCATAGTTCTCACTATGGATATGTTAGTACATAGAGGCTATTCTCACGGATATCTTAAAGTGTCACCTGGCTTTGAACATGTTTGTAGATTTATACTTTGGACTATCCGGTGGGGTACTTGGCCGCAATGGTTAAGGATGTCTGCTGGTACACACAGACTACATCATAAAAACAGCGATTCGGAAAATGATAGTCATTCTCCTTATCATATTTCATTAAAGGGCCTATTCAACGCTAATCACAATCCGTATTTTAAAAGGGTTGATCCAAATACACATCTAGACCATGCACCAGATGTTCCTATATACGATGACTGGATGCAACGCAATGTCTATTCAAAATATCCGTATGGCGGAATAGTTTTGATTTCGTTAATATATGGCATGTTGTTTGGGTGGATAGGCTTAGTAGTTGCGCCAATGCTTATGTGGTTTTCCGACAAAGTAGGCCTTGTATTACTAAGTGCATGGCTACCACATAAAGTTGGCCTGTATCGACACGAAGGAAACAAATATCCTGATAGATCATTTAATATGTTTCCGTTAGGAATTTATTTTGGAGGTATGGCTGAACTGCACAGCAACCACCATGTATATCCTAATAGAGCAAATGTTGGAATTAAATGGTTTGAGTTTGATTTGTTTTATTGGTATGCAAGACTGTTTGAAAAATTTGGATGGCTGAAATTTATAGATCGTAAAGCTGACTAGAACAAGTTTTAACACAGGTCATACATTTGTCTTTTCCAGTCCAATAATTTTCTAAATCTTCCCATAGTCCTGGTTGACTTAGTAGTTCTTCTATATTTGCATTATGTAGATTAGGGACACCGATGGCGTTCATCATTTGTTTAGAATTGTTAACTGTTATATTTCTAAGTGTCTGTATAACCATTTTTTCTTCTAACGGCTGTTCTAGATAATCACTTCCAATATAACAACACGGTAATATGTTACCATGCGGGTCAACATAAATTTCTTGTTTATTAACACATTGTGGATTAATTAACGATTCCTCCATAACTTTTTTTGTAAAAGATTTGTCTAAAAAGTTTTCTAAAGGAATCTTTACTTCTTGTTTAAAATTAGGTGTTTCTGCAGGATAGATATTATATGCAAACGTATTGTCTCGATTGTACACAGGAAAAGAATCCATGTTGTAGAATCTTTTTGTGCTTTTAAAGTTAACAGACTTTACACCCAGTTCTAATAAAAAATTTTCTAACTGTTCAACATCTGATTCATTGTGTTTAAAAATTAAACTATCAACTCTAGCAATTCCGCCAGCACCGACATACGCTTTTATATTTTCAATTATTTTGTCAAAGTCCGTGTGGCGCCTGTATAATTCGTGCTTTCCTTTAAATCCGTCAACAGCAAAGATAACTTCTCCATTTTGTCCCATTACTTTTGCCAAGTCTGCCCACCACTGTGACTTTCTTAAACTACCGTTAGTATGCATGGCTAACCTAGCAGTAGGACTTGCATTTCTAACATAGTCATATATTTCAAAACAGTCTGTAGCAAATGCAGGATCACCGTAGTTTCCGCAACTATAAAAATTGTTTAATTTAGAAAGGAACGAAGTTGGGAACCATTGTTTAAAATTATCAAATGTAATTTCTGTATTCTTAATAAAAGGTCGTTCACTGCCGCCGTTGTGATTCCTAGCACACATTGGACATGCGGCCTGGCACTTGTCAGTTAATTCAATATGTACGGCAGTTACTTGATACATTATTTTTTACCAATTACCATAAAGCGTGTATAAGAAGGCAATTCTAATTTGCCTGCATACCAAACATTATCTAAATTGCACTGAGTTTTAAAATCATCTAATGAACTGGAAATTCTTTTATGTTCTGGTATACTATAATTGTTACCCTGTAAAATTAAAAGACTGTTTTGTGGCAAACCGCTCTTCCATAGGTCAAACTCATCTTGTGTAATATGTTCGCAACTAGTATTAATTACAATATCTGCATCGCTTCGGATAGAACACATGTCAGCTGTCACTGCTCTGAACTTACCTGTTTCTAGTTCAAGTTGATTCATACGGTTAGCGACAGGTTCGCACGTAGGATCAATATCAATGCTTCTTATATTTTTAATGTAAAGGTTGCTTTGAAATAACATACTGGCAAGTACACCAACCCATCCTCCATGAATATCTACAGAAGGCCAGTCGTCAACGTGGCATCTAAGCCGTTGTAGTTCCGAAATCAGCCATTCTTTACTGCGTATCTGGCCGCTCCAGAACGCATCTAATGTTCTCATAGGATCTTTGCTTTCTCTAATAGCACACATCCAATGATGTAAATGATCTAGGTCAATGTTCATACGTCACCAAATGAATAACTTCCATAACGGAAGTTTTATTTTGTTTATAAATCTAGGAGGGGATACTTTAGGTAAAGTATTTTTATAACCAAGCATATCTAACAAATCTTTAGAAAATGCTTTGTGCCCTTCTATTCCTGCATGACTGTTGTCTAGTGCTCTTGGGTATAATGTTTCATACGCATCCATTGTTATTTTTAGATAGCGGTGATCTTTAAACATTTTCCAATATCGCTTTTTAACTGCCATTTGATAAAAATTTACTTTCTTCGAATTCAAAATATAATTTGCATGGTCAACAAATAACTCTGACATCACTTGGGAATCATACTCGTCGTATAAGTTATTATAATATGCAACTGATAACTCATCGTAATTATTATGATGCAAATGTTTTATGTTGTTAGGTCCTTCTATTAGTGTATACCTGTTAGGAAAAGACCACAAAATCAAAACAAGGTCGTCTTCCTCAAATTTAAAATTCTTAATCTTATACCAAATTGCTTTGTTACCAGATCCAGATGCTGACATGTTTACACACTGATATCCCAATGCTTTGGCAACTATTTCTGGCCAACATAACTTACTAGGTGTAGACGTTGGTGGCCAGCAATCAGGTAACCCAACTCCGTAACACATAGAGCATCCAAATACAATTAATCTCGACATTTTGGTATCTTACTATCTGCCGAGCTGACACAACTGGGTGTAATACATTTAACTGGTTCCTTAAACAAGGTAAAGTCTTTTAGAGTTCCTAACGGTACATCGTGGCAACTGTAACTACGTTTAACTTCATTACCTCTAATTATAACACTTTGATAGCCGCTATTGCAAGTCCAACCTTTAAACTTATTAAATCCAAAAGCATTGAATCTTTCGGCTTGGTCAAAATAATAATCTTTAAATCCGTCGTTAAGTCTTATTTGGTACACTTCTTCATTATGTGCTGTTTGCGGAAAACCAGTTTGCATTTTGTGTATCATGTCTTCTGTATAACCGTCTACAATAGCACTAGCGGTTTCGTTGCTTTGCGGCTTCAAGGTAACATTAATGCCTCGTTGATGTAACCTAGACATACGATCATATAGCTCATAAAACTTTTCCGGAACCATTACTTGATTAACAGTAACAAAAACATTTTCATACATTAACTGTAAGCACTTATCTCCAAACTCTTGTTCTTTAGCAAACTCTGCGTGATAGCTGGCAGTAATGCTTCGGCGCTGTAGAGTTGATGTGATATCGCACCAAGTTTTCCACCATTTAGATCCTGGACTTAAATTTGTAGTCATGTGGATACTTTGGTATGTACTTCGTTTGTCTGTTTCAAGGTATCTAACCAAATCTAATAGTTCTTTATATGCTGTAGGTTCGCCACCGCTAAAGCTCCAATGGAACTCTGTAAACCCGTTATTTTGGGCTTGACGTTTTATCTCATCGACTGTATACTTGTAAACATCTAGAGATTGATAATCTAATTGATCACTTCTAGCATAGGGCCAGCAGTAGGAACATTTATAATTGCAAAACCGACCTAGTATCCAACTAACTGAAAACAAGGGTCTGTCCAGCATAGTCTGCTGTCCAAAACGGACTATGTGTTCGAATGGTATTTGGTTAAAGCTCATCAGGTGTATTTAACAGTAGTTTATACAGGTACCAAAATAAGTTGACTTTTACCAAAATTGAATATATACTAACAATGTAGACGTGAGTGGAATTGGTAGACCTCCCCTGTGGTGTAACGAACGGCCACAGGGGGAACGGGCCTAGTCAATATGGCGGCTTTGTAGGTTCGAATCCTACCGTCTACACCAGATTAACAACACACAGAGGCACACATGAAAAAGGCAATTTTTGGTACTTGTATAGCTTTAATTGCAGTATTCTTTCTTGTTGGACAAGAACGCGACCAAGGTCCGGTTATGACTTTCGTTGGTTGGGAAAATCCTGAGACACGATTTGATGCAACAAAAAACGAAGTCATGGATGTGCGTTTGCGTTGGAAGGTTGTAAAAGATGTTAACAAGGCCTGTAGCGAAGAAAGTGTACGCCGCGGAGGCAAAGTTTTCAACTACAACATACAAGCCTGTTCATTCTGGGAAGGTAAAGAGTGTATTATTGTCACTCCACGTATGGCAACCATTCACAATGTCGGTCATGAAGTTCTTCACTGTTTCCGAGGAGACTTTCATTGAAACCTGTATCTTCTAGTCCCCAGCGTCATACCTTTCAAAAGGAAGCATATCTAGAACGATGTGCTAAAGACGGCAAGGAACCTAGCAAAGCATATCTCGAAATGTGGGAAAACACAGCCAAGCAAGATGCTGAATGGGCTGAGAAAGAACACAAGAACGACATGGAGTATGACCTCCGTACTTGCGAGTGGATGCTAGACAAAGTGCGCCAAAGCGATGCCTACGCCCAAAACCTATATGCTGCCATGTGCAATATGCAATGGCAAAGCCGTGAGTTTTGGCAAGAACTAAAAGGTGAAACTTGGAGTTGCTCTTGGAGATATGCTGGCGGTATAATTGCTGACATGCGTCAAGAAGGTGATTACATTGATTGGTACTGTTCAGGTATGGGTGGACTCAATCAAGAGTACGAAGGTGAAGAAACTAATGAAGAATGGCAAAAGCGCACGGGCTATGTCCCTGAAGGTTGTGTAACTGAAGAAATCGAATTCGACTTGAATAAATTAGGGTGGAGGCCAGTACCTTACTCTGATGACGAATTAACAAAATAAATATACCATGGAACAAGAAAACGAAAAATTCATTTTTACAGCAGAAGACATTTTTCAAGAAATCCCAGGAGATCCTGAAAATGTCATGATGAAGTTTCCAGACGAAGTATTAAAACTTACTGGATGGAAAGAAGGGGACGTTTTGGATATCAAACTAGAGGACGGTAAAATCGTAGTAACTAAGAATGGCTAAAGACGACATTTTAGAACTCACAGGCACAGTTGACGAAGTACTACCGGGTAACATGTTTAGAGTAAAGGTTGATAACATGAATCAAATTATACTCTGTTACATGGGCGGTAAGTTAAAACAGCACAAGATTAGGATCATTCTAGGCGACAAAGTTAAGATAGAAGTCAGCCCATATGACCTTACAAAAGGTAGAGTAACTTATAGGTTATAATATGAACTCAGTAATGGAAACCGTTTGCCTAGTATGTAACAAAGTGCAGGCACATAATTCAAACGGTTCGACCTTTACTGAGGTGCTAAAGTCTCTACGCAAAGAATTTAAAATCCACGACATTGAATTAAAAATACGTAGTCGAAAAGACAAGACGTTAGACTCTGCTGAGTTTTATGTTCACGCATATTATGACGCCTACGATGATCAAAACCTAGATATTCCAATTGAAGTTGTTATTAATAATAATTTCAATAAAGAACAAGTGTGGGACATCAGACAAGTCAAAGACTTTTTAATACAAGTTTACGATGCAGTGGTACACGAAAAAAGACACCAGCGACAAAGTAGAAAACGCAACTATGAACAATATTGGGATCATCATGATGCGGGTTACCACTATAGAGAATACTTACAAGACCCCGACGAGCTTGATGCGTATGCGTTAAGTATTGCTATAGAGCTTTGTCGTACTTTGGGCAAACATCGTGCGCTGAGGTATATGCCCAAATTTACCACGTTGGCTAGAATGAAAATAAACGGCGATTTTGCCAGCCCAAACCTAAATGCGTATGTAAGTCATTTTGAACGTCCAGTTAGTCCAATCTTAAGACGTTTGGCTAAAAAGGTTTATGTACGTTTGAAAAAGATTGACACTGACTACATTTTCCAGTAAAATATAACATATTGTTAATTTGAAAGAGCGAAATGAATCACCCACTCCAAACGGTGTTGGAATTGGCTTGTGCGGCCCAACGCATCAACAAAGACTACATTAAATTTACCGAGCCCGTTTATTCCGATGACAATAAGCTCATGGCTTATAAATGGGATAACAAACTGTTGATGCGTCTGACACTGGACCCGGCCATATTCAAACCAGCAGACGACGGGTTGAAACCTCCTTTACTATGTACCAATAAAGAAGACACAGACTTGGCGGACGAAATCCAAAAGTTTTATCGTAGGTTGTTGTTTGCGGCTGTTGAAGGCGAGAACGAGTTTCTAACTGAAATTAATGCGCTTCTTAATTCTACAGACGTCCCAGAAAATAAATTTGGTTTTATTGCCTGTTTGCCCAGCGTATTCAAACGTGACTATGGTAGATATCAAGTTGAAAAGAAAGTTAAACAAGCCGATGCCGAATATCTAGCAGACATTGGTGAAAGTCTTTTAGACTTGGACTGCGAAGTGTTATCATGTCAACGTTCAAAAAACTTTGATGCTTTTAACATTGATGCTATAATTAATAACAAAATGGTTTCTTGGATGAGCAAATATGAACTCAAACTTGGACCTGCTGTTGTTGTGAAGGCAAAGGTAAAAGATCATAACAAACATTGGAAATTTGAAAATCCTGTGACTAGACTAAACTATGTAAAGGCGGTGCAATGAGCGAAGAACACGAATACGAAGTTTATGCCAAACGAATGGAAAGTCGTTTTCCAAAGATGTATGGTGGAAAGTACGGCGGGTTTGCTATTGGCAAAGGATGGTATCCTCTGATTGAAAAACTTTCAGAAACTATCCAAAATCATATTGACAACAAACACAAACGTGGCGAGGTTTGCCCGCAAGTTATTGTAGAACAAGTTAAAGAAAAATTTGGAACACTTCGCTTCTATTATCAAGGCGGCGATGAATTTATTAGCGGTGCAGTTTGGCTTGCCGAAAGCATGACTGGACACCTTTGTGAAGAGTGTGGCGGGCTCGGCACCACTCGTGGTGGTGGATGGGTACGCACCTTGTGTGATGTACACGAAGCAGAGCGTCAGGCTCGTATTGAAGAACAGGCAAGAAAGGATGGCTTAGAGCTATGACTGATAAAAAAGAATTGAAAATTAATTTTGCACCAGGTTGCTTTGATAACTTTGAAGGCACCCAAGAAGAACTTGATGAGCTCATTGCAGACATTCAAAAAATGTTTGAGGGTAAAACCGCAGAAGAACTAGAAGCAATGAGTCGTCCACTAGACGATGACGACTTTGAAGAACTGCCAGAAGAGGTTGTAGAACAACTTATGAACTCTTTTAATAACAGTGAAAAAAGGAATTTGCAATGATTACACTACAAGAATATCTTGAAGCTATTCAATTTAAAATCACCGAAGGATCCAATTACGGTTGGAACTGCTACGGACCCGATGCCCGTTATCTAGATTCCTACAAAGAAGACCAATATAGTATTAGTGCCCTGTTTGACAGCAAGGATCAATTTGTCTATGCCGTTGAATTGTGGGATTATGTAAACCGTAAAGAATATCGCTGGCAACACCCTGACTATAAAGAAGCGTTTCTTGCAGAAGCATCTGAACGCGAGATCGATCCAACCGAAAGTTTAGACAATAGTAAGTTCATTGACTTAGACGTTCCTGAAGATATTTTAGAAAAAATTTGTGCAGTAGTCCGGGGAGAAGAATACGATGATCGTGTAAAAGTTCCGGTTGACTTTACTGATGAAGAACTGTTAAAATACATGAAACTGGCACATGAACGCGATATAACTTTCAACGAACTCGTTGAAGAAGCGTTGCGTTTTGCCATCGAAGAGCACAAAGCTGGCCGACTTACCAAAGAACATGCACAGCAATTTATAAGAGAACGAAATGAAAATTACCCTAGCGTCTGACCTCCACTTAGAGTTTTCAGACTGCTTCGAACTTAAAAACGAGAACAATGCAGACGTGTTGATCCTTGGCGGTGATGTTATGATTGCCGAGGACCTGCACGACCACCCTCATGTTCCTAGCATCTACGAATACGGTTCATTTGCTGAACTAGGTCGTAAGCAGAAGCGTGTGCAGACATTCCGTGACTTCCTGACTCGTATGAGTAACCTGTTTCCACATGTTGTCTATGTTGCAGGTAATCACGAATTCTATCACGGCAAATGGGTTAAGGGTATTCAGTACCTCAGAGATGAGTGTGCAAAATTCCCCAATGTTCATTTCTTAGAACGCGACTCGGTTAAAATTGATGATGTAACTTTCATCGGTGGTACCTTGTGGACTGATATGAACAAATATGATCCGCTTACACTTCACGCTGTTCGCGACATGATGAACGACTTCCGTATCATTAAAAATGACGAAAAGGGCTACACTAACCTGAAGCCTGCGGATACTGTAGTGCGGCATCGCGAAACGCTGGCATACATCAAAACTGTTATAGCAGAAAAGCACGATGAAAAATTTGTTGTTGTAGGACATCACAGTCCTAGTCACCAAAGTGTTCATCCACAGTATGCACACGAAACACTGATGAACGGTGCTTATCACAGCGACTTGAGTGAGTTTATTTTGGATCATCCACAAATCAAATTGTGGACACATGGACACACTCATCACTGTTTTGATTACATGGTAGGCGAGACCCGTGTTGTATGTAACCCACGCGGTTACCAAAGCGATGGTTACGGCGAGGACACTGGCTGGAACCCTAACATTATTTTGGAGGTTTAAATGGCAGAAGAACAGAAATTGTCTGTTGTTGATATGATCAGACGTACCGGTCATAACACCGCAGAGTTTATGGAAAAGGTAGCGGCTCATATTGAGCAGTTAGAGTATGAAGTCGTTCGACTTAACGAACGAGTCAACCAACTAGAAAGCCAAAATGGAAAAGTTGAATCTAACTGAACAGGAATTGGTACTATTTAAAAAATGGCTAAAAGGCCATTTGGCTTTTGGTCCAGTAACTGTAACCTTTACCAAAAAAGATGGTACCGAACGAGTGATGGAGTGTACAACTGCTCCATCGCTTGTTCCACTTGACTTAACTGAAGAAAAGCATTATACTAACACTGACAGTCCAATAAACTTTCCGGCACCAAAGCGTGAACGCAAGGTAAACGAAGATGTTTGCCCTGTTTACGATTTGGAGTCAAAGCATTGGAAAAGTTTCCGTTGGGATTCAATTAAACAAGTAAGATTGGAAATAAAGTGAAAATTGGTCTTAGTTATAGCCGTTGCGTTCGTGACATTGTAGAAGGCAAAGTCGACATTGACGATGTTCTTGTTATCATTGCTCGTACAGATTTTGACCCTAGAGATGATCTACAATGGCAAAGTATTTGGCAGGGCTACGGTGGTGGCAGTGACGGCAACATGATGCGTGGCTTCTTTGGTGGTAGTCATCCAGAGTGGGCTGGATATACTGATGCAGATGAAGAACAATTCCGTAGTGTTAGTATCGCTCTGGTAGAATCTGGCAAGTTCCACGAGCCTAGGAAGTTTGGTGCTCACCCACGCAGGCTCCCGCATATTTGGTTGGAAACAATTCTACCTAGTGAAGAACTAGATAAAAACCCAGGTGTTAAGGCCGCTTGGCAAAAGTTTCAAATGCTGGCTGGTCTTAGCGATGTTCAACTTGTTGATGACCACAGAGTGTGAAAACATTAATCGTTTTGTTGACAGCGGCACTGGTTGGCTGTAGTGGCCAGCCTTTGCCCACTTACCAACAACTTCAAAACTATCCGCTAGATTGTAAGAAACGTGCTGACCAAATTTGGGATCTCAAGGATATCTTACGTCTAAAATTCATGGATCGTAGTACTGAAAAACTCGAAGGAGAGGACAAGGCATATCATTCTCTCTTGAAAGAACACATTTGGTGGTTTGCTTATAACTGTGAACAATGAAAACTATTCTTATAACTTTACTGTTGATTAGTAATGTTGCTTGGGCAGATTGCACCATGCGGCAAGCCAGCCAATTGACTAAAGATAGGCAAGTTAGCGATATTGAGAATTTGGTGAAAGAAAAGAGTCACCAAAAATGTCGTGTTAAGTTCAGCGTCAAAGTTGACGGCGACACACATAATGTGGATTGGACACACGAAGATTATGGCGATCCAGAAATTAGTTGCCAAAAAGCCATCCAAAACGGAATGAATGAGCTGTACATAAGATTAGGTGGAGACTTTAGGACCGAAGTTCATACTGTTTGTAAAGAAGGCCCAGTACCAACCAAAGTTCGTTGGAAAATTGGTGACACGGCTATGGAAAACGAATTTAGTTTTGATCCCAAAAAACCAAAATACTTTAAACATGATAGTACCAAATGTCGTTTCTTTACCGAACGATTTGAAGGAAAAATGTCCAAAGGTGTAATTTGTAAGAACGATGATGAACTTTGGACTGTTATGGATAAATGGTAGGTTGACATTCGAACACATAGAACATATACTAACACTATCGCAACACACACACAGGAGAAGATTGTGACTAAGTGGATTGTTATTTTGGCAATTGTTATTTTGGCACCTACATTTGTTGTTAATGTTTTTTCAAATGGTGTAAACTTTGTAAGCACCCAAGGTAAAGCATT